ACCACCGCCGCCACCGCCTCCTCCCGAGCCGCCCTGGCCCCAGTACGGCGACCAGACACCGAACATGGACCGGTTCCAGTTCTGGGCGGTCTGGTTCAGGGTGCGCTGGGTGACCCCCTGGAGGGTGGAGGCGAACTGGGTGCCGGAGCGCGGCAGGTTGTTCGACGTGGTCTGCCCGGCGGTCGGGATACCCCACACGGAGCGGAAGCTCTGGGAGGGGCCTGCGGGCGCGTTGGAGCCTCCTCCGGGCGGCTGGGTGCCCGGTACCGGTCCGGGGCCGCCTGAGGGGCCCTGAGAGGCTCCAGGAGGGGTCACGGTGCCCGTGGGTCCGACCGTGAAGACACCGTTGGCGCCCTGGGTGGCCCTCAGGGTCTGCTGGGTGGTCTGGCCCGCGTTCGGATTGCCTCCGCCGCCCATGCCCTGCCGGGCCCGGTACGCGTTCGTCGGACCGGCGCCCGTGGAGTAGGTCTGGGCCATGTGCAGGGACTGCCGGGTGGTGTCCAGCAGATCGTTCATGACCCGGTTGGCGTTCTGCTGGCCCTGGATCAGCAGCGAGAAGAGACGGCCCAGGTCGTAGTTGTCGCCGACACCCGGGTCCGGCTGGCCGTCGATGCTCATGTCCACTCCGAGTCAGGGTCGGGCTCAGGAAGCTCGAACTCTCGCGGGGGCGCCAGTGCGTGTGCGAGGGGGACGTCCGGACCCTCCTCGTCCTCGCGGTCCACCTGGACGGCCCCAGGGCCCTCCAGAGGGGCTCCGGAGACCGTGACGTCCTGATCGCCGAGGAGGGACTCCAGGAGGTCCATCTCGTCCGCGCTGGGGGTGGCGAACTCCACGTCCGAGTAGTCGAAGTCCACGTCGGCGTCCCCGCCGGATGCTCCTTCGCCCTTGTCGGCCGGGAAGTACTCCTTGAAGAGGACCTTCTCCTCGTAGCCCTGGGAGGCCACCAGGGAGGCCTTGACCACGGTGGACAGCAGCTCGGCGCGGAACTTCTCCTCGCGGGCCGCCTTCTCCTCGGCGATCCGGCCGTCCTCGAAGCGCAGGTACTCCAGGCCGAGCGCCTGCACCTCGGACAGGCACTCGCCCTTCAGAAGCCCCCGGGCCTCGGCCAGTCTCAGATGTCGCTCGACGAAGGGGTCAAGTCCACGGGGGCTGATGCTTTTCCCATGGCCTCCACCACCTGGTTGGCCAGGTCCTCCAGCGCCAGGTACTCGTTGAAGACCTTGTTGACCGTGGTCGAGAACCAGTTCTCCACGACGTAGCTGAAGCGCTGGAGGCCCCACTCGTAGGCCTTCTTGGACTCGCCGATGGGGATCGGCAGCTCCTCGCCGTCCACGGTCAGGATGCACATGGCCGCGACCGCGCAGCCGTACGCCCGGTCCCCGCCCATGGTGTCGGCGTACTGCTTGATGATCTGGGCGATGGCCAGCTTCTCGCCGTCCCTCAGGGTCCGGATGGAGAACTGGTGGCCGACCCAGGTGAAGGTGGTCTGGAGGGCTCCGACGTACGCCAGACCCCGGAAGGGCTCGGCGTACTTCGGGTCGAACGAGGGCAGCAGGTTGCCCTCCTCGTCGCGGAGGGTTCCCGGTGCGTCTTCGGGCTCCTTCGGACCCAACTGGGTGGGGTCGAAGGACCTGGCCTGCTGCTCGCTCATCTCGTCCGTCCTACTTGTTCAGGGCGCTCGTGTGGGTGTACGCCACGGTGATGCCCTTGGTCACGGCCAGGGAGCCGACCGTGATCGTGTCACCGTCGTTGATGTCCACGACGACGCAGTTGTGGTAGTTCTTCCCGCGCCACGCACCAGGGTTGTTCTGGGTGCCGGGCGGCTTGATCACCGTCTGGCAGGTGACGTAGTTCGGGTCGTTGGCGAGCACCCGGAAGATGTCGACGATGTTCTTCGTGCCCGACAGGCCGGAGAGCTGCTCCCACACGTAGGTGTTCCACAGCTCGCGGATCGTGAGCATGAGCGTGCCGCCCTGGAGAACGCGGGACGTCGCGATCTCCACGGGGTGGGAAGCGCCCAGGGGGTGGATGAACTGGTACGGCTGCCCGAGGTCCGAGAACGCTCGCTGGCCGGAGTCTTCCACCCCCTCGCAGAAGGCGATGGCCTTCCCCTTGTAGTAGAAGGTCGTGTAGCCCGAGCCGACTACACGGACTTTGGTCTGGGGCATCTACCTCTCCTCGTCAGCCCGTGGTCGGGATCTCGGTCTCGTTCGTCGTATCGGTGATCTGGCCGGAGGTCAGGTCGATCGCGAACGTGACGGTGATGTAGTTGAGCGGGACGGCCGGGCGGTAGGCGAACTGCGCCTCGATCACCGAGGGGTCCCCGGTGGGGAGGGTCTGCTGCCGGACGGCCACTCCGTCGTAGGCGTCGATCACGTTGTCCGTGATCGCCCGCTCCAGGATGCCGGTCAGGGAGCCCTTGACCTTGGTGGTCATGTCGGCGTCGATGGGCTGGCCGATCAGGCCCGCCGCGTCCATGCCGGTCTGGACCATCTCGAACAGGACGTCCCCGATGCGCACCAGCGAGATCTCGCGGGTGGTGAGGGCCGACATGTCCGTGGTGAGGCCGTGACGGATCTGGAGGGCTCCCCCGAACGACTTCTCCAGGACGCTCACACCGGCCTTGGAGAGGGAGTCCTTGAAGGACTTCGTCTGGAGCTGTGCGAGGGCCGGAGGCAGGCCGTTGAAGCCCGTCACGGACACCTTCGTCAGGCCCCGCTCGACTGCTCCGCCCGCGAGCTGTCCGGCCATGGCCGCCGCCAGGTAGTAGCCGGAGACGACCGTGGTCTGGGCCAGCCGGGTGTTGTAGAAGCTGAGCTGGTGCGGGTAGGCCAGCACCGTGCGCTTCGAGTGGATCGTGGTGGCCAGCGCATCGAAGTTGCGGGTGGCGGTGTCGTAGTTCGTCTCGACGCCCACGAACATGATCCGGCCGTAGCCGTCGGCCGATGCATTGACCGCGTGGTTGTTGGCGTCCTGAACCAGGGCGAGGACTGCCGCCGCGCTGTGGGCGTCCGCCGGGTCGCCGGTGTCCTCGGGGGTGCCGTCCACGAACAGCGGGACGATCAGGGCGGCCCGGTAGTCGGCGACGATCTTCGCGTACGCCGCGAGGAACTGCTCCTTGATCGTGCCGTCCGCCGGGTTGGTCGCCAGGGCCAGGACGGTGCTCGCCCCGTTGGCCATGGCAAGCTGAGCCGCCAGGGTGAGTGGGCAGACGACCTGGGAGGCGTTCGGGTCGGTCGGAGCCGTCCCGGTGACCGCCGCGCCGTAGGTGGCCGCGATCTGCGCCGGGTCGGTGAACTCCTGCGGCGAGTAGTAGTTCGAGTCGGCGTAGTTGTACGTGACGTAGACCGCCGAGCCGTCCACGAGGCCGTTGGGCGAGGGGCCCGAGGGGTTCGCGATGGTGCCCAGGCGCTTGATGTACGTCACGGCGTTCGAGGCCCCGCCGGGTCCCGAGGCGTCCACCACGAACGTGTAGTCGGTGCCGTAGACCATGGTGTTCCCGGCGGTGTCCTTCACCACGGGAGCGCCGATGGCAGGCGGGCCGGTGACGGCCGCCACGAAGATGCCCCGCTTGGCCAGGGCGGTGTTGCTGTTCCAGTAGACCTGGACCAGCTCCGTGTTGGTCTGGTAGCCGATGGCCGGACCGATCACCGTCACGATGTTGGTGGTGATTGTGGTCGGCGTGACCACCGGCTGGGACGTGTCCTGTACGTACACGCCCGGCGGGACGTAACTGGTGAAGTCAGGCAAGGTGTTCCACCCCTCCGGGACCGGTGGCTAGATCGAGCTTCCACCCCTTCCGAGGTGAGGTCCCGGAGTGGACAGCAATCAGTGCCAGTCGGTGGGTCCGGTGCCGGTGATGGGATCCGGGATCGGGTCTCCGGGCAGCACCTCGTTCTGGACGATGACGATCCGGGAGAGGTTCACCAGAGTGCCGGTGCCCGGGTCGGGGACGAACTCCCCGATGATCTCCAGGTTGAGCGAGCGCTCGTACATCATCTCGTCGGTGCCCCAGGGGGTACCGGGAGCCGCCGCGTTCCCTCGGATGTCGATCTTGTCCGTCTGGAGATTCGCCGCGATCAGGTCGTTGTTCGAGATGTAGTACTTGAACCGGCCGACGACCGAGTCCTCCTCGCCGAAGGCGACCACCCGGACCATCTGGTCGAAGAGCCGGTCACGCTCCAGGGAGTTCAGGGCGATCACGGTCAGCGAGATGTACCCCTGGAAGCGCCAGCGGGTGAACGGGGTGACCTCCGTGCCGGTGACCGGGTGAGCGTCCTCCCGGTGGGCAATACCGGCCTTCAGCAGGGGCTGTGTGTCGTCGTAATCCACCCAGATGGCCGGGTAGTTCTGCTCGTCCACCGGGTAGTCCGGGTCCACGTGGATCTGCCGGAACTCCGCCACCGGGTACGCGGTGTCGAAGGTCCCCTTGAGGGCCTCCACCAGGATGGTCTTCAGGGGTGTGATGTACATCAGGCCACCTTGATCTGGGTCCGCCAGTTCCCGTCGCACAGGTACACGCGAGTCGGCAGGACACCATTCCACTGGGCGGCCAGGGTGACCGCATTGTTCAGGAACAACCGGGGCGCGATGCCCGGGTGACGCCAGCGCACACCGACATTGCCCCGGGCGATCTGGCCGCCGACCCGTCCCGGGGTCGTACGGGGGTTGGGAGCCTCGCGGACCGCGATACGGCCCGGCGCTCCCGGGTAGGATGCGGGCTTGTCGGAGATCACGATGCGGGCGCCGGTGACCTTGTCCCGTCCGTATTTCGTGATCCTCTGGCCGATGTTGGCGGCCCGCCGGAAGATCAGGACCTGGGTCTTGCCGGACATGGTGACGCGCACCTTGGCCCGGGGGTTCTTCGCCCGCTCCTGGCCGGTGGGGTCGTCGATCCACATCGGGATCGTCTTGCCCGCCAAGGAGCGCATGGTGAAGGGCCGGATGCCGTGGTCCTGGAAGAAGACGTAGGAGTCGGCCCACCAGATGCCGAAGTACCCCTTGCCGTACAGGGGCTGGAGTCGGGCCGCCGAGGACCCGCTCATCTTCGGCATCTTGCGTCGGCACTCGCGCACGGCCGCCAGGGCCATCCGGCGGGCCCGGTTCGGCTTGAGGTCCTTGACGACCATGATGATCCGGTCAGGGGTCTCCGCGAGCCGCATCTCCTGCGTCTCCAGCAGCACGTCAGATCACCACCCGTGGTCCTCGTCGTCCCAGTGGTCCTCGTCCTCGTCGTCGTGCTCGTCGTGGCCGAGATCCTCTTCCCCGATCACGTCGAAGCCGTGCTTGGAACGGACGTCATCCTCGTTGACCCCGCGCCAGTTGCCGCCCTTGTCGATCTTGGGGTCCTCCTCCACGGGCCCGCGCGGAGAAACCTCGTAGACGTGCGCCCGGCCGCCGTGGGTCAGGGCCGCCATGTTGGCGTAGTGCTCCGCGCTGGAGCGGCTTGTGGCGTACGCATAGCCGGGCTCGTGCACACCCAGGTTGTTCCCGAAGTTGCCCCGGGTGGAATGGTTCGGGTCAACCCGCTCCAGGTCCTCCGCCGTGGTCCCGTGCCAGTACCGGGGCGCCGGGTCTCCGCCCTCGTCCGAGCGCTGGTCGTGGATGTGGACCGGCACTTCCCCGTGGCCGGAGTCCTTCAGGGCCTTGAGCAGGTGCTCGTGGTTGTAGTGCGGCTTGTCCGGGTGGGCCATGGACCCGGCGGCGTGGTTGTAGATGTTCTCGCCGTGGTCGGTGAGGTTCAGCCCGAGCTGGCCGTGCTTGGCCGGGTCGTAGCCGTTCTGCTTGATGTCCTCAGACATCTTGCGGACGTGGGAGCCGTCCCCGAACACGTCGTGGTGCGTGAGGTGGGGCGAGTCGATGGATCCGTGCGGGTAGTAGCCGCCCTCCAGATCGTCCGGGTGTATGTGCTCCTCGGAGTCCGCAGGCTCCCAGGCGGCCGTCCGACGGACAGCGGTCCTCCACAGCAGACTCATGATCAGTTCGCCTCCCACTTCGGCTCCGGGAAGCCGTGTTTGTCCGCGTTGTAGTAGTAGCCGTGGACATGGTCATCGCCCCGCAGGAGAGCCGCTCCGACCCGGTGGTGGCCGTCGTCCACGTAGAGGTTCCCCTGGTGCCGCACGAAGCGCGGCATGTTCTCTCGGTCAGGGTGAGTCTGATTCTGGATGTACTTCAAAACCCCAGGTACGGTCACATGACTCTGGGTCGCGTACACCGGCCTTCCCTTGATCGAGATGTTCCCGACCTGGGACATGGCCCTCAGGTCCTTACCACTGTGACCCAGAAGGTGATCCATCAGGTCGTCGTTGATGTGGTGGGGCTTGTCGCCCTTGTCGTGCAGCCCGGTGCCGGAGACGAAACCGGCGTAGCCCGCGTCCTCCACCGGCATCGTCTCCGGGTGGGTCTCGGGAGACTCGGCGGAGTCCTGCTCCCAGGCGCCCGTCCGCTGCATGCGCTCGGCGTGCCGGTTCAGCTCGTTCTCGTGGATCACCACGCCCGGGGTGTGGGTCTTGCCGAGCAGGAGGTCCGCCGCGACCCGGTGATGGCCGTCGGCGACCTCCAGGTCTCCGTTGTTGCGGCGTACGAAGCGGGTGTGGTTCTCCAGGGCGCGGTTCTGGACCGAGTCGTGGTCCATCCCCACACCAGAACCCTCTCCGTCCTCGTCACCGTCCCAGGACGGGTCGTAGTCGGGGTCACCGGTGGCGTGGTGCTCGTACCAGGGAGCCTTCTTGCCAGGGTGGAAGATGTTGTGCGCCACCCGGTTGGGGTCGATGTAGTTCTGGGTGGCGTGCACGCCCTGGGAGAGGTCCACCTGCTCGGGCTTCTTGCCCGCCCAGGTCCGGTGGTCCATCAGGGCCCGGCTCTGCGGGATCGAGTAGTGGTCGTGCCGGGTGTCGGACGCCGATGCGAAGCCGTACGCCCGGGGATCCGACGTCCCGCCCTTGACGTGACCCAGGAGAGTCTTGGCGACCCCACGGGCCTGATCTTCAGGGATGCCGTGGTTGTCCGAGATCTGCTTGACGTACCGGTTGCCCCGCTCCGGGAGAGTCTCGCCCTCAGGTCTGAGATCCCTCTCGTACTCATGGTCTATGTCGTTGTCGAACCAGGCCATGGCCTGGGCCCACAGGGTGGACATCCATCTCTCCTAAGCGAGGTCGTCAACGGGGATGAGCGGGGACCGGATGATCTCGTACTGCGCGAAGGAGAGCGGTTCCGGAGTGGTGATGTTCAAGATCTGGATCAGGTCTTCCTCGACCGGAGGGATCATGTACGCCACCGTGTTGTGGTCCTCCAGAGAGGCCCGCGCGTGGTTGTAGCCGATGGCCATCGAGCGCTGGTACGGGGTCGCGAAGCCCGTGCGCAGGGTGACTCGCTTAGGGACCCTCAGGAAGAACCGGTGGCCTGTGGAGCGGAAGCAGTAGTCCCCCGTCCTGACTCGGAAGTCAGGAGTGGACTCCATGTCGAGCTGGTCCGTGGCCACGATGCCTCGCTGCTGCGGCTGGAGGTTCTCATCGGAGTCCGAGAAGATCGCCGGTCGCACAATGATCGCGCGGAAGCCGCCCTCGAAGGTCGTGTTGTAGCAGCTCGGGCACTTGGTGCGCTCGCCCTGCTTGTACGCCTGGGCGTACCGGGAGTCGACGTAGCACTCCTGGCACCGGCCGACGAGTCCCTTCTCGTAATCGTCCAGGTGCCACATCAGGCAGAACATCGTCCACTCGCCGATGGTGTACAGCGCCTGGAGGTGGCGCTGGCGCTCCTGGTCGACGGCCCAGCGCTGGGGCTGGCGGACGTAGTACGGCTGATGAGTCGCCCGGGACGCCGGAAGGGTCGGGGACGGCTGGGGGATACCGAGGGGTGCCACAGGTCCTCCTAGGCCGTCGTGGAGTTGGTGATGAGGCCCAGGGTGGCCAGAGCGGTCAGCAGGCTCTGGAGGGCCGTACCGTCCGCCCTGGAGCCCGTCACGGTGGGCTTGGCGACGGGAGCGGCCCCGTAGAAGCCCACCTGGTTGGCGGTGCCGTCCAGGACGTGCTTGGCCGAGCCGTACAAGCCGTCCACGAATTCGACCTTGCCCGCGATCTGAGCGGCCAGGGCGTCTGGTGCGAGGCGGATGTAGGAGCGCTGGGTCCCGGTGAAGTCACCGCCGGACCACATACTGACGATCATGTCGGCTCCGGCACCCTCGAAGTCCAAGCCGCCGCCTCCGCGCCGGAGCCGGTAGGCCTTGCCGGTGCCGATCAGGGAGAGGTCTCCGAAGGAGGCGAAGTCCCCGTTGAACTGACCGCCCTGGAAGGTGCTGTAGCCGTTGACGGTCAGGGCACCGGTCACCGTGCCCCCGGCCTTGGGCAGGAGGTCTCCCAGGGCGGCCGTGAGGCCCGTTACCTGGCTCTGCTCCACCGTGACCGGGTCGGAGCCCACAGCGGCGTGTGAGGCGGCGTGAGCGGTCGGCGTACGGGCATTGCTCAGACGCGCGTCGTTGCCCTGCGTCACGGTGCCCGCCGTGGTGCCGAAGGACGCCGTGGCAATCGCGCTCAGGCCCAGGTTGGTCCGGGCGGTGGCCGCGCTGCTGAGGTCCGAGAGGTTGGCGCTCTTGGCCAGCTTGGCCGTGTCGGCGTACGCCCGGTCCCCGTGGGGGTCTGTTGCTGCCGCGTGCGTGGCGACCGCCGAGGAGGCGAATGTGCGGTCCCCGTGAGGGTCCGTGGCGCCCGTGTGAGTGGCGACGGCAGACGTCGTGAAGGCCCGGTCACCATGGGGATCCGCAGCCGCCGAGTGAGTTGCTACGGACGTCGTGGTGTACGCACGGTCCCCGTGGGGGTCGGAGGCCGCCACGTGCGTGGTGACGGCTGCTGCGGGAGCGTCACCGGCCGCCACGGTGCTGCTCGTGGTGCCGACCGAGCGAGTGGCTGCGTTACCCAGGCTCAGGTTCGCCCGTGCGGCCGAAGGGTTGCTCAGGTCGGAGAGGTTGTTGGCCACCAGCAGGCGGCCGGTCTCCACTGCGGTGACCCGACCGGCAAGGGCCGTGCCGTCGGCCTGGGGGTAGGCGCCCACGTCGGCCGCGTCCAGAACGACAGCGCCCACCTCCCCGTTCACCGAGGAGACGGCCGCCACGGTACCGGCGAGGAACTGGCCGGTCTGGGCGTACAGGGGCGTGAGGGTGCCGAGCCGGTCCTTGGCCCACACCGTGGTGGCGGTGTCGGGACCCTTGAACTCGGGGATCAGGCAGTCCGGCCCGATGTCCAGGACGTTGTCCGTCTGCGTGCCGTCAGGGAGCTGAAGGCTGGCCGGGACGGTGCCTGCCGAATCGGCGTAGATCGTCAGGGTCTCCCCCTGCGGGGAGTACAGCGGGGTGCCGGGAGCGCCGTAGCGGAAGACCAGGCGGTCCTGGGGAAACAGATAGCGGGCCACGTCGCCTCCGGTGAAGGGGTCCTTTCACCCCTTCACCGGCCTGATGCTCTTCCGGACAGGTCAGCGGGCGACCCAGTTGCCTCCGACGGGGATGTACTCGCGGGAGGCCCACTGGGAGGTGATGGCCGCCGGGGCCGCGCCGTTGACGGTCTGGCTGGAAGTGGTAGCCACCACGAGGTTGTTCGCGCTGGCGTCCACCTTCATCAGCAGAATGCGCCGGTTGCGCCCGACGGCCGTGGGAAGGGTGACGGTCCGGGCTGCGCCGGTGCAGTCCACCAGGACCACCTCGTCGGCGGTCTTCACCGAGTAGTTCGCCGAGACCGAGATCGCCGGGTAGGACTTCTGGCCGTCCAGGATGTCGAAGCCGACCGGGTTGTCCAGGGTGACGTTCGCGGCGGTGTACAGGCCCGTCAGGACCACGTCGCCCTTGGCGTTCGCCAGGCCCGTGCCGCCGTTGTTGTCGCCGAACCTGGGGGTGGAGGTCTCGGTGTCGATCCTGAGGTGGATGAACGGACCGATGCCTCCGGAGCCGGATCCGATGATGTAGACCAGGTAGGTGCAGGCCTCGATCGAGAGCATCGTGGCCACGATCGCGTGGGTGGCGCCTACCGAGGAGTAGTAGCTGCCAACCGGGCAGAAGGCCGCCCAGCAGTACAGAATCCGGATGTTGTTGCCGTCGAAGTGCTCGGTGGCGAAGAAGCCGTACGTGTAGCCGCCGTGGCAGGTGACGTCCTCGACCACGCACAGGTCGTTGTTGCCGCTCGCGGGCATCAGGACGCCGATGGACAGGCCCGTCGCGAAGACTCCGGGGTTCTGGTAGTCCGTGCCGGTCACCGAGCCCGCTGTGCCGTACGCGAAGTGCTTCAGCGAGGCGTTGGCGATGCCGGAGAAGTCCAGGGCGCTCAGGGTCAGGCCGTACGCACTGTGGGACGTGAGGATCGAGACGTTCTCGACGGTGACGTTGACGTTGCTGAAGACACCCGGGGCCACGCCGTATCCGCCTGGCTGGGAGGGCCCGCCGATCACGGCCGAGTTGCCGCCGTTGTTGATGCTCGTGATCTGGGCCGGGGCCGAGGCGTGCACGAAGAAGGAGACCAGAGTGGCTCCGCCGGTCTGCGGGACGACCTGCTGCCAGTGCTGGACGTTCGCTCCGGAGGCCGGGCCCTTGATCGTGAAGGAGAACTTGTTCCCCGTGGCCGGAACGATCGGGATCGTGAGCTGGGAGTTGCCCTTGGTGGTGCCGCCGGTCACCAGCGGGCCCGCGATGCCGTAGAAGAGCCCCGGGGCCGCCGGGATGTCCAGAGTGCCCGTGTAGCTGTGGCTGAGCCCGTACTCGAAGGCCGCGTCGATGGCCGCCTGGAAGGCCGCCGTGTCGTCGGTGGCGAAGAGCACCACGGCGTTGGTGACCGTGGTGGCCGCGTTCGCCGTGAGGACCACGTGGCCGCTGTCGGTGACGCTCTGGATGCGGGCGATGTGGCTCGTGATGCCGGTCGCTCCTGCGCCCTTGACCAGCACGTACTTGTTGACGTCGGTGTCCGGGTCGAACGGCGTGGAGGTGGCGCAGGTGAGGATCGGGAAGCCGGAGTTCATGGCTCCGTCCACCACGATCTGGCCGTCGCCCTTGGCCCCGTACGCGGTCGGGTCGAACTCCCAGGCGCTGGATCCGGCGCCCGTGTGGCTGACGTTGGAGAACAGGGCTGCTGCCGCCGTCGGGCTCAGCATCAGGTACTGCTCGTCGGTCAGGGTGTAGGTCTGTCCGCCCTCGGCGATGACTCCTCCGGGGAGAGCGACGCCGGACAGGCCTGGCTTGATCGTGACCGTGTACGACACGCGTCCTCCAGGGGCTCGTCTTCACCCCTTCTCCGGACTCGGCCTGATCCGGACATGCGTCAGCCCCTCCCGGACTGGATACGGGAGGGGCTGACGGAAGCCGCCGGATTTTAAAAATCCCTCTCTCCGACGGTGCAGGATCAGCGGAGGGACCACCTCACCTGCCTATGCCCTGACGCTATCAGGACCTCAGGGCCCGGCGCCACTCCTGCTTCTCCGTGCTCCGGGAGACCTCCTTGCGGAGGGCGCAGTCGTGGGGCTTCCTCGCGATCTTCTTGGAGAAGCCGCCGCACTTGATGCACCCCGTGCGCACATAGCCCATGAGACGGGCCCTGGTGGCCGGTTCAGCCGCCGTTCCCATTCTCGGCCTCCATCTCTGCCCGTGAGCCCTGGTAGGCGCTCCAGTGCCCCACCACGTTCGCGTACAGGGACATGATGGCGACCCAGAGGACCGACTCCTTCCACCAGAGCATGGTGGGAATGAGCAGGAGGGCCCAGACGCCGGTCATACCGAGGTTGAACCACTTCTGGACGACCGAGGACCTCTTGGGCCCGGCCATCTCAGTAGAACCTCGTCCAATAACGCGGACGGGCAGCAACGGAACCAGCCATACGAGTTGGCCCATATCGACCATACACCCCGCCCGAGATCAAGACGGCCGGTCGGCCCAGACCCATGGAGGCGATCTTGAAGACGTCCAACTGGCTCTTGGCCGCCGCTTCCTCCTCCATGAGCACGTCTCTCCAGCGCTGCGTGTAGTCACGCCTGTCGAGCCGGGAAACATCCCCGGAGCCCATGAAGGTCGGCTGCTCGGTGTAGGAGCGGATCAGGTGCTTGAGGGTTTCGATCCAGGTGAGCGTGCCCAGCAGCGGCCCCCACTGAGCCACCGGGAAGACCGCTCCCCCGACCCCGTCCAGGGTGTACGTCTGGAAGGGCTGGGCCATGGTGTTCATGCGGCCCAGGGCGATCTGCATCAGCTCGGCGATCCGGCCGCGTCCGTACTTCGACTGCACGTACGTGGTGAGGTTCGGGCCGCCGCCCGGGGAGTCGATCGTGTCGGCCAGCCGGAGGACCGTCTGCTCCACGAGGTCCTTGAAGGGCTCCGGCAGGTAGTCGTACGACGGAGCGGCCGGACCGATCTCGATCCCCGACTCCAGGTACTCCTGGTTGCCCAGGACCGCGTACGTCCACGTAAGGGTGTACGAACCCGGGACCGAGGTCTCCGCGCTGGAGAAGGAGACCTCGTACTCCCCCGTGGCCACATGGGTGGCCGGACGGGTGAAGACCTGGTTGCCGGTCGTCTCGGAGAACATCGTCGCCGTCACGTCGCCGTCGGCGTCGATGGGGACCTGGTTGCGGACGAGCTTGATCCCCACCGGATCGATGGCGTACTGGCTGACGTACTTGCGGTCGTTCCAGTACAGGGCCATGAGGGCTCCTAGCGGTCCGTGCCGTTGGCGAACATCGCCAGCGCCCGGACGGAGGTCAGCTTGAGCTGCTGGTTGGCCCCCGCCTGGGTGGTGACGCGGATGCCGATGGAATGCGTACCGGCGGAGATGTTGCGGACGCCCAGGGAGGCAACCGTCTGGTACCACCGGTCGGTGCCGAAGGTGGAGGTGTTGGGGAAAGCCGTCTGCACGAACTCGCCGTGCTGGTTGGGGCCGTCGAAGTTGGCGTCCGAGCCGTCGATCATGACGCGGGTCGTGGCGCCGGTGTACCCCCGGCAGGGGAGCGCGTGCTCGGTGGTCGTGATGCCGACCAGAGAGCCGGGCCGGTTGACCGTGAAGGTGCCCACGACGTAGGTCACCATGGTGCCCGCGCCGATCATCACCTGAGGACGCATCGAGCCCCACCAGACCGCCGGTCCGGTGAGCAGCTCGCGCCAGGTGGTGCCGGTCCACATCATGTTCCGGCGGGTGTCGGTCTCCATGATGACCATGCCCGCCTGCCCGGCACCCCACGTAGGCCGGGTGGTGGACGTGCAGACCCGGACACCCGGGTAGCTGTCCAGAGTGTTGTAGTTCTGGACGAAGTCGGTCCGCAGGAACGGGTCCGACCCGTCGGGGATCTTGAGCCCCATGCGCTGGCTTGTGGTGGACATCCGCTCCCGTTCCTCTCGTGGGGGTCCTCACCCCTTCCCGGGTGATCCCGGAGGGTCGACAGGAGGACCCTGCGCTGCTACCAACAGATGTGCGAGAAGCCCCGGGTTCAGGTCCCCGGGGCTTCTGCGCGCCGTCAGGTCAGGCGACCGTGACGGAGTTGGACGCGGCGGAAGTGGTCGTGGAGACCGAGCCCTGTGCGCCCACGGTGCCCGTACGCGACTGGCCGGTGGTCTGGCCGGTGAAGTCGTACGTGAGGATGTTGCCCGCCACCGTGGCCGTAGAGCCGTTGGAGAGGGTCAGGATGTAGTTCAGCGGAGCACCCGAGGACGGGGCGGTCCAGGTCAGGCGGACCACACCGGCCGAGGGGCTGGAGGCCACCGGAGCGGCCGGAGCCGTCGGCTTGCCGAAGGAGGCCGAGGGGCTGGACGTGGCGTCCGTGACCGCGCCTTCCGAGGTGACCGTGCCGGTGATGGCCGTGGCGCTGGTGACGCCCGTGAACTGCGCCGTGGTGACGTTGTTCGCGACCGACTTCGTCTGGCCGCTGGACAGGGTCACGGTGTAGCTCAGGACGTTGCCGCCGGAGGCCGGAGCCGTCCAGTTGACGTTGACCACGCCCGGGGTCGTAGTGCCGGAGAGGACCACGCCCGTGGGGGCACCCGGCTGGCCCGCCGTACCCGTGCCGGACTTGATCGAGCCGTCCGCGTTGTAGATCGGGTTCTGCTTCCAGTACGGGTCCAGACCGCCCGGGTTGAGGGCGTCGGCCTCGTCCGGGTTGTACGGGCGTACAGCGGCCGACAGGGAGCCGTAGGGGCCCACGCCGTTCTTGTTCCGCGCGGCCACCCGGAACTTGTAGGTCTGGCCCGGGTCCAGGTTGGTGACCACGGCGGAGGTGACGTTGTCGCCGACGAAGGTCGTACCGCCGGTGGAGCCGAGGATGACGTACCCGAGCACCGGCGCCGTGGCAGCCGGGTCGGCGACGGCCGCCCAGGTGACGGTGACCGAGCGGGGGCCCGTCGCCACGGTGGGCGTGCCGGAGGGGGCGACCGGGATCAGGCTGGAGGTGCCGGGGCCGTTCGCTCCGTTGGCGCCGATGTAGTACGAGTCCAGGGTGCCGGTCATGTTCTGGACGTAGTCCGGGCGCGTGGAGCCGTCCGAGATCGGCCGGTCGGTCCAGGTGGTGTCCGCCGACCCGGCGGCCCCCATGTACCCGATCCCCTGGGTGGGGGCCCGGTAGGCCTGGGTGACGCCGGGAGTCTGCGGCCAGCCGACCATGTCCGTGGCCACGGTGCCGGAGAGAAGCGGCGGGGGAACGGGGGTGTACGGACCGGACGCGGCGTTGGTGCCCGAGGTGTCCGGCGTGCCGTTCATCTGGGTGTTCGGGTCCGGCGCGAGTCCGGTGTCCGGGTCACCCCCGACGCCCCCGGGAGTCGCGGTCTCCGTGACGGAGGCGCGGTCCTGGGTCCCCCGGGAAGCAGGGCCGGTGTTACCGGAGACGCCCGAGGTGTCGGTGTTGCTACCCGCGTATCCGGGCGGTGTACTCATGGCTCTGCTCCCCTACGGGTTCAGGACTGGGACTGCGTACGCGAGGAAGTGGTCTTCTTCGCGGCCGTCTTCTTCGCTGCTGCGGTCTTCTTGGCCGGGGCGGACTCCTTGGGCTCCTGGTCGCCCTCAGCGGGCTCCTGGGGCGCCTCGGCGTCCTCCGTGGTCTCTTCGGTCTCAGAACCGTCTCCGGAGCCCTCAGTGGGCTTCCGGGCGGTCGTGAAGGGGCCCTCCGCCTCGCCTTCGCGAGGACCAGGGGCCGCACCGGCGATGGTGGTCTCCTGGTACGAGGTGGGCTCCGCACCGGCGCCCGTCGGCTCGGGCTGGCCCGTGTTGTCGCCGGAGACCACGTGCTCGCTCCGGTACGACGGAAGACCGGCCTCCTCGAAGACACCGGTGGTGCCGCGCAGGGTCTCATTGGCCCCGCCGCCCGTGCCGGAGGTCTCCAGGGTGCCGCTCATGGCCGTGGGGTCCGGGACGTGGTCCGGGTTGTCCTCGGAGTACGGGCTGGCCACCTGCTGCTCGGCCGCCGACGGGGTCTCGGGACCCTCGGCGTACAGGGGGTTCTCGGACTCCGGGTCACCCGGCGCCGGAGTGTTGCCCTCCGCGTCCACCGGGGTGTCGCCCTCGCGGACGTAGGTCTCCTGGCCCTCGGGAGTGCCGGTGCCGTACGGGACACCCATGGAGTCGCGCTTGGCGTCCGCCGGGACACCGTCCTGCTCCGGGGTCTCCACGTCCTGGCCGGTCTTGCTGGCTTCCTGCTCGGACTTCTCGTCTGCCATGTGAGGTGCCTCCTAGATCGAGTGACGCTCGCGGGCGCCGAGGGTGACGTGCACCCATTCCACCTTGTCCTCGGCGCCCTTGACGACGTCGGGAACGAACTGGGTGGCGAGGTGCTTGTGCTGGGCGCACAGCGGCGGCTCGTCCTTGAGCTTCTTCTCGGGGATGGCCACCGCCTGTCCGCACTTGCCCGTACCCCGAGAGTCGGGACCGACGCAGAAGGCGGAGACGGAGTCGCGGTCGGTCGGCTTCTCGATCGTGACCTCGACATCCTCCTTGGCGCCTTCCTGGCGCCGCTGGAAGGCGGCGACCTGGCGCTCCAGGGCAGAGACGACGTCCGGGTCCGACTCGTCCGGGATGATCTCCACGATCCCGCGCGACACGGCGCGGCGGAAGGCCACGGACTCCTGGACCTCGGCCGGGATGAACTGGATGTCGTCCCCGTTGGGGTCGCCCAGGGCCGCCCACTCCACAGAGTGGTTCCCCTTGACGTCCGCCGCGAGGACGGTGACTCCGTCCATCCGGTTGCGGGCAACGATCGTGCCGACAGGCATGGTGACTCCTCAGAAACTGGGGTTCTCTCACCCCTTATGCGGAGTCACGGGCGGTAGCACAGGAAGAAGCCCCCGGCGGGGGGGGTGCCGGGGGCTTCTCCAGGTGACGACAGCTACCGCAGGGTGGGGGCCCGAGAAGAAGCGGTAGCAACTACTGCTCCGCCAGGATGCACACCAGACCATGACAATGTCAACCCCATGTGCGATCCTTGATCGTATGAGCACTCATACCCCCACTCCCCAGGAGACCGAGGAGGAGACCGGACCGCGCCTGCTGGACGTCACGGAACTCCAGATCCTCGGCCTCTCCGAACTGTCCCGGCGGTGGAAGATCTCCAAGCAGCGCGTCAGCGAGATCACCGAGGCCCGCTGCCCCCACTGGCGCAAGCTCGACTGCGGCCGGGTGTGGCTTCTCCCGGATATCGAGGAATTCGAGAGGAAGTGGCAGCGCCTCACAGGAATCCACATCACCCCTCGGAAGCGTCGTGAAGACGCATATCCAGAGCCCGAATAGAGGCACTGGAAAAGCGGAAAGCCCCCGCCCCGGAATCCCGGGAGGGGGCTTTCGCTTGGGCCCGAAGGCCGCCGCACTACGCCTTGGTGATGGTGGCGATACCACGGGGGTTCAGGATGGACATGTTGACCATCTCGTCGAACACCCAGCCCTTCCAGAACGCCTCCACCATGTGGTTCTCCTCGACGTCGAGCGAGTAGAGAACCGGGAAGACACCGAGGAAGTTCGGCTCGGGGGTGAGGAACACCTTGCCCTGGGGCACGATGATCGAGCGCTGGATCTGGAACTCGCCGAAGCTGGTGATGGTCTCACCGGCGACGACGCGGTCCTTGAACGCCCAGCCCGTCTGGTTGATGTCCCAGCGGTACAGGTCGCGGAAGTCGAACGGGTTGATCAATATCCGCGCCGACTGAAGCTCGTGCATGTCGGTCATGGCGACCGCGCTGTACAGCGAGCCCGGCGTCAGGTAGCCCGACGCCTCCGTGATGTTGTGGTTCGGGGTGACCGTGTGGTCCGGGCGCGTGGCGTAGTCCGTCAGCGCGGCCTGGAGCAGGACGAGCAGGCGGGTGTCCTCCTGCTTGAGGATCGCCTGCTTGGTCTCGTCCTGGGCCTGCTCCACCGCGTTGATGCGGAGGTAGAACAGGTCCTCCTTGCGGATCGCCGGGCGCGAGGCGATGCGGAAGAACCGCACCGGAACACGCTTGCCCTCGAACGGAGTCACGCGGACTTCGCCCTCGGTGCCCGACATGATGTACGCCTGGCCCAGGTCGTCCCAGACGTCGTACTCGACGGGGGTACCCGGCGTGACCGGGTCCTCGACGAGCACGTTCCGGGTGATGCCCTGGTAGCGGAGCTTGAGCTGGATGGGGCCCACCATGCCGACGCCCAGACGGCGGATGCCGCTGGTCTCGTCGGAGAGGATGAGCGCCATCTTCTGGACCTTCGCCTCGTGGGAGAGCGGAGCGCTCTTCTCACGGCGGGCGACGATCGAGGCCACGTAGTCGTCGGACTTGCGGGCCACCCGTCCCCGCAGGGACGAGGTTGCGGCGAGAGTCTGGGTCGTCATCTCAGGTCAGCTCCTAGTACTTCTGGCGGAGACCACCGATGGTGATCTTCGTAGCGGAGTTGACCTTGAGCAGGCGGGCCACCGGCTGCGCCGAAGCGCCGGAGGTGCCCGCCGGGACCAGCTTGCCCCGGTTCGCACCGGTGGTCTGGCCGTAGATCAGCAGCTCGGTACCGTCGCCCGGGTCGGTCCACGTCTGGGTGGTGTCGAAGGCCGGGGCCAGGATCTCGAACTCCGCGTCGGGCGCGAGCTTCCACACCGCGAAGGTGTTGATGCCTGCGTCCAGCGGCTCGTCGATGCCGTCGCCGCCCACGTAGAGGGCACCGAGGCCGTAGGGGACGCCGGTGGCGTTGAGCAGGGTGACGTTCTCACCCGAGGTGCGCATGAAGACCATGCCCGGCCAGATGTTGACCGAGCGGTCCCACGCGGGGTCCAGGAAGCACGAAGCAGGCGTCGACTGGGTCCAGCCGTACAGCGGACGAATCGTCCGCTTGATGTACGACGTCGCCATGCGAGTGCGCAGCATCTGCATTCCTCCCATCTCGCGTACGTATCGGACATGTTCCGAGCCGTCTGCCCGATACCGGATCGAGACGGTCTCCTCACCCTCTCTGTGGACTCGCACCCGGAAAGACAGGATCAAGGCCTGGAGAACATGCCGAAGCCCCCGTCCAGAGCGCTGGAAACGGGGGCTTCGGGGTCGGCGGGACCTCAGTCGAAGAGGGCCTCGGCCTCCTCGTCACGGGCGCCCACGGCACCGGCGACCGAGGTGATCGGAGCGGTCTGGGTCACCAGGGACGGCATGGTGCGCTGGACCCCCTGGGCCGCCGCGCGGGGAACGAGACCCTGCGGGCGCTGACGGGTCTGGCGACCGGCCGCCTTGGCGACACGGGTGAGGGTGTCGACCTCGGTACGGATCGAGTCCAGGGAGAGGTTCTGGTCCGCCTCGATCGCCGCCGTGACGGCCAGCTCGTCACCCCGCTCCAGGCCTGCCGCGATGCGGAGCTTGGCCAGGCGCAGGGACGCCATGGTGCGGCCCTCCTGCCTGCTGCCGGTCTGGCTCATCTCGCCCGAGCGCGGGGGCGTGGTGCCCTGCTGGGCGGAGGGGCCGAACGCCGGGTTGAGCGGGAAGGCGGTCTCCGGGTTCATCGGGTCGCCGACACGGACGTCCGTCTCGATGCGGGTCGTCTCCGGCGGGGTGTGGGTCTCGGTGCCGGAGACCGGCGCGGAGACGTCCACGAGGTTGTTGTACGGGGCCGTGGGGAGGGTGACGCCCGGGTCCATGGGGGTCGCGGTGGTCTCGGCCGCCACACCCTGGTTCGCGCCCGGGGTCTGCCCGATCGCGTTGGGGTTGTCGTACGCCTCCGGGGTGGCCGCCTCCTCGGTGGACTCCGTGGCGGGCTGCGAGGGCGGATTCGGGACCGGCTGGGCCGGGTTCTCGATGTCCGCCTTCTTGCGCATCTTGTCGGCCTCGGCGCGGATGGCGGTGAGCTGGTCACTCACACCGGCCACGCGGGCGATGAAGGCGAGCTGGAGGCCCTGGACGGCCGCCTCGTGCTCCAGGTCGGCGTTCCGGGCCTCCAGGGCCGCGTTGCGCTCGGTGAGGCCCTGGACGACCTTCTGCTGGGACGCCATGGCCTGCATGAGCGGTCGGTTTCCTGCCATGAGATGTGCTTCCTCTGGTCGGTGCTCACGCGGGCGTGGGCGGTGGTCTTCACCCCTTACGGGGCCTGGGGCTGGATCAGACAGGGAGCGGGACCGGCGTCTCGCCCTGTACCTCGGCCGGACTCAGGAGCTGGGCCTGGCCGCAGTTCGGGCAGATGTCTCCGGCCTGGACACCGTCCTGCATGGCGACCCCGGCGTTCGGGAGCGTCTGGGTGTCCATGTCGATCGAGGTGGGCTGGGTGGCGTCGGCCGTGAAGCCGCAGCCGGGGCACATCAGGTCCGGAACACCGTCCCCGGGCGTCCCCGGGGCTCCCTGGCCCGCCATGGGGTTGGGCGGTGCACCGTCGGACTCGTCCTCCGGCTGGCCGTCCTCAGCCAGCTCCTCGGGCGAGAGCGGCCCTTCCGGGCCCTCGGGGTCGCCGGGTCCCTCGGGCATGTTCGGGCCCGGGGTGAACGGCTGGCCCATGTTGGTGGTCGCACCGGCCGGAAGCGGCTGGGGACCGATCGGCATCCCGTCCGGGCCGACCATCTGCTGGCCTCCCGCGAGCGGCTGGCCGTCCGGACCGATCAGAGACGGGTTGACCGGAGCCCCCAGTTCTTCAGGGATCTGGCCGTCCTGGCTCATCTGGGCCGGATCCACGGGGGACCCGTCGTCCGGCTGCACCTCGGCCTGCACTTCACCGGGGAGCATGCCGGGCTGGACCCCCTGGTCGGCCATGTCCGGGTCGACCGGGTTGCCATCCGCGTCCAGGGCCGTGGGGTCGACGGGCTGTCCGTCGGGACCGACCTGGTTGGGGTTGCTCGGGTCCTGGAAGTCTGCGATGTCCTTCCGCAGATCCATCTGCCGGGCCTTCTCCAGGTCGGGGTCCTGGAACATCTTCGGGGGCGCGACGTACGAGCAGACCTGGCACTGGGCCCCGTCGAAGGTGTCGCGGTCACCGCAGACCGGGCACGCGTCCTCCCGGAGGGTGTCCACGTCCATCGGGGCCTTCTGCTCGCCGTACGCCCGGGTCTTCAGGGACGCGGTCCTGCGCAGAGCCGTCACCGGCTCACCACCGAAAGGGGGCACCACGCCCCTCGAAGCCTGCTTCGGCTGAGGCGGCAGGACCACGTGGGAGTTCGGCGGCTCCTCGTGCAGGCCCGGCGTGTGCTCCTTGGACAGCTCGTGCCACTGCTTGCGCTGGTTCTGCTGCATGGTCTGGCGGCCCTTGCCGGACGGGGTCGAGATCTCCTCGTCCTTGTTCAGGCGCTGCCGGGTCAGCCAGGTGACGGCCTGCACCTCGTGCGGCGGGACCTCGCGTCCCTCACGGTCGGAGATCACGGCCGCCGCCTTGCGGTACATGCCCGCCACGTGCTCGTAGTGGGGACGGCTCTGGGACTTGAAGCCCTTGACGTCGTCGGCGTTCAGGCGGCGTCCGGCGGCCACCGAGAGGGCGTGCCGGTCGACGACGACCTTGTCCGAGTGCTCCTTGGGCTTGCCCGCCGCCGCGTCCTCGTCGCTCTGGGGCTTGTAGCCGCCGTGCTCGATCAGGTGGGCGAAGTCGGCCGTCTTCGGGCCCTTGAGGACCTTCTGGGAGTCCTCACCGTCCATGATGCGCTGGGCGGCCCTCTGGTGGCTGCCCATGATGAACAGGCCCTCGCCCTTGCCGAGAGCCCGCTGCTCGTGGAAGGACCGCGCGGCGTTGTGCTGGTTGGCCCACCAGTTCTGCTGCGGGGAGTACGCCGAGAGGACACCGGCGCCCTTGTGCGCGGCCTCCTTCTCGTCGGTGATGTTCGGGTCGAGCTTGGCGATCTGCTTGGCCACCAGGTGCGCGTCCGGGTACCAGCGCTTGCCCTGCGCCTTCTCCTCGTCGGTCGCCTGCTCCCAGTGGTTCACGATGTGGTTGTGGTGAAGGCCCGTCTCCCCGAACCACGGGTGCTCGCTGGGGTCCTGAGCCTCGGCCGCCGTAACGAAGAGATCGGTCAGCAACTTGGAGACCTTCTTGTCCTCGGTGCGGTGCTTGATCTCACCGCAGTACGCCTCTGGGTCGTTCTTGTCGGAGTTCTCCGACGTGCACGCGTCGAAGTCCTCGTAGCCCGCGAAGGGAGCGCCCTTCTTCATGGCCGCCGTCTGGAGGCCCCGCGTGTCCACGCCCAGGAAGTGCGCCGTGGGGTCCGCCGGGGGTTCTACCAGGAGGCTGTTCTCGAAGAACTTCAGGCCGTAGCAGGTCTCGCGGATGATCTCCCCGACCTTGTGGCCGGAGGCCGTCCGGCGGTAGAGCATCATCCCCTTGGACGCGGGGATGTGGGAGCAGTACTCCGCCGGGGTGGTGGCCTTGTTGTTGCAGGCCGAGCAGACCGAGAAGGCGACGTCGCAGCCCATGGAGGTGCGCGCGATGTTGCCTGCCAGGATCTCCTTCGCCAGCTTGGGGAAGCGGACCGCGTCCACCTCCATGAGGACCTCCACCCACCAGTCCCGCGTCCCGTCGCGGTTGGCGTCCTTGTGGAGGGCCGCGTCGATGATCACGCCCCGTGCCCGGCGGTGATCGTCGTTGACGTGGTTCACGAAGACCGGCTTGCCCTTGAAGGTCGCGTAGGCCTTCTCCAGCTCTTCGGCCGGGAACTCGTCGAAGTTGTCGTTGCAGCGGCTGGAGATCGCCCGCGAGCGGACGTACAGGTAGCCGGGGCGCACGTCGTACTCGAAGTGATGCCGGTGAGCGAACCGGCGCAGTTCACGGCCCCTGAGTTCCTGGGGAATCAGGGTCGCGGTCATGACCTGTGCACTGGCGTACTTGAGCATCGACGCACCTCCACCCCTTCCGGGGAGAAGGCTGAGGGGAGACAGCAAGAGACCCCTGGAGGGCCTGCGGGTCCGTCCAGGGGTCTCTGCGGGGCACGAGGCCCGGGTTAGAGCACAGACTCTACGCCTTCGGCTCCGGTCCTGTCTCGTAGACGTCCGGGCGCGGCGTGTGGCGGGCCTTCCAGCCGCTCAGGAACGTCACGGCGGGCGGAACCACCAGGAGGGCCAGGGTCTGCGCCCAGGCGGGCAGTGAGCCCATCAGAGCGTCGTCCCCGGCAGTCTGATTCAGGACGGCGATGACCGCCGACACACCGAAGGTCGCCGCCGTGGAGACCTTGACCTTCTGCTCGATCACCGCACGGGCGTGGGTTCCCATTCAGCTCACCACCTGGAACATGCCGGTCTTGGAGGCCAGCGCCTTGAGGGAGGAGATGCCGGGGATACCGTCCAGGTCGTCCCCGGTCCAGCCGAGCCTGTGGGCGTCGGAGTACGCCCTCTGCCACCTGGCGTACGCCTTGCGGGTGAGGGTGCCGTAGGCCCCGTCGTTCGCGTAGTCGCTGTCCAGGTAGCCGAGCTTGGCGAGGGCTCGCTCCACCGGCTTGACGTCGGACTCGTGAAGGCCGGATCCCTGCGGGCGCTTCGGGTCGGCCTCGGCCGCCGCGATGACGTTCTTCAGGGAGACCTTGGGCTTGACCGCGCCGGTACCCGTGGAGGGGACCGAAGGGGTGGTCTGGGTGCCCGTACGGACCGCTGCGAGGACCTTCTCGACGGGGAAGGCTCCAGGGTCCCCGTGGAGGTTCTCCGGAACGTGCTGGTGGCCGCAGTGGCCCTTGTAGCCCTCCCACTTGGAGAAGGACATCCGCACGCCGTTGGAGGCCCCGTAGGAGGCGCTGTAGGCCTTGAAGGTGACGTTCTCCGTGAGCGGCACCCCGTGGTTCTTGTACAGCCACTGGGCGAACTCGGCGAGGTCCCGGATGGCCCAGTCCGGCAGCTCGGCGGAGTACAGGTGCGGGATCCCGTCGGCCGTCCACCTCGCGTGGGTCTTCGGGTCGCAGGTGCCGACGATCTCGATCTGGACGACGTTGAGGGTGTTGGTCTCCACACCGCCGGAGAGGTTGACCAGCGCGCGGGACGAGCGGTCGATGTCGAAGTGCTGGTACCAGACCAGACGCTTGTTCTTGAAGTCCGGGGCCACGGTCAGGTTGGGGGCCAGGGCCCCGCCGCTGTAGGTGGGCACGCTGGTGCCCTCCGTGGTGTGCCAGACGACGACGTTGACCTCCATCGCGTCACCCGGGTAGGCGCCCTGGTACCAGTACCGGGTGCTGGCCTCCGGGTACTTCTGTGGCCCGCTGCTCATGTGCGCTCCTTGGTTCCTGCCGAGACCCTCCATCCCTTCAAAGGGCTCGAAGGGTCTCGAACAGGACTACGAGTGCTTGCCGCAGACCGCCTCCACCTTGACGACGATCTTCGGATCGACCTTCTTCGGGTCCCCCACGGAGTTCCACAGGGCGCAGGTGATCTGGGTGAGATCCGCCCTTTCGACCGCTCCCTTCTGGGAGTTCTTGGTCTGGTTCTCCTTGATCGTGTCCGAGTTCAGGTAGGTCACAGCGAGGAAGGCGATGATCACCATGAAGATGCCGACAACGATGACGACGAGGCCGGTGTTCTGAGACGAGTTGACGGGCTGGGCGGGCATTGCTCACCCCCTACACGGAACGCTTTCTCTCGCTAACGATCGCATACACCTGTGACAATCCCGAGGGCCTTTGCGGCTGCTCAGGAGCCCTGTCACGGTGGTAGTCCGATGCCGTTACCTGAGTGCTCGGAGAGTCGCTTCCAGACGGCTGCGGTGCAGGTCCGTTACCCGAGCAGTTGTACGTTGAACCATCGCTCTGGAGCGTGCAGGTCTCGCTGGTTCCGTCAGCGTGGTTGAGGGTCATCGTCTGAGGAAGGGTCCCCTGCGGCCCTGGAGGGCCGGTAGGGCCGGTCGGCCCAGGGTCTCCGGGCTCGCCCTTGGGACCCGCCGGTCCCGGCTCCCCCTGGACCCCCTGCGGGCCGTCGACTCCATTGGCCCCGGGTGCGCCGGAAGGGCCGGTTTCACCAGCGACACCCGGGGCCCCTGCCTGGCCCATGTTTCCCGTATCGCCCTTGGGACCACGGGGTCCAGGAGAGCCCGAAGGGCCGGGAGGGCCAGCAGGTCCTTGCACGCCCTGGGCTCCGGTGTCGCCCTTGGCGCCAGGATCTCCCTTGACCTGCTCCACCACGGTCTTGGCCGGGGGCACGGTCGGAGTTATCCCATGGTCCTGAAGCTGCTCGCGGGAGCTGTCCAGGCTCTCTGACAGGGCGCTGATGGTCACGCCCTGCTGGTTGGTCCGGTCGGAGAGCTTGAAGAGCTGGTACGAGACGTAACCGCCCGTCAGCAGGACGAGACCGAAGATGACCGCAACGGCCACCTTCAGCACCCGGAACTGGTTCCGGTCGAACCAGCCGCCCTCTGTCGACTCGGGCTTTTTCGCGTGAGAACTCATCCAGACCCCTTGGCCGAGAAGTAGGCGCTCACCACGATGCCCAGAAGAGTCAGTCCGAGTCCGGCCAGCGCGATCAGGTAGTTCCGCACGTTCGCCGGGCGCTGCTCGACCTTGTCCAGGCGGTCCCTGATCGGCTGAAGATCGGCGTCGTCCGCCTTGGTGGCGAGCGCGGTCTCCAGGTTCGTCAGGCGCCGCTCGATGGTCCGCTGGTCCGCCGTGTAGAGCGGGAGGGGGACCATATCCCGCGCGATCCTGGCGTCCAGGTCGGCGTGGACTCGGTCGTGCCGGTCTACGTGGCGGTTGAAGTCGTCTTTGCCCAACGGCTCATTTGCCACGAGGACCTCCATCAGTCGGAAACGACAAGGGAGCACGCCGAGTAACCGACATGGCTGCCTCCTTCATCGCTCTAAATGGTGGCCCTTCAACCTTTCTCGGCCCTGGCTGCTCCTAGGACAGCAGAACGAAGCCCCTCTGCCCAGAGGGGGCAAAGGGGCTTCGAATGCCAGAGAGCGGCCTTCCGCTCGGGATTCATTCAACCGTCTTCTGGTCACGTTGTCCATATCCAGGCCTTCATGGTGTTCAACACCACATAGGGCCTGCTACTGACTGTGAGTCACAGCTCCGCAGGGTTGAGCGGAGCCGTTTTTAAATTCGGTCCCGGGGCTTAGTCACGGAATCGTTGGTTGCAAGCGCGTACTGTCACCGTCGCCAGTGCTTCCGCCGCACAGGCCTACGATAGCCGTCCTCGCCCTCCGCGAGCACCCTGTCGCCTGGCGCCTTCACGACGTCCACACGCTTGAGGGCCGCGTCCTCGCTGTCGAATTCCTCCGGCAGCAGGTGGCGGCCCTTGCGTACGCGGAAGGTCCCGGGAGGACCCTCCACGATCACGTACGTCTGCATGGCTCCCTCAGGGACAGGTGGCGCAGTACACGACCCAGCCCCCGTGGGCCTGGTCCAGGTATCCGGCGCCCGCGTTCACCCAGTACCGCATCCGTGGCACTTCTTCCCGAACTTGTTGGGGCGCCTCGGCTTGTCCGGGTTCACCCGGGGGCTTCCGGCGGCCGGACGGCTCTTGCCGGTGGTCAGTGCGTCCAGTTCGGGGTCGAGGAAGTAGGCCATGGATCCTCCTGAGGAGTCGGTATGGACCCATGGTACTCCAAGAAAGGTTGGAGCGCTACAGCATGCTCCGGAGGAGCCGGTTCAGCTCGGAGGTGGGAAGGTCCTCTCCGGAGGCGAGCCTCGCCTTGAGGGCGTTCAGCTCCTTCTCCTCGTCGCTGAGGCCGTAGTCCTCGTCCTTCTCGTGGGACTCCACGACCCCGCGCACCGTACGCAGATCCACGTCCCCGTAGAGGTGGAGGGTGAGCGGGTTCTCCTCGGAGACCGGCTTGTCGTCGTCCTCCAGGTGGGCGGCCACCTCGTACTTTGTGCGGTCCCCGAGGCGCGCGTAGACCTCCTCCATGAGCTGGAAGGGATGTACGTCCTTGGTGACCTTGTAGGACTTGCCCTCTCCCCCGAACAGCTCCTCCCCCGGCTTCGGCGGGGTGAGCAGCGGGACGTCCTGGTCCGTGTCCTTGCTGGTCTTCACCATGAGATCTCGTCCTCGTCGTTCAGGTGGGCGTAGTGGGTGTCACCGATGTCGAGCCGGTCCAGGTTGGAGGCCCTGACGTTGTGGCCCTCGTTGATGATCGCAGCTTGCTCGGCCGGGGTGTAGTCCTTCACCGCGACCTTGGCCAGAGCGGCCCGTGCCGCCTGCGCGATCTCGGAGGCGTCACCACGGCCGCTGAGAGGCGCTGTGACGGCCTGGGGGCTCCCTCCGGGCGCCAGATACCCGGCAGTGGCCTGGAACTGCGCCACGACGTCGCTGACGGCCAGGGAGGCCGCACGGGGCGGCGTGAGGGACTCGTCGTCAGTGAGGTCCGGCCCGTCTCCGTCGGTGAAGGGCAGTGCCCCCTCCGGCTGCATGTGCAGGGTCGCCTGGGTCTGGGAGGTGATGTCCGGCGTGGGACCGGGCTTCTCTTCCTCCTCGTCCCCGCCGTCCTTCTTGCTGTCCATCATGTGCGTGACACCGTTGATGATGGCCGGTGCCGCCCTCAGGAGCATCTGCCAGAAGGCCGACTTCTCCAGGTCCTCACCGAGGCTCTCCTTCAGCTCCTCGTGCTGGGGCATCCCCGGGTGGCCCGGAGGCATCCGGCCGCCCGATCCCCCCTTGGGCCCGGAAGGCCTGTCAGGGCCGCTCTCGGCCGCCATCATCTGCATCTCGCCCGGGAACCCCTCGGTGTTCTCCGAGGCCGCCAGAGGGTCGTCAGAGTGCGCGATCTCCGAGGGGATGGCCGCCTCGAACATGAACTCGTCGTTGAGGGAGGCCACCCGGTCGCCCAGCTCGTTGGGCATGATCGAGTCCCAGGTGTCCGGGTCCCCCTGGGAGGCCCAGCCCACCGAGCCGGGATTCTCTGCCGGGTTGCGGGGCTTGGTCGGGCCCGGGGCGTACTGCGGGGCCTCCGGCGAGGGTTCGCCCCACGGGGAGCTGATGGCCGAGTCGACCATGAAACCCAGGGACCGCATGGTGAACTCCAGCTCGTCCAGCTCGCCGTTGCGGTGGGCGTAGCGGGCCAGAGCCAGCAGCGGGGTGATCTCCAGGGAGGCCTGGTGGTGCTCGCCGGGGAAGATCTCCCGGACGATCTGCATGGGATGCCGGGTCCGGAACGCTCCGAACTCGTCTCCCACGGTGTCGTCCTTCTCCACGGGGCCTGTCGGGCGCACCTCGAAGGCGTGCGGCTGGACCGTGTCGTCGAACATCCCCTGGGCCCACGCCTTGTGCTTGGCGTAGTTGTGAGCCACCTGCGGGTCCGAGGTCATGAAGGCGTGCGAGTTGCCCCTCCGGCCGCCCAGTTCGTACGAGGGGTCCACCATGTCGCCGGGCTGGAAGGGGTGCGAGGTGCCGTGGTAGTACCTCTGCTCCTCCATGGCGCTGGACCGCACCATGCGGTTCTCGCCGGAGTCGATGTCGTAGCGCAGGACGACCTTCTCCGGCACCCACTCGGGCTTCGCGGAGTCCTCGGTGACGTCCCGGCCGAACATGCCTCGGCTCATGGCCTCGTACTGGAGCGCGAGGGCGTGCGAGCACATCCGGCCCGCGAACCGGCTGAAGTCGTCGGGGGCGCCCCAGTGGTACGCGCCCCACTTGCAGCCGCAGGAGTACGTGGCGATCGAGTTGCGGGCGCCGGGCAGGCGCTGCACGCCGGTCTCGTAGACGTGGTGGTCCCCCTGGACCTCTCCGAAGACCACTCCGTCGCTCGCGAGGGTGATGCGCACCCCTCCCTCGGAGCGGATCCGCTTCGCCTTCGCGCGGACGTCGGCCCAGGCCGCCGTGACGTGGAATTTAAAATCGGGATCCGCCGCCGCGAGGGTCAGCATCTCGTACGGGTCCACCGAGCCGTGGGCCACGATCTCCTCCTCGGGGATGGCGTCGGCCGTGTCGGCGAAGCCGCCGTCCTGCTGGTTCGCCTGCTTGGCACTGGTCTTGTAGTGCGAGCCGTCGACCATCGAGTGGTGGGTGTACTCGCCGGGGTACGAGGGCGCGTAGTTCTCCTCGTAGTCGTGCGTGCCCTCGGCCCACGAGATCCCGTGGTGCTGACCGCCTCCGCCCTCCTCGCCGTGCAGCACGAAGTGCGTCGGAGGCCGTTCTCCACCGGTGTGCTCCTCGGCGTCGATGTCCGAGTCCATGGAGGCGTCGTCCGGGTCCGCGTGCTCGTCGTTGTGGATCCACGAGGAGGCGGGCAGGTGCTGGTAGAGCTTCTGGGCGCGTTCGGCCATCGGCCGGGACTTGTCGTGGACGAAGTCGTGCACCTCAGGGCTCAGGGCCACGGCTCCGCCGTTGTAGGTCTTCTCGGCGGCCGGAGGGCTCAGGAGGTGGATGTCCTGGGCCTTGTGGTCCTCCTCGCCGATCCGGGCGTCCTCGTGCGTGATGTGGCCCAGCTCGGGGTGGTGGAAGCCGGGCTGGTGGAGGTCCGGCCCCTGGTAGCCCTGCTGGTGGGCGTAGTCGGGGTTCGTGGAGACCCAGTCGCCCTTGTTGATCACGTTCGTGCCGTGCGGGGCTGAGCGGTAGATGTCCACCATCTCGCCCTCGTGGCCCATCTCCCCGAGGTGGTTGTTGCCCTCACCGGGGCCGGGCGCACCGTGCATCATCCGGTAGTCGTTCTCGGCCAGCACGATGTGCGAGGCAGTGTGCTGCATCGGCTCGGAGAAGGTGTGGTGGACCCAGCCGTTCTCGTCGGCCTCGGGGTGCGGAGCGTCCGGCTTCCAGGAGATGCCCTTGATGCTCATCGGCTTGCCCCGGCGCATGGGGACCTCGGCGTCGCCGTACTCGTAGTCGTGCGACCAGACGCCGTTGTTCTTCAGAACACTGGGGCGCGTCTCGATGTGCTTGGGGTCCGGAGTGTCCGCGTGCAGAATCATCGGCACCTCAGTGCGCGGATCCCGGATGTTGCGGTGTGCGAAGTTCCGGCTGATGTCCTCGTTGGTAGACCAGTGCATGCCGAGCGGGCCGGTGCTGTGCAGGTGCTGCCGGAGGATCTCGGCATGGTCAGCGGCCGACCCTTCGCCGCTGTTGATCTGCTTGGCGTCCCAGGGCTCCAGCTTGACGCTCATGCCCCGGTGAATCGTGTCCCCGAGGTTCGGCAGATGCTGGTCCCAGTCCGTGGCCTTGCCGTAGTCGGGGTGGTCGTAGAACTTCTTCTCTTTGCTGATCGGCATGTCGTTGGCGTGCTTGACGCGACTGCCCGGGTGCCGGTCTTCCATCTCGTTCATCAGCGCCGATGCCGCGCCCGGATGACCGCCCTCCAGGCTGTCCACCGTCACGATGCCGCCCTTGCGCTTGGGCGGGAAGTAGTTCAGGGTCCCTGCGTGCTCACCCGTCTCCGGGTGGATCGCGCGCAGGGTCCTCTTGATGGGGAACTTCGATCCGCCCGTGTCCCGGTCCTCGTGCTCGAACTGGAACTGCGGAACGGCCGCCGTGGTCTGGAGCGAGCCCATCCGGACCGGCAGGGCGATGTCGGGCCGCTCCTGGAGGACCTGCTCCAGCTCCGGGTAGTCGTCGGAGGCCAGATGGACGCTGGAGGCCTGCCGGGTGCCGGTGGCGTACGGGGTGAGCTGGGAGGCCGAGTAGGTGCCCCGGCCCGCGCCGTTATCGAGGACGACGTCGTACTCCTCCCCCAGGACGCCGGAGTAGATGACCTCTTCCACGGTGCCGGGGATGCCGTCGACCGTCATCACGCGCTGACCCTCGTGGAAGTCGGCCGGGTACGGCTGTGCCGCCGCGTGCTTCATCGACAGGGCAGTCTCGTGCCTGCTTTCACGGCGTCCAAGCCCCATGCGTCCTCCTCGGTCTCACCCCTTCCGGGGAGCAAGAGCGGGGAGGACAGGGTCACACCAGAACCACGATCAGGATGACGATCAGTACGACGAGCAGGATCGTCCCGAGGCCGTAGGGGTACATGAGGGCTCCTTCCTGGAAAGTTGTCCCCAGGAAGGGTGCCCGCTTATGCAGATCTGACGCGGAACCCGGTCTACGCGGGCTCCACCATGAAGTACGCCACGGTCGAGGTGTCCGAGGCCGAGCTGGACGTGATGGTGAACGAAGTTCCTGCCGTCCGTGCCGACACCCGCAGCCATCCCGGAGTGCCGCCGTCGGCCTGGGAGGTCAACTGGATCCTGGTCGTGGCCGTCACGCTGGTGTTGGACACCGTGGCCGTGCCGCCGGACAGGGTCACCACTCCGGAGCGGGCGTTGGTGCCCTCCTTGACCGCCAGACCGCCCCCGGCGGTTCCCGCGATCAGGGCCTTGGCCGCCCCGGTGAAGACCGAGAAGGCGCCGGAGGCCTGGCCGGATCCGCCCATCGAGAAGAACGAGTCCGTCTTCAGGGTGGCCGCAGCGCTGCGGTACAGGTTGGTGTCCGGCACGGCGGTACCGGATCCCCAGCTCAGTTTGCCGTCCGCACCGACCGTCATCCGCTGCTGGGAATCGCCCGTGACGCTGGACTGGAGGACGATCGACCCGGCGGTGGCCGCCACGCTGATCGCGGTCCCGGCCCAGTTCCACGAGGTGATGTCCGAGCCTGTGACCATCCCTCCCCGCAGGAGGGTGGTGTTGCCGCCGCCGTCGTTCCAGGCGGTGGTCACACCGTTGACGTCACCCGAGGCCACCACGACGTACGAGGATCCGGAGACGGACACGCCGTACTGCGGAGTCAGGTTGCCGGTCGTGCCGTCGTCGTCACGGCCGGTGGTGACGATCAGCCCTTCCGCGAACACCTTCCGGGTCGTCGTGTTGACCTTGAGACCGGCGTACCCGGAGGTGGTGGAGCTGCGGCCGTCCCGGGTCAACCGGCAGCCGGACAGCACGATCGTGCCGGTGCTGGTGGAGCTGCCGATGTTGAACCCGTGCTGCCCGTTGCGGTCCGTGGAGCACCCCACGAAAGTCTGCACGGCGGTGTTCGTGGCGAGGAAGAACCCGTCGGTGCCGGACCACTCGGCGCGGCAGCCGATCCACGTCGAGCCGTTGGCGCCCGCCACGTACCAGCCCCAACTGCTGCACCCCAGGGCGTAGCAGTCCCCGAAGTAGCTGTCCGTGGAGTTGTTGAGGGCGAACCCTGTCCCGCCGCACCACAGGGCCGAGAGCCGCTCCCAGTGGAGGCAGAAGGGCGCCTGGGGGCCGGGAGGGGCGCTCAGGTTGTAGGCGGTGTCGAACCCGTTGCCGGTGACCTGCCGGACCTGCACGTCCCGGATGGTGATGTGCTGGATCTGCCCCTTCATCTGGATACCCGCCACGGACCCGGTGGGCAGCGAGGAGCCGTTGATGGTGAGGTTCTCGATCTTCACCTCGGACGAGATGGTCGCGTAACCGCCGATCTGCTGGTCCACCACCTGGACCACAGCGGCGCCGGTGAAGCTCCCCAGGGGCTTGATGCACGACGGGGTGGGAGAGGACGTGCTCTGCGCCTCACCGCCGCCGTGCGTGCCCGTCAGGGTCACGTAGGGAGGCACGAGGAGGGGCGCGCTGGTGCGATACACGCCCAGGGGCATGTAGACCACTCCGCCGACCGGGCAGGCCGTCAGAGCGGCCTGGATGGCCGTGGTGTCGTCCGTGGTGCCGTCACCCAGCGCGCCGTAGTCCTTGACGCTGATCCAGCCCAGTGTGGTGAATGACGTCGAATTGAGGGTCGGGGGCTTGGTGAAGCGCACCACGCCCGTGGAGCGGGTGATCCGGAAGGGGACGTCGATCTCCGCTCCGGCATCGCTCCATCGGGAGATGTCGAAGTCCGACCCGGCGTTGGAGCCCGCCTCCGAGGTGGAGTTCGCCCGGACCTCCCAGCGCTGCCCGGATCCCCGGCTGAAGAACCTCAGGGCTCGGGTCGACCCCGGGGAGCCGTTGATGTCCATCCGGTCGGAGTTGGAGATGGTCCCGGTGCCCGTGGAAGGGTCGATCGTGACCTGGACGATCCCGGAGGTTTTGCTGATGGCCACCGTGGTGTCGTTGTACGGACCGGTGGTGCCCTCGATCCAGCCGCCGGACATCTGGACCCGGCGGGCAAACAGGGTCTGCACGCCGTACGCGGGAGACCGGGTGCCGGAGTTGTCGTCGTTGCGGCCCACGTAGGCGCTGCATCCCTGGAGGATGCCGCCCGGGGCCTGGGTGCCGGAGTTGGTTCCCTGGAAGTTGAAGCCCGCCCAGGTTCCGGCGCTGCTTCCGTCCCGCTTGGCCTGGCACCCGATGAGCAGCGGAGGCTTGCCGCCGTCCAGGGTGAGGAAGTTGAAGCCGTTCTTCCCGGACCGGTCGGTGTTGCAGGAGGTCATGACCAGCGAGTAGTTCAGGCCGGTGAAGGTGTAGCCGTGGCCCGCGTTGAACTCCGAGCGGCAGCCGGTCATCGTCACGGCGTTGGGGTTGGCCAGCACGTAGCCGTCCCCGCCGTTGCCCTGCGAGTAGCAGTTGATCATGTCGACGTCGGTCGCCCCGGCGGTCCCCGAGGTGATCGAGACGATGTTGAAGCCGACCCCGCCGTTCGTGGAGCACACGACCTGATCGAAAACCATGCCCGCGCCGTCGTCGGTGCGGATCGCGTCTCCGGTGAACTGCCAGATCGAGACCTTGCGGACCTGGACGTCCTTCACGCCCGCCGAGACCTTGATGCCGGTGATGTTGTTGCCGGTGATGTTGGTCGTCGACCTGCCGCTCAGGGCGAGACCCTCGATCCGGGGTCCGCCTCCGAGGGCCGAGTCGAGGTACGAGCCGCCGACGGGGGCCGGGTCCACCCGGATCAGCTCGGTGCCCAGGAAGTTGCCGATACCTGGCCGGAGATAGGCCTCGGTCATGTTCGTCCGGGGGACGAAGTGCGGGCTCCAGCCTCCGCCCCGGAGGGTCACGCCCAGGGTCAGAATGACCGTGTTGGCGAGCCGGTACTTGCCCGGCGGCACGTAGACCACGTCGCCCTGGGAAGAGGCGTCGATGGCCGCCTGGAAGGCTCCGGAGTCGTCGGTGAAGTCGTCCGCCTTGGCCCCGTAGTCCATGACGTTGCGGACCAGCGAGCCGGTCCGCACGACTCCGCCGCCCTGGGTGCGTACGGGGGCGGTGGTGGGGCCGGTCGCGTAGACGATGTTCGCACCGAGCTGGAAGGACGTGTTGGTGCCGTCGTCGTACAGGCCTGCCGTGTTCGCGTGCAGGTAGGCGTTCTCGATCTGGACGGAGGTGTTCCCGCTGAAGGAGCCTCCGTACTGCGGGCTGTTGGTGCCCGTTCCGTTGTCGTCCGTGCCGGGGTACTGGATCCAGTCTCCGATGGTGACCGGAACCGTGCTCGCCGCCGCGCACACGCCCGCGTAGGCACCCCCTCCGGCGCCTCCGTTGCGGCCGTCCCGGCGCGTCATCAGGTTGGAGAGGACGATCGGCGCGTTGCCGGTCGCGTCGATGAACACGCCGTGCCAGCCGTTGCGGTCGGTGCCGCAGTTCGACATCTGCATGCCGCCGGAGCCCGTGCCGGTGCCCCAGGAGCCGGTGACGTAGTAGCCGTGGTTGCCGTTCCACTCGGCCCGGCAGGAGCTGAGCTGGCTGTTGGCCAGGTTGTTCAGCACGAAGCCGTTGGCCCAGTTCCCGATCGCCTGGCAGTCGATCATCGTCAGGTCGGTCATGAGCTGGAACATGGCGCCGTGGCCGTGATTGTTGTCCAGCATCACCCGGTGCAGGCGCCAGGAGTACGGGTAGACCCCGGCGTTCACGCCGGTGTAGATGCCGTTGCCGGTCATGTCCCGCACAGTGACGTCGTGCATGACCACGTTCTGGATGTTGCCCTTGGCCTGGATGCCGTCCAGTCCGGACGGGCCCACGGCACCGTGAATCATGATGTTCATCAGGCGCTGCTCACCCGAGATGGCCGTGTAGCCACCGGTGGGCTGGTCCAGGAAGAGGATCGCCGCAGCGCCGGTGAAGGTCGCCAGGGGCTTGATGCGCACCGCCGGGTCGTACAGACCCGGGACCTTCATCAGGTTGGTGTGCATGCCCATGAGGGTCTTGCCCGGCGGCACGACGATCGGCGAGTTGATCGCCACGTCTCCCGGCGGCAGCAGGATCACAGATCCGGCCGGAGAGGTGCTCAGCAGGGTGTTGATCGCGGGGGCGTCGTCCGTGGTGCCGTTGATGACGGCCCCGTGCTCCTTGGCGTTGTAGACGAAGGAGTCCTGGCGCATGTACCGGCCGTCGGCCGTGGCCTGGGTGATGGAGCCCAGGTCGGCTGCCGTCAGGGTCACAGAGGGGCCCGAGTAGCCGTTGACGGACTGCACGGCGGCCAGGGGGAGCCGGTTCACCGGCAGGCGCGCGGTGGAGTCCAGAGGGGCGACACCGTTGGCCACCCCGATCTGGGCCGTGGGGACCGCTCCCAGGTCGGAGGCGGTCAGGACGACGTTGCCGAAATGCCCGTTGACGGAGGTGACCGCGCTGTCACCGAGACCCGGGATGAATGAGCTGGGGACCTTGCCGTCCGAACCGAGAGGGGCGACGCCGTTGTTGGCGCCCTTCTCGGTGACCGCGATGAAGTCCTCCGCGTCCGAGGTGGTGAGGTGCTTGGGCATCTAGTCCATCCAGAAGGAGCAGTTGAGGCCGAGCCACGGAGTGTTCGGGTTCGGCCCCGATCCGGCGAAGAAGACGATGTTCTGGGTGTCGGTGTCGATCTGGAAGCGAGCTGTTCCGATCTGGCCGGACCCGGTCGTACAGGTGCCGACCACGTCCTGCGGGTAGGCGACCTCGCAGTCCGAGGGCAGGGTCGCCACGACATAGCCGGTGGCCCAGTTGTTGCCGGAGACCAGCTCGACCCGGCCCCGGATGAACACCTGGTTGCCGATCCGGCGGATCCTGGGGAGCCAGATGGCGGAGCTGCTCTGGTAGCCCCTCACACCGGAGGCGAGGGTGAGGGTGCGCCAGGCCTCCACGTACGGCAGCGGGATCCAGGAGGACCCGTTGTACTGGTAGATCGCCTTCTGGTCGGTACGGGAGCAGATCGAGCCGTTCGGAGGGCTGCTGGGCATCCCTCCCGAAGAGGACGAGACGTAGAACTTCGGGGTCACCCACTGCCCGGAGTTCGATCCCGAGGCGACCGAGGTGTACTCCTGGTTCGCTGCCGTGGGAGTGGCGGACGGCACCACGAGGTAGGACCCCGCGAGCGAGGGGATCTGAGCCGAGGGCACCAAGCTGTTGGAGTCCAGGGAGGCCACACCGTTCGCCGCGCCCCGGGCCGACGTGGAGATCGCTCCGGCGTCCGAGGCCACCAGGGTGACCGCGCCCGTCTTGCCCGCCACCGAGGTGACCGGGGCAGCGGGCACCTGGGCCGCCGTGAGCTTCCCGTCTCCCCCGAGTGTGGCCACACCGCCAGCAGCGCCCAGGGAGGCCGTCAGGACGACCGTGGAGGGGAGCTGGGACGCCAGGATGTGCGCGGTGGAGTCCAGGGACGCCACACCGTTCACAGCGCCTCTGGAGGCCGTTGAGAGGGCTCCTACGGTGTCCGCTGTCAGTACGACGTTGCCCACGAGGCCGTTGACCGAGTCCACCGAGCCGGTCAGCACCGTGGGGAGCTGGGAGCTGGGGACCTTGCCGTCGGAGCCGAGCTGGGCGATGCCGTTGTTGGCGCCGATGATCTCGGCGGTGACGAAGTCGCCGGTGTCGGCGGTCGTGAGGTGCTTAGGCATCCACCGTCTCCTCGTAGAACGTCTCGGGGTCCACCTCGATGTGGCGCCGGATGCCGACGACCTTCGGGGTGGCGAACTTGCCGATCGGGTCCCAGTCCTTCAGCTCCACGCCCTCGGGGAGGTCGCGGGGCTGGTGCAGCTCCCGCGCGAGCTTGCGGGTGCGTTCGGTCTGCCGGAACAGGGCTGCGGGCTTGGGCATGCCGCCCCGCTGCTCGTCGGACTCCTCGGGGCGCGCTGCACCCTCGGAGGCCGCTTCGCCGCCCTGCTCGGTGCCGTCCACCGGGGTGGCGGGCATGCCGGGCATCGGGACCCCACCGGCGGGCTGGTTGCCCATGAGGTCCATCTGAGTGGGAGCCAGGGTCGGCGTCATCGGTCCGGAGGCCAGACCGAGCTGGGGAGTTTGGATGCCCTGAGTGGCGTCCGGCAGGGCCGGGGGCATGGCCTGCTGGGCCACCGGCTGGAAGTCGGCCCGCAGGTCGGACGGGATCGGGAGTCCGGCGTCCTTGAGCGCCTGGTAGGTCTTCTTCCGGGTCTCCTGCTCGGCCACCGCGAGGGCCACGGACTCGTCCTGGGTGCGCTCGATCTCGTCCTCGAAGTCGATGCCGGAGGCCATGAGCCGGGTCTTCATGGAGATCGGGACCCCGGCCGCGCGCAGGGCCTCGAAGAACTCCCGCTCGGCCGCCTCGTCCTTGAGGGACATCGTCTGCATGGTCAGCTCGGGGACCAGCAGCTTCGGCTGCTCGACGATGCGCTCCTCGCCGGTCTCCTCGTCGATCTCCAGGACTTCTTCCATCTTCACGTAGCGCTTGCCGTTGCGCTCGTCGTAGTCGTAGTGCTCCTGGGCCTCGGCGACCACCAGAGCCCGCTGGCGGAAGTGCTCCTTGATCATGTCCTGGTAGGTCGTCAGGAGCTGGGAGACCAGGTCGCGGTTCAGCGCGTCGGCCGCGTACGTCTCACCGGAGGAAGCACCAGACAGCATGGTCTTGGACAGGCCGAAAGCCTGAAGGATCCGGTCCTCCAGCCGCTCGAAGTCCGCCGTCATGTCGGGCATGTTCTCCCGGCCGAAGACGGGCTCCATGGTCACCGCGAAGTTGTGCACGAGAGCCCGGAAGTCGGCCGCGAGAGCGGCGTCCAGGGACTCCATGAACTCCTCCAGGTCGTCCTGGGTGGGAATCCACGGGATCTCCGTGCCGAGGTCCTTGGCGGTCGCTCCGAGCTTCACCAGGACCAGCGGGGTGTACAGGCGGTCCGCCACGGCGTCCTGAGCCGCGTTGAGCATCTCCTCCTGCATGACCGCGCGCATGGCGCGCATGAGCAGCGGGATACCCCGCTTGGCGAAGGTGTCCGCCTCGAATTTCATCTGCTGGAGCAGGATGTTCGACACCGGCATAAGGTCGTCCGCGCCGGAGTAGCGGGACAGCTCCGGGTAGACCTTCATGATCTTCTCGTACTCCCACGCCGGAGAGCGCCGCTGCATGACCTCGCGGATCGTCTCCGGCAGGCGGATCAGGAAGCGGGGCTCACGCAGGAAGGCCGATCGCTGGACCTGGACATCGTCCGGATTGAGCAGCTCCTCGTTGTCCCAGATGCCCAGGGACTCGTTGAAGGTGGCGAACGGCCAGGCCTCGCCGACGGTCCAGTACTCCCGGCCGACGTCCAGCAGGAACTTCTTATAGTTCAGGCCCTCCTTGGTGAAGAAGAGGTCCTCGTAGAAGCGTGTGACCTGCTCGTCCTTGCACCGCAGTTCCATGCCGAGCAGCGGGTACTTCGTGTAGATGTCGATGCAGGACGCGATGATCGGGTGGGTCTGGTACAGCAGGCGGCAGTACATCCGGAGCTGCCGGAGCTGGGCCTCGTCGTCGACCTCGTAGGGGAGGTTGTTCTGCTTCCAGTAGAACAGCGGGTCGCGCGGGCGCCCGGTGGCGAACGCAGTCGACGAGGGGCCTCCGGCCGCTGCCGTCCGGCGCATGTTCACCCGCCGGTTCTTCCGCATCTGGGCAGCTTCAGGAGTTCCGTCGGTCTGGGCAGCACCCCCGCGCACCATGCTCTTGCCCAGGCGCTGGAAGGCAGCCGCCTGGTACGCGTCCATCTGGGGGTCCTGCTCAGGCATGGTCGTTCTCCTTGGTGTTGTCGGCGATGGCCCGGATGAGGTTCCCGAAGCACCTCTTCACGGGCCACGGCACCTCCCCCTGCTCCTGAAGCGAGGAGAGCAGCAGGACGTTGTCCCGGCAGGTGCCGCAGAGGTAGATCATCTCCCCGGGCGAGTGCGGCATCGGCAGTTGGTGGACGACCAGTGGCCTGGGGCTGTGGAACTTCGACCCCTGGCATTCGTGCTCCGTTGCGAGGATGCCGGGAAGCTCGGTCCGGGGAGCGTTCTCGATGTGCGTGAGAAGCTCCCCCGAGATCACTCCGCGCCTTCCTTCCGGCGCCCGGAGACCTCGCGGCGGACCGGGGTCAGGGAGAGCACTCCGCGCTGGCGCAGCTCGCTGGGGAGGGTGTCCCCCTCGGCGAAGGTCACCGACTCCCCGCGCTGGTGCTCCACCCCGTCGGGCCCCTTGTAGTCCACGACTACGTAGAACGTGCGCTCGGCCATTACCGTCCCTCCCGGATCTGCTCGATCACGGCGTCCTTGTCGTCGGCGAACTTGATCGCCAGGTGTCTCACGTAGTTGTCCATCCCCAGCTCCGCGCCGGAGGCCGTGCGGAGCATGGAGCCCTTGGCGAACGGGGGAGCACTCCCGCCGCCCTCCTCGTCGTCCTCCGGCTCATCGCCCTCGTCGTCGCTGCCGGGGAAGCCCTCTCCCTCGTCCTCCTCGCCGGGGTCGCCCCCTGCACCGAAGGGATCCACGCCGCCCATGGGGTCTCCCATGGCGTCCGGAGCGGCCGGAGGACCGCCGATCTGACCGGGCATGCCGGGCACCTGCATGGGCATCCCGTCGACCGTCTGGGGGAAGGCCGGGAACTGCGGCTGGACCTGGACGGTGAAGCAGGTGTGGCAGTACTCGCACTCGGTGCTCCGGTCCGAGCGGGCGATCACCTGACCCGAACCGCAGAAGGGGCAGTGGAAGATCGTTGCCCCGTCGCCCGAGTCGTGAGCCACCTTCTGATACGGGGCCATCCGAGCCTCTTTCAGATTGTGATGAATGTGGTCCGGGAAGTCTCCGGAGGGGAAGTCCGTGTGGTGCTCGTGATGGTGATGAGCTGCGACTTCATCCGGCGACATCTCCTTGAGCACATCGTGAAGAAAGTGATCTGGGGAGTATCCGTGATGCTCTTCGAGGTGCCGGAGATCGTGCTCCTTGCCGTGCTGTTCGGTGGAGTGATCGGTCAGCTCATCACAATGTGAGCAGTACTCCCCGCCGAAGCTCGGCTCGTTCTCCTCGTGAGCCTCGTCCAGGTCGTGTCCGGGGGATTCGGGGTCCGCGTCGCCCCGCTCGGCTCCAGGGGCCACGTGGGCGTGCTGGACGGCCTTCTTGGCCACATGGGCCTCGTGGACGTCCGAAGCGTCGGGGAGGGCCTTGCCGCCGCTGTAGAGCGACGAGTGGTAGGGCGCCTCCTCCTTCCAGTCGCCGACGAGCTTGTCCCGATGGGTCTCGAACTCCTCGTCGTCGTTGTCCCGCTCGTCGTGGTGCTGCCGGTTGCAGCCGCCGTGCGTGATCTCGATGTCGTCTGAGGAGAGCGGGATCGCGTTGTAGTGCCCGATCGGGTCGTCCGTGTTGTTGCGGACCACGATGCCGTCGTGGCCGGAGGCCCGCAGGGAGTCCCGGTAGGCCTCCAGGCCGTACTTGCCGTCCGAGCGGTGCTGGCCCTTGGCGTACTCCAGCAATCGGCCGGAGCAGCAGCCGTGCTCGTCGCTGGCGTCGTCCCGGTGGTTTCCGACGTACTTGCCGTCGTCCTGCATGTGGCCCGAGGCGTGCAGGCGCTCGTACGCGTCATGCGTCATGTGGTCGAGCGAGTTGTAGTGCACCGGGTTCTTCATGTGCAGCTTGGCGTGGATGACCCGGTTGCCCGCGTTCGAGCCCGACATGAACTCCTTGGACATCCCGTGCAGGGACGTCCAGTGCGAGCCGATGTGGTTGTTCCAGTCCCCGGCGCCGAAGTTGCCCCAGTAGCCGTGGCCGCTCATCAGCTCAGTGGCGCTCTTGGGCGGCCCCTCGAACTGGGTCCCGGTGCCGTGGTACCACTCGTGCTCCCCCGGGCCGCCGGAGTGCATCTCGGAGTGGTGCGGGTTCGGGTAGCCCTGGGACTCGGCCGCCGTCTTGCGGGACTCGTAGAAGCGGTCCCAGACGCTCTGCGGGAGGGGCTGGAGCAGCGGGTGGTACGTGTCGTCGGCCAGCTCCCCGGCCCAGTGATCGGCGGCCTCCCGGCGACCGGCCGTACGCTCACGCGAGACGGCCTGGGCGCACCCGGCGCACACCAGTCGGCCGTCCTCCAGCCGGGTGCGGGGAATGAACGGGGACGCCTTGGCGCCGCACCGCTCGCAGGTCCTGCCCATGACCACCTCCACCCCTTCGGCGGAGATCAGGCCGTGAGGACATCAGGAGGGTGTGAAGGCGTCCCGGATGAGAGCGGCGGACGCGGTCCTCAGCAGATCCTCGCGTTCGTCGTCGTCCAGATGCGACGCCATGGCCGTGAAGGAGTCCGAGGAGCGCAGACGGGAGGCGACCAGGGTCAGCGCCTCCTCGGCGATGTCCTGGAAGGAGGCGAGCTTTCCTGCGTCGGCCATGGCGTTCAGAAGGGCGCTGGAACCGCCCTCGTCGTAGATCTGGCGGGCTGTGACGGTCCCGACGCCCGAGACCTCCAGCGAGTCGTCCAGAGCCGCTTCCACGGCCCCCTGACGGCTTCCCAGGGGGCGGAGATCGTCGGTGTCCTCCAGGGTGACCTTGCCCGCGAGGGAGCCGGTCCGCCACTGCACGTGGGCGTTGTGGCCGGACACGACGAGGACGGAGCCCTGGTCCCCCGGATCCAGGGTCTTCGTCTTCAGGCCGACGTACTCGATCCGGCTCCCGTCGCTGATCACGCTTCTCCTACAGGGCCAGCAGCGGGAGAAGCTCTCCCGCCTCCGCGAGGGCTGTGCCCGCTCCGGCCGCCTCTCCCGCTGCCGCGCCCCCGGCGGCGCCCGCTCCCCCTCCGGGCAGCATGCGCTTCAGGCCCGGTACGACCGGCGGAACCATCCCGCCACCCTCGGAGCCCTTGCCGCCGTCGTCCCCCTCGCCCTCCTGGCCCGTACCGCCCCCGCCGGGCCTGCCCGGCTTGAAGTCGGCCGGAGCCCAGGTCTTGACCTTGTTCGTGGCCGGGCCGTCCTCGACGCCCCCACGGTCGCCGAACAGGAGCGGGCTCATGTCCTCGGCGTGCTTGTGGAGGTAGGTCTCGTAGGCCTGGGACGCCACGTGCAGGACCTGCCGCTCGGACAGGCCCGGGTTGTACCGGCGCACCTCGGCCGCGATGGCCGCGATCTTCGCCGTGCTCGGTGGCAGGTCGTTGCCGCCCTGCTCGATGTCACCCCCGTTGAGTCCGGAGTCCGGGGTGTCGGCACCGGCGGGGTTGTCGTCGATCCCGTCCATCCCCATGCCGGGCGAGTCCATCCCGCCGCCCTCCGGCATCTGCCGGGGCTTGGTGGTCTCCGCGATCCCGCCCTCCATACCGGGCACGGGCGCCGGAGCGCCCGCATCAGCCAGTGGATCCGGGGTCGGGTTGTTCACGTCCGAGACCGGCGCCCCGTCCGCCGCTTCCTTGCGGGCGGAGCTACGGACGAAAGGGGTACCACCCCACGCCAGCGGATTCTCGCCCGCCGAGATGCGGGCGGCCAGGGACGAGAACTTCCCCGCCCACGGCGGAGCCGATCCCGAGTCCTTGTCGTCGTCCGAATCCGAGTCGGAGTCGGAGTCGTCGTCCCCGTCGGAATCGCCGTCGTCAGAGGAATCGTCGGAGTCGTCGTCATCGTCCCCCGAGTCGTCGCTGTCGTCGGAGTCGTCCGAATCGCTGTCGTCGTCCGAGCCGTCGTCGTCTCCGTCGTCCCCGGAGTCGTCGTCCTCGTCGGAGTCGTCGTCACCTCCGGGAGGGAAGGATCCCGCCTCCGCCAGCAGGGCGAAGCGCTGGGCGAAGACGCTCTTCAGCTCTTCCTCGTCCACGCCCGCCTCGGCCGCCACTGTCTGGATCCGCTCCCCCGCGAGGGCAAGCCGGTCCTCGAACTCGGTCTGGGACGTGGCCATGGCCAGGAAGGCCCAGGTGCCGGTGGAAGCGGCCTTGGCCGTCTCCAGGGCCAGAGTGTGGCGCTCGGCGTCGAGATCGCGCGACGCCTCGCTCCACAGGTCCGTCGTCATCTGTTCCTCACTTTCCCTGACGCTCGGCCAGCAGACCCGCCTGGACACGCTGACGGAAGGCCAGGGCCTGCTTGCCCATGGCCTGGTTGGTGGTCGACATGTGCCCGCCGCCGATCAGGGCGTCTGCGGGACTCGCGGGAGACTGTCCCACACCGGGGACGACCGGCGTACCGAAGGGCTCCGCGCCGTTGTAGGGGCTCGGGCCGCCCGGAGCTGCCGCGTTCTGCTCTCCCACCAGGGGACCGGGGCGCCCGGGGCCGTTGATCGGTGTGGAGCCGTCGGCGGCCGGAGAGGTGTTGGGCGCCATGGTCGGCAGGTCCATCGAGGTGGACGCGGTGAGGTACATCCCGTTGGAGGGCACCTCGTTCTTGGAGACCACGTGCGCCGTGACCGCCTTGTGCGTGTCCACCCGCTGGCCCAGCTTCGGCCAGTTCGCCGCAGCCGTACGGTGCGCCTCCACGAACGCCCGCTGGTGTTCGGGGTTGTCGGAGATGCCCGCGTACAGGCCCGCTTCGAAGTCCGCCGAGCCCGTGGAGACCAGGCGCGTGCCCGGGGTCCAGCGGGAGCCGTAGCCGTAGCCCTTGCGGAAGTCGGGGCGCTCCCGCTCGGCCGCCGTGACGATCAGCGAGGAGACCTTGGCCCCCGCGTGGGTCACACCGTTGCCGGGGCCCGCCACCGAGGCCGGGGTGTTCTGCGGGACACCGGCCGTCTGGTCCACCGAGGAGTAGCCCTCGGCGTACTGCTGTGCGGGCGCAGGAACGCTTGCCGAGTCGTCCCCGAAGGTCGGGGCCGCGTGGGCGCTGGCGTCGCTCCTACCGGCCGCCTGGCCCCCTCCGGCGGACGCCGGGGGCGGAGTGGTCGCCGGGCTGTTGGCCACCGGCAGACCCGTGGGGGTCGGGTGGGGCGCGTCGGAGCCGCCGAACATGTCGGCCTGCTTCTTCACCGCCGCCTTGGGAGCGGCAGGCTGGGCGTTGCCCGTGCCGTTGGTGGTCCACTCCGGCTGGAACTCCTCGTCCAGCGGGAAGGCCACGTCCTGCGGGATCGGGCTCGGCGCGTGGGGCTGGTTGTTCGCGTCTACGGTCTCCTGGATCTGCGGAAGCCCGGACGCGGCCTCCTTACGCTCTTTTCCCTGACCACCGGCCTTGGCTCGGGCCTGGAGGTAGTCGTCCATCGAGAAGGCGTAGCCGATGGCCGGGGAGGGGGCGTCGATCAGCGAGCCCTGGTGACGCGGACCGGTACCGGCGCCGCCCTCGGGGGTCGGGCCCTGGCCGTACGACAGGGGCGCGGCGGAGTCCTGCTGCATCCCCTGCGGAGGGGACCAGGACAGCTCGTCGCCGGTGGAGTGGCCGCCGGGCTTCTCCGGGGCACCGGAGTCCGCTCCGGAGCCGCCGTTGACGATCTCCTGGAGCAGCGGGTTGCGCTCGGAGGTCTCGGTGCCGGAGACGCCCGCGTTGATGGGGTCGACCTCGGGGGCGAAGTTGTCGAAGACCTCGGTCGGGAGCGGCGTGGTCTTCGGCGAGTTGTTGGGGTCGATCGTCTGCTGGATCTGGTCCAGGCCCGAGGCCGCCTGCGCCCGCAGGAAGGCCGCGTAGTCGACGAACGCCTTCTTGGCCGCCTCCGCCCGGGTGCCGTACTGACCGGCCAGGGAACGGGCCTTGCCCTCCGCCTGGATGCCGAACTCCTCGGCGTCGGCCTTCACGAAGTCGGGGGTGCGGCCGAACCATGCGGCGGCCTCAGCCACCATGCGGTTCTGCCACTGCGGGTCCACGCTCGCCTCGTAGGCGAGCCAGTCCGTGGCCGCCGTGTGGTGCTCGTGGACGCGGACCGGGGTGAGGGTCTCCCCCACCACGGTGTTCGCGAGGTCCAGCTCACGGGCCTGGGCCGCCTCGGCACGGACGCCACGGTCGAACTTCTCCAGCTCGTCCAGCAGTCGCGCCTGCTCGGCCAGGCTCGAAGCCTTGTTCACGGCGCGGACGAGTTCAGCGCGCTTCTGCACGTCTCCTCCTGCGGTGGCCCGCCGCTGTCGGCGCCGGACCTTGCGGTCTTCGGGCGAGGGATTGACCCGGACCCTGGTGGTCCGGTCCCGCATGGGCTCCTGAACGCGAGAGCCCCACTGTCCCTGCTGGAACAGCCAGTACTCGTCCTCGTCCGTCTCGTCCATGCGCTCCCTCCACCCCTTCGCCGGGAACAGGGCCTACAGGACAGCAAGAAGCCCCTCTCCGCTCCTGCCGTGCGGTGAGGGGCTCCCAGGGCCCAACCTGTTCCCGGAGAGCTTACGTGAGCCTGTAGCGGCTCTCGGTCGGCCCCCGCTGGCCGCAGTAGTGGCCCGTCTTGGTGTAGTCCCGCTCGGGGGCGCTCACGGGCTCGAAGACGATCTGGGCGATCGGCATGTCCGGGTAGAGCACGATGCCCCACGGGGCGAGGTTGGCGATCTCCAGCGTGATCTGGCCCTCGAAGCCGGGGTCAATGAATCCGGCGGTGATGTGGACGGCCAGGCCCAGACGGCCGAGGGAGGACTTGCCCTCCACGCGGGCGGCCATGTGCGAGGACAGCTTCACGTACTCGTTCGTGCAGGCGAGCAGGAAGGTCGAGCCCTCCATGCGCATCCCCCGCTCAGGGATCTGGCTCTGCTGGGTGTGCGTGTGCCAGGAGGGCACCATGCCGTAGTAGCCGGTGTCCTCCTCGGTCTTCATCCCGGGATCGATGGTGTGAACGTCGTCCCGGGGGATGCGGATCTCTCCGGAGAGGGTGAGGTCGTAGGAGACCGGCTGGAGCCGGTCCTCGGCGAAGGGCTTGATCGAGAGGTAGTCCTCCTCGATCGCCTTGCGGATCTCGAAGTCAGCGAGCACGGTTTTTAAAATCCTCTCTGGCGGGTCAGCGCTGAGCGCGGTCGGCGATCAGCGCAAGGGCGGCCTTGCGGCTCTTACCGCCCTTGGGGGTCTGCGGGGCCCTCTCCGGCAGAGGATTGCCGGGCCAGCTCTGAGATGCCGTCGCGTTGGCGTGGAAGCCGTAACAGGGCTGCGGCTTGTCGCACAGTACGGCGGAGTCAGACGGGTTCGGAGCGAGACACAGCGCCACGGGCTACCTCCTGGGGAGTCAGGTTCGTCGCGACCACCTCTATGTGCTCGGCCGCGATGAAGATCTTGTCGGTGTCGGGAACGATCGCCGGGTCGGCCCCCTGAGCGATCAGGAGCCGGTCCACGGTCTTGAGCAGAACGTCGAGCATGCCGTCCACTGGGATGACCTCCGGTGTACAGGGAAGGTCACTCTGACGCTACGCACAGAATCCTTGGAGTGCAAGATCCTTGGAGAGGGTGGCATATGCACCGGGGGCACAGGGGGCGCACAGGAGTACGGTACTCGGTTGCTCCAGGGTTGGTTGGTAGTGCATGATGGGGATCAAGCCGATGCGAACGGCGGGGGTTCCTTCAAATCTGGATTGAAAAAGACACCTCCACCATCGAGTTCTCGGCCCTTGACAACTCCATATCGCGGAATGTGCTGAGCCGAGGGCCAACGATGCGAATGCGCGGGTTCCTTCTTAATCCGTGTGTCAGTGGTTCGAGTCCATTCACCGGATCCTCTCGGTGTAGCTCAGTCGGATAGAGCAACGGCTTCGCGTCCCTGCGCTGATGAAGTTCTCGTTGGGCCTCGCCTCAGCACATCCCGAACTGTCGTAGTGGTGGAAGATGCTCGATGCGAATGGTCGGGCTCCTTCAATTTGTCTCGAAAACAAATCACCAGAGGTTCGAATCCTCATGTGTCCCCTCGGGGGCATAGCTCGAAGGTATCGGGCACGGTCTCCTGACCTACCCAGTCCACGAGCATCTCCCAGCGCTACGACAGCGCATACGCATCCTCCCGATGCGAAGGCGCGGGTTCCTTCGTTCCATACCGAAAACACCTGCGCCACCACCAGTTCACGGGAGGGTCTTGCTCCGTGGCTGATGCGAAGACAGGGATTACTTCAACCCGGGAGCCTGAAGTCGCTGGTTCAAATCCAGCCCCCGTGACTCTTCGCGGGGTAGCTCAGTCCGGTAGAGCGCAGGCCTTTAGAAACGTCTCCGTCATCTCAGTTCTCAGCCGCACCGCCAAGCCCCTCCTGCCCGCCAGAGAGGGGCTTTCGCATGTCCAAGTTCCAGGGAAAGACGGCCGCCAAGCGGTCCGGACCGGTCAGCGTGCAGACCACGGTGGCCGAGACCAAGACGTACGAGGGCGGCGCGGGATATACCCGTGACGTCCGCTCCGAGCTGTTCAACCTCGCCGTCGTGAACATGGTGGGCGAGTCCACCTTCTACGAGTCGGCCGAGGACCGGGACAACCGCTACGCGGACCTGATCCGCCAGGTCGCCGTCACCGAGCCCGCGTGGCTCTACCGTTTCCTCGGATGGCTGCGGAACAAGGCGAACATGCGCTCCGCCGCGCTGGTGGGCGGTGCCGAGGCCCTCAAGGCCCGGCTGGAGGCCGGTCTCACCGACCCCTTCGAGGTCGAGCGCTCCTGGATCGGCGACACCATCCGTGTCGGCAACAAGGACTTCGTCCCGCAGGTCATGGCCCGTGCGGACGAACCGGGCGAGTTCGTCGCCTACTGGGCCTCGAAGTGGGGCAACGTCCGGGAGATCAAGCCGGGCCGCTACTCCGCGCCGGTGCTGCCGATGGCGGTCAAGCGCGGGCTCCAGCTCGCCCTCAACGACCTCTTCGACGAGTACGCCTACCAGAAGTACGGGCGCGTGGAGGAGGGCTACTCCCTGGCCGACGTGGTGGAGCTGGCGCACCCGGCACCCAAGGACGACAAGCAGGGTGCTCTGTACCGGCATGCCCTCAACGAGCGGCACAACCGCAAGGCCGAGATCCCCTCCGAGCTGGTCATGCTCCAGCGGCGCAAGGAGATCATGGCCATCCCGGTCGGTGAGCGGCGTGCGTTCCTGGAGCTGCCCACCTCGTCCGAGAAGCTCAAGGCGGCCGGGATCACCTGGGAGCAGCTCTCGGGCTGGCTCCAGGGCCCGCTGGACGCGGCCTTCTGGGAGAAGCTGATCTTCAGCGGTGCCCTGGGCTACATGGCCATGCTCCGCAACCTGGCGAACTTCGAGAAGGCCGGGATCTCCAAGACGGCCCGCAAGCGGGTCCAGGAGCGCCTGAGCGACCCGACGGAGGTCCTGCGGTCCCGGCAGATGCCCTACCGCTTCCTGAGCGCGTACAGGGCCGTACAGAGCGACTGGTGGGGTGAGTGCCTCTCGGACGCCCTGGACGCGTCCCTGAGCAACCTGCCGCACCTGCCGGGCACAACCCTGGTCCTCGCGGACACCTCCATGTCCATGCGCGCTCCCGTCAGCGAGAAGTCCAGGGTCCACTACGCGGACGTCGCGGCTCTGTTCGCGGTGGCCATGGCCAAGGCGGGCGACAGCTCGGCCCTGTACGGGTTCGCCGACAGAGTCTTCGAGCACAAGCTCCCCCAGGGCGGCTCGGTGCTGCGGGGGATCGAGTCGTTCGTCCAGCGCATCGGTGAGGTGGGCGGAGGCACCGAGACGGTCAAGGCGCTGAAGCAGACCTGGAACAAGGAGTTCAGCCGGGTCATCATCGTCACGGACATGCAGGCCTTCGCCGACTACAACTGGGCCCGCAACCAGACCATCTGGTACGCGGACCGGAACGTTCCCCAGGACACCACGGCGGTCTCCACGGCCGTCCCGGAGGACGTGGTCATGTACGGCGTCGGGGGTACCGGGTACGCGACGACGGGCTTCGACCTGTCCAAGCCGAACCGGTACGAGATCTCCGGCTTCTCCGACCAGGTCTTCACCATGATGAGCCTGCTGGAGCGCGGGAACGGCGACTGGCCGTTCTGATGTGCCTGCTCTGCACGGCCGACGAGGTCCCGCAGCCCGTACAGCACTGTCCGGTCTGCGGGTGCCCCATCGTGATCTACGACGGGGCGTACTTCTGCACCCTGGAGAAGTGCTGGTGCGAGGACCAGCCGGACGTGGGCGACTGGCACGCCCTGAGAGACAGCCCTTGATACCATCAGGGTGAACGGCAAAGCGAAGGCCCCCTCCACGGCGGTAGAGGGGGCCTTCGTGTGTGTCACTGACCGGCGGGGTCGTCGTCCGGGTCGTCCGAGCCGGTCCTCGGGTTCGTCGGGAGCTGTGCGGGCTGCCCCAGGGGCCGGGCAGCAGCCCGCGCCTGGGAGTCCTCGAACTGCTTGTCCAGGCTCTCGGCCTTCTCCTCCGGTGTCTTAGCCATCGTCGTCCTCCTCGTCGTTCTTCTGGTTGCTGCTGGCGGTCTCGTTCGGGAGGGGTGTCCCTCCCGCTGCCGTCACCCGGGCGGCCGTGTCGGCGTATAAGGCGTCGAAGTCGTCGCCCGGGTCACTGGGTCCTGCGTGCTTCACTGCGAGTAACTCCTCAACTACTGGAGCGCCTCACTGTACTACAGCTTCTTCAGCGATTGCCACCCGGAGGCGGCCCTCCGTCGGGGAGCTTCTCGTCGCCTCCCTCGCCGGGACGCTTCTCGTCCTTCTCGGTGCTCATGGTCACCTCCTCTCCCTTCCGGATGAACAGGAAGCCGGGACAGACGTTGCGCCGGGTCCAGTCGTCGTCGGCCCACTTGTAGTAGCGCTCGCCGCAGGTGCAGTCGATCATCGGCTCGCCCGAGGCGAAGCCGTTGCGCTCATCCCGCACCGCATGATGGATCGGGCCGACGTACCAGCGGCACCACATCCGGTGGCCCCGGCTCGCTTCCGAGCGCAGGCCCGGGTACATGTGGCGCATGCCGGGATGCACAGCCCCGCAGGAGCACCTCCCACGGGGCCAGCGGGCCGAGACCTCACGGAGGTCGTACAAGGGCCGCACAACGGCGTTCCAGACGTTCTGAGCCGTCCTGGGGTCGTCCACGATCCGGCTCAGCAGGAACTTGGCGACCTCACGGTCCGGCACAAGCGGCCAGACCTCGTCGAGATCCGGACGCTCGTCCTTGATGGGGTGCTCCATCACCCGAGGATCACGCCCTCGCGGGCCGTGTTCTTGCCCCAGGTGGCATTGCGGCCGACCGTGGCGTTCTGGCCGATCTCAGCGGCGTTACGGCCCTGCTGGGCCGTGTTCTGGGCTCTGGTGCCCACCAGGGCGTCGTACTGCTCGATGCCCCAGCAGATGGCGCACAGGGCCCACAGGAACCACCAGTCGTACCCCTTGGACTGCTCGAACCACTCCCACCACTCCTCGAAGTCGAAGTCCGGCTTGTGCCGGTAGTCGAACTCCTTGGAGGGGTCGAAGTAGAACTTGAAGTCCTCCAGGCACTGGACCGCGCCCTTCTCGTCGCAGGGGTACCCGGACTCGAAGATCTCGTTCTTCAGCTCCTCCCAGAGGCGCTCCACGTGCTCCTCGGGGATGATCTCCTGCTCGATTGCGTGCTCCACCTGCTCGCGCACGGCCTTCTCGAACAGCTCCTCCTGGTAGTGGATGACGCACTCGCGGTTGGAGGTGAGCTTCTCCCGGCAGTACGAGACGTCCATGTACTTGCCGCGCCACTGGCGCCCCCGGAAGAGCTTGAGCTGGTCGTCCGTGTTCGCCGAGAAGGTGAAGGACTCGCCGTCGCCCCGGAAGAACAGATTGCCCGGCGTGGTGATGATGTCGAACCAGTAGCCGCCGGAGGACTTGCTGCGGAAGCGCAGGTGCCGGTAGAGCTGCGGGTTCTCCTCGTCCTGGGAGAGGTCCATCAGGACCTCGATCTCGTGCCCGGCGGTCTCCCGCAGGAAGCGCTCGCGCGTCTCGGCGAACGCCTCCCGGGCGTCGTGGATGCTCACGAGGTCGCATCTCCCCTCAGGTAGGCCTTGTGCGCCGCGACGACGCCCGTGATGTTGCCGTCGAGCAGCTCCAGCAGCGGGGTCCGGTCGTCCAGGAAGGGGTTCATGCCGATCATCCAGGCGCGGAACATGTGGTCCCCCATGGACTCCTGGATCTGCTTGGCCGTCCACAAGGCACCGGCGGGGTCGGTAGCCGTGTTCATGAGGGCGCTGCCCAGCACGTAGCCGAACATCTGGACCATGTCATCCGGCACGGCACCCGGTGAGGAGCCGGGGAAGAGGTTCGCCACGGCCGCGCTGTCGTACAAGCCGAACTCCGGAGCCGCCTTGGCCCTCCACTCGGTCCGGACCTCGCGCGGAGGCCTGCCGTGCTTCTCCTGGTGCTCCTTGGGGACGTCCACGAAGTACAGCGCCTTGTGGATGAGCGCTCCCCGGCGGGCAGTGTCGGGATACTCCTTTTTAAAATTGATCCCCTTCTCCTGGAAGAGCTTCTCCTGGAGCTGGGCGGCGTCCAGTCCGTGCAGGGACTTGTGCGGGAAGTTGGCCTGAGCGGCCATGGAGACCGCGTTGCGGATCGCGTCCTCCTGGCGCCACCGGAAGTAATTGATCACCTCGGTGCGGTCCGGGATCGTGTAGACCCGGCCGTCGAACTGGGCCGAGCGCTCAGGCCCGTGGAAGCCGGGGTGGTGCCGGTTGAAGGCCATGGTGGCGATCGAGGCCGCCACCGAGGAGATCTTCTGGACCTGGCCGTCGAACCAGGGCTCGGTCTTGGGCTCCAGGTCGGTCAGCAGCACCGAGACCTCGTCGGACTGCTGGAAGGCGAACCGGGCGCCGGAGATCTGCATGCACAGCTCCTTGGCGACCTCCTGCATGGCGTCCATGACACCCGCGTCGAAGGGCTTCTCGGCGCCCCTCAGGTAAGTGTGGAAGGCCCTGCCGTCCACCCGGACGATCGTGTACGTACGGCGCGGCAGCGTGAGCCTGGTGACCAGCTCGTACGCCTTCATCCGGTCGCCGTACGGGTCTTTCCTGGGCATGGGTGCCCCTCTCTGGCGGGAACGTCTCGACTGTACTACAGGGCCCTGACAGTGTCAGGGGCTTACCTCGATCGTCTCTCGATCAGCTTGCGGAGCCTTTCTCGCTCATGACATGAGCACTGACACCAGGAATGGCCGCAAGAGTTGTGCTTGTCGTCCCAGCACTGAGGGGACATGGGAACTGATTCGCGTTCCCTCTCTTCAGCGCTCATGGGCTTACTCGGCCGTTCTCACAGAACGCCCCGTAGGTGATGGGCATGTGCCGCGCCCACTCGATCTCCATCTTCTCGGCGATCATCTCGATCTCGCGCTGCGGGAAGGACGGGAACGTGGCCCCCTCGCTGATCGTCCGCAGGCCGAGGAAGTGCATGAGCGAGCGGGCGTTGCACGTGGCGTACATGTGCGAGAACAGGCCTACCGGCAGAACGGCACGGGCGATCTCCCGGGCCGTGCCGATGTCCAGCAGGCGCACGTATTTGCCGTAGGCGAACCGGTAGGCCTCGTCCATCTCCTTGACGACCTCAGCGTGCATCTCCAGCGACCCCGGCTTGAAGACGTAGTGGCCCGCCTTGCCCTCCTGGATCAGGTTGCGCTCGGAGCTGGGGACGTAGAACAGCGGCCCCAGCTCCATGTACCGGCCGCTGGCCTCGTTGTAGCTCCAGCCGACCCTGTGGCGGTGGAACTCCCGGAAGGCGAAGATCGGCCCGCTGATGCGGAAGGTCATCGAGGTGTGCTCGAAGGGCGACCCGTGCCGGTTCTTCATCAGGTAGCGGATCAGGCCCTTCCGGCGGGCCTCGGGAACCTCGATCGCCGCCTGCTCGCCAAGGGTGGAGACCCTGGCCGCCCAGATCACGTCGTCGTCCGAGGCGCTGGACTTCACCAGCTCCACCCGCACGTCCTCGGCAAGAACGATCTCGCTCATGCGTCCTTCTTCCTGTCGTGCAGCGGGCACCCCTTGGTCTCCCAGCCGCTCACCATGTCCACCGTGTCACCCGGCCGGTCGAGGTACCGCGACTCGCCCTGATGCGTGAAGGGTCGGCACTTGCAGCCCGGCACGCCGAACTGGGGCTCGTTCTCCTGGCGCAGCTCGGCGAAGAGCTTCTCCCGGATCTCGGGCTTCAGCGGGGCGCACTTCGCCGCGATGGCGCTGTCGGCCAGACCAGCTTCCTCGCGGCGCTCCTTCAGCCACTCCCGGCGCCGGTCCTTGCGGAACGGGCCGCTCCCCCAGCACTCGCCGTGCGGGTCGTGGTCGCCGATACCTCCGCAGTGCCTCTCACGCGGGCCTCCGTGGCAGGCGCAGGTGCAGCCCTCCTCGGGCTGGCCGGGGCCGTCCTCGCAGTCCTCGTGCCGGGAGACGTAGCAGCGGTACGAGGGCGCCGAACCGAACACGAAGAGCGTGTCCTCGTGGCTGAGATCCGGCTCCTCGTCGGGGAGCAGCGCGGGGTCCTCGGCCCAGGGCGCGTCGGCGTACTTCTCCATCACGCGCTCGCGGAAGGTCTTGCCGGACTCCCCCTCGCGCGGGCATCCGTTGCGGCTGTCCGGGCTCGGGCACGTACGCCCCTTGTAGACGGAGTCCGTGCAGACGCACAGATGGCGCCCAGGGCCCCTCCGGGAGATGCGGTAACGCTTGTCCAGCTCCCGGACCACCGAGGACACCAGGGCGTCCCAGAAGGCCGCGAAGGGGCACGTGATGCCGTTGCCGCAGGTCTTGCAGCGGCCCTTGGCGTTCACCGGGTGACCGACATTGTCCGCCCACGAGCGGTAGTTGCCGGGGTAGTCGTCCGGCCATTCGCGGACGATCATCTCGTGCGCCTTGGGCAGCGAGTCGATGATGGCGCAGAGCCGGTCCGAGTCGGTGTTCAGCTCTGGTCGGGAAGATTCCACAGCGGCCTCTCGATGTGGCTCAGGTGCGCACCGCGCGAGCAGGGCCCGCAGTCGCACCGGCAGATGATCAGGTCGTGGCGGGCAGTGCATTGGCCCTTGAGGATCAGATGCTCCGGCCGCAGGATCTTGCGGACATAGCCAACGGCCACGGCGTGGCCCCGGTCGTTCACCCCGAGAGCGGCGAAGGTCAGGCGGACGTGCGTGCCGATGGTGGCCTTGCGCAGGTGCATGGCGCTGGCCAGCTCCTTGTGGCCCAGGCCGTTGGCCAGGCCTATCAGTACGTTCGTCCGCTGGCGGGAGAGCTGCATACGGGCTCCTTCAGACGAGGACCGGCCCGCGCCCAGGGAGCAGGCGGGGCCGGTCACGGGCGGGCTGGTCAGTGCTTGCACTTGGACAGGGAGCGGAAGTACTCCATGTCGGTGACCTTCGTGCCCTCGATCTCGTTCTCCCACTTGGAGTAGGTCTTCCAGGAGACCTCGTACCACTGGTCGTTGTGGTCCTGGTCCCCCTGGACGCGGTCCAACTCCACGCACCACATGGCGCTCTTGCCGGGCTTGCCCGGGGCGTCGGTGACGGTGACGTAGGAGGTGACGTAGCGGCCGGTCTTCTTCGTGCCCCACGTCTTGCAGGAGCCGTTCTTGTTCTTGGTCTTGCAGTACGACACGGTCTCGGGCGTCTTCTGGGAGACCTGATGCGTCTTGGCCGGGACGGCCTTCACGGCCTTGACGTACTTCACGTCGTCCAGGAGGCCGGAGGTCTTCGACGGCTCCCCGCTACAGCCGGTGAGCACCAGCAGTCCGGCGGTGCCGAGGGCGAGGGCGGAGTACGAGAGGGTGAAGCGAGTGCGGTTCTGCATGGGCAGCTCCTGGTGTCTTCTGGCGGGATTACGTTGTGCGGGGTAAGTCTCTCCAAGAATCCCTGGAGTGTCAAGCCGGGTTGATGAGGTCCGCCGGGAAGCGGAAGCCCTCCTTGGCCGGGTCGAGGAGCTTGATGACGGAGTGCGCACCGTCGTGCCAGCAGCCGGGCTCCCCCGACTCGGCCTCCACGCGTTCGTGCTGCTCGTCCAGCACCCCGTTCAGGGCCACCTCGCAGATGAACCGCTGGTAGTTCAGGTAGACGTCCTCGCACAGGCCGTCTTTGAGGATCTTGTGAACCTCGCTGGGCGTCGCCGAGAAGCGGCTGATGTACGTCCAGTCGTGCGGTTCGAAGTACCGGAGCTTCTTCAGGAGCCGGGTCATCTCCCACTCGGCCGCCAGGGCCTCTGAGCCCGGGTCAGGACTGTCCTGCACGAGGTCGGCGTGGGTCTTGTTCAGCCGGTCAGCCGCCGTGGCCACCTCGTCCAGGGCATTCAGGAGCGGCTCGAACACGGAGATGGCGGCCCGAGCGGCCATAGCCGGGGTCAGGACGTTCTCGAACTTGTTCTCGCCGGAGGCGAACCAGGTCTCCACGAACTTCTGCGTGAGCAGCTCGTAGAGCTTCGCCTCACGCTGCTCTTTCGGGGTCTGCTCGTCCTTCTTCTCTTCGTTCACCAGTCGGCCCTCCTCTTGGGCTGGTTCTTCCACAACGGGCAGGACGGAGGCGGCACGGTCTTCCACCAGATGGCGTGCCGCCGTCCGCAGAAGCAGGACCAGATGGTCATGGTCCAGCCCTTCATCCCCTCACCTCAGGACGGCCCGGAACAGCCTGGAAGTCCCCGATCCCCGGAAGGCCCTGGAGCAGCTCCCTGGCGGTGTTCAGGGCCGTCATGTGACCGAGCTTCATCCCGTCCACCAGGAGGTTGCACAGGCGCTCCTGGGCCGCCCTGGCGGCCTTCTCGACCTCACGGGAGTCCAGGTACCGCGAACCCTGCGCGAAGTGCGCCGGGTGCTCCTTCTCCTTGTCGCAGTCGCGGCAGAACTGGAGCCGCCTGCCCGCCTCCTCCATGTGCCGGTCGTACGCGAACACGAAGTGGTGCCGGGCACCGTTGAGGCGCATGGAGGCAATCAGGGCCTCCAGGTCCTTCACCCGCTGCTCCAGCCCCTCCTTGTACTCGGTGAGGTTGGTGACTGCCTCGTTCAGCTCGAAGATCAGGCCGCTCTCGTAGGCGTCCTGCCGGGCCTTCTCCTGGGCAACCTCCTGGATCAGGCGCTCGACCTGCCCCTTGAGGTCCTCGATCCGGTTGTTGTAGTCCTCGGCGTCCTCGCGCAAGGCCTCGTTCTCCTGGGCCAGCATCTCGGCGGACTCCGGCTGGTCCGGGGCACCGGAGACGATCGTGGCGTAGGCGTGGCGGGGATGGTCGTCCGACCAGCGGTTCCCCTTGAGGGAGACGTGGCCGCCCTTGTGCCCCTTGGCCTTGAAGCAGGAGGTGTAGCCCTCTTCCTCCAGGTCCGTGAGGTACCGGGCGGTGCAGCGCGGCTTAGGCATCGTCGCCCTCCTTCCAGGCGCGGCGGGCGGCGTCGGCCGGGGTCCAGGTGTGCTCGTCCCGGCGGTGGTCGCCCTCGTGCCCGGCGGGCAGGAAGCACCAGATGGCCGAGTCGGCCTTGTCCGGGTCGGGGATGTTCGAGGGGCACAGCGGCGTGTCCCAGTCCTCCAGCGGCACTCCGCTCCTCTGGGCGGCCTCCCACTTCGTGTCCTGGGCACAGCTCCCGCCCCAGGTGAGCTGGCAGCCCTGCTGGGCCACGCAGGTGTCCTCGTCGCCCACGAAGTCGTGGATGTGCGAGGGGACGGCTCGGACGAGGTCCGTGGAGTAGACCTCCACGATCTCGCCGTCGTGCCAGCCGATCGAGGGGTCGCCCTCGTGGTGCACGCCCTTGTGGCCCATCGGCAGGATGCACCAGTACCAGCCGTCCTCGGCGTCCTCGTGCGGCAGGGACGCCCCACAGCGCCTGGCGCCCTTCGCCACAGGCCGGGGAGCCTCCACGAGGTCCTCGGGTCGCACAGGGGCCGTCAGGGCCGCGTACAGCTCGGGGTCCGCGTGGACCTCGGCCGTGGCCTTCCAGGCGGCCAGCTCGGTCACCATGCGCTCGATGGACTCGTGGAGAGTGTTGCCCAGCTCCAGCGAGTTCTTGACGCTCGTGACCAGGTCGGTGAGCACCTCGGGGCGCTCGTTCTCGGGGAGCCATCCCAGCCAGGGCATGAGTTCGGTCATGCGCTCCAGCGGAGTCATGTCGTTCGGCGGGATCTCGTCGGGCATGCGCCCTCCTAGCAGTCGGGGTCGGACACTACGGTCGGGTCCTCACAGACGCGCACTCGGGGCGGAACGACCACGCTCGGGTGGTCCGCCGGGCCGGGCTCCCACAGCACGAACACCAGGGCCCAGACCGCGATGATCGCGGCGGCCAGCAGGTTGGCTACCAGGTGGGGCTGCTCCCTGCGGACACGCAGGGAGGGCTCGTACGTCATCAGCTACAGCTCCTGACAAAGTGAAGACTACTACAAGGATTGTTGGGGAGACAAGCCCCAGAGACGACAGAGAGCCCCGGATCTCTCCGGGGCTCTCCTGGAAGTAGCGCGGACGGGAATTGAACCCGTGACCTCTGGATTATGAGCCCAGCGAGCTACCGAACTGCTCTACCGCGCGGCCTCCCATACTAGTGCTTCAGCGCGAACTCGTGGTGACGCCCGTACTCGGGTCGGCAGACCTGGCAGTACGCCCCGTTGGGCCCGGAGGTGCGGTGCTCGCGCCGGTCGTGCCCGCACAGGCAGCGGTCCCAGTCGGCGCAGATCGCCCCGTCGAACACATGGTCCTTGGCGATGACAGGGCCTGTCCCGGAACAGTCGCGGCAGTACGTCTGTCCGCCCTCCTCGGGCAGCGCCTCCACATGGCTGTCCTCGTGGTGGCCGCACACCCGGCAGGCCCGGAAGCAGGCCATGTCGTTGTGGCCCACGCGCATGCGGCCGTCGGGCCAGGTCTTCCCGCACTCGCACTCGACCGTGGGGTCTTCGTCCTTGACCGGCTCCGAGGGCTTACGTGCCTCCTGCTCCTGGCGCTTCAGCTCCTGGCGCTTGGCCTCCCGCGCCTTCTCCCGGGCCTGGGCGACCAGGGCAGAAGGGTCGTACGAGCGGCCGAGGAGGTTCATCAGCTCCAGAGGCTCGGAGTACACGCACTTCTGGTTGTCGTTCCGGAGCTGAACCTGCACCCGCTCGATGCGCGTGCACAGGGTGGCAATCACGCGCTCCAGCTCGTCCACGAGGCAGTCCCGGGAGAGCAGAGCTTCGTCCACCGCATCGAAGCGGCCCCTCAGCTCCTTCATCTCCTTCTCGTGCTCCAGCGCCATCTTGCTCAGCGACTCGGCGTGACGGTCGCGGAGGGTGTTGAGGGAGCGGATGATCCTCGCGAGCGGGACCGGCTCTTCTTCGTCTCGGGGCATGAGGCCTCCTCGTCTCTGGCGGAAGCCCCAGTCTCTCCAACAATCCCTGGAGAGTCAAGCTCACTCGTTTTTAAAAACGCGAAAGCCCCTCGAACACGGGGGACGGGCCGAGGGGCTTTCAGTACGACAGTACGCCTACAGGGCACGTGCCGTGCGGATGAGGTCGACGAGGATCCAGAAGAACAGGCCGAAGGCCACGAGGTTGCCCCATCCGGCGAACCGTGGGGCGGCCCCGTCCGGCGTGCGCCATCCCCACCCGAGGAAGGCGGCCAGCAGGAACAGGACGGCTCCCAGGACGTACAGGATCAGGTAGATGGTCAGCATGATGACCGCTTACCCGGCCCTTACATCACTACACCGTGGAGGACTTGTTCACCGCCCGGATGCCCCGGGCCTCCAGGATCCCCTGCACCTCGACCTCGCTCAGCCCCAGGTTCTGGGCGAACACGGCGAAGTTCTGCACCGGCGCCAGGCGCCAGGCCTTGGCGATCTCGTCACCGATCTGGGCCTCGATCGCGGCCTTCTGCATGCGCAGGCGGGCGATGGCGTCCATCCGGTCCGTGTAGGGGTTCATGAGACCTTGTGTCCCTTCCGGTCGTAGTGGTCCTGGTCGTGCAGGGACACCCTCAGGATGTCCTGGGTCACCACCGACAGGGCAGCGTCCCGGCCCTTGCGCCACCACTTCAGCGGGGCGGACCAGACCTTCGGCTCCGGCATCTCGTTGATCTCCACGTGCATCGCACGGGCCACATCCGTGTCGTGCATGTTGAGCATGTGCTCGGCCTCCTCCTCGGTGAGGGCGAAGGCCAGGCGCAGGCCCATGAGGATCTTCTCCCGGCGGGTGGGCTCACTGCTCACGCGGAACGACCTTCCGGGGCTTGCGCAGAACGCGGCTCCAGCTCTCCTGGCGCATCATCGCCTTGAAGACCCCGTCGATCGCCTTGTCGTAGCCGAACAGCCACGCGATACGGCGCTTGTACGTCCACCAGTGGTCCAGCTCCGGCGGAACATGCCCCTGGCCGGGCTTCAGCTCCTCCCACATGCGCTCCAGGACGGCCGCCTTGAAGTCGCTCACCTTGGCGTGCGCCTCGCTGACCGGGTAGCCGTTGGTGACCAGCGCCTCCTTGATCTCGCGGGTCAGCTCCCCCATGCGCTTCTGGGCCGGGGTCTCGTCCGGATCCTGGTGGGTGATCATCCCGGGTTCACTCATCGCGGTTCTCCTCGGTCGGGCTGGCGGGAAGGGTGATGCTGAACGACGGGGACGCGCTCTGCGTCTGCGTCGGCGTGGGGGTAGGGCTGCTCGGTGTCGGCGTGGGGCTCGGCGGGGGCGTGGAGGGCTTCGTGGGCGTCGGCGAGGGCTCGGGAGCCTCGCTGGTCTCCACGGGCGTCTCAGAGGCGCTGGAGGCCTCGGGAGTGGGCGTGATCACGACCACACTCGCCTCAGGGGTGGGGCTGTACGTGGTGGGGTCGGCCACCACCTTCACCGGCGGCTTGCTCGGTGCCCTGTGCGTGGGCACCCCCGTGGTCGGCAGGACCGTGGGCTCGTCGGTGGTCACGACGGAGACGTGAGGCTTGGCCTCATCCTCATCGGGAACCGGCCCGGCGCCCCAGCCCAGGAAGACCATCCCGTACGCCATGGTGCCCATGCCCACGGCTCCCACGGTGACGGCCACGAGGAACTTGTCCCCGGCCTTCATACGGCGCCTGGGGCGCGGGGGCAGCGGGGGCAGCGGCGGAGGGTTGAGCTGGTCGTACAGGGGCGTGTTGTCGGCGACCGGCGCGTCCATGGTCATGATCGGGTCGTTGATCAGATGGAGCGGCGGCAGCTCCACCTTGACCGGCGACACGAGCTGGATCTCCGGGAAGGGCTCACGGGCCACCGGGATCTCCTGGGTGATCACGCTCTCCTGATCGGGGATCGTCCCCTCGGGGAGCGGGACCTCCACAGTCTTGTCCTCAGGCACCCGCGCCCTCCTCGTTGAGGAACGCCAGGAACTTGCGGGCGTTCTCGATGACGTGCTCGGCGCTGGGACCGCCGGTCTGGACGGAGAAGCCGCCCACCGGCACCGTGGCGAGCTTCATGGCGTGGTCGAGCGCGGTATGCCGGTTCTGCTTCTGGCTCCACGTGTCGATACGGGGTGCCTCGGCCTCGGTCTCCACGGGCTCGTCCAGGGACGCGTCCACGTCCTCGGTCACGCGCTCCTGCGCGGTCACGCGGTAGGTCTCGGCCTCCTTGAGCATCTGCTCGGGCGAGATCTTGTTCTCCCCCTCCACGCGGAACGAGGAGGCGTCCTCCGTCACGATCGTGTCCTCATCGACGATCTCGGCCGTGAGGTCCGCAACACCCTCGATGATCTTCTTGCGCACCACGGCCTCCTTGTGGGTCATGGGGCGGGTGTAACTAGGACCGGGCAGCTCCGCATCCTGGTAGCGCACGCGGTACTTCTTCTCAGGGCTGTCGCCCATGGTTCCTCCGGTGAATCGGGAAGAGACGGCCCCAGAAGGTGCCGTCCCGGGTAACGAGGGTGACGAGGGTGGCGCTGAATGCGTGGATCGCGAACATTACGGCGGCCATCAGAGGGTCCTCGTTCAGCACGGCCGAGCAGGCGAGGAGAACTGATCCCATGGCCACCGCCACCAGGAGACTGGTGGTCTCGATGATCTTCAGCGCCTTCAAGGTCACGCAGGTCGTCATGAACACGACGGCCATGACCTGCATGGTGTTCGATGCGAGGTAGAGCGTCACGCCGGACCTCCTGGTGGTCGTCCCCCTGGCGGACCACCACGCTACCCCAAGAATCCTTGGGGCGACAGTCGGCCCGCCGATCCCACCAGGTTCTCAGGCCAGACCGTGCTGCTTCTCCTCCCACAGCGCGGTCTCGATGGGGTCGTAGTGCTCCAGGCTCACCAGGTCGAAGGCGTCCTTCCACATCCAGGTGAACATGTCGCCCACGGCCGCCGAGGACTCGTCGCCCTTCAGGGCCATCCAGTCGGCCGTCAGGGCCACGAAGACCCCCATGCCGTCCCAGTCGACCCTGGTCTCGTGCAGCATCTCCGTGAAGACCTCGGCGTGCTTCGCGGCCAGCCTGGCCACCAGCTCGGCGTCCGGCTTGTCGAAGCCGCAGTCCTCGTGGAGGAAGTCGTGCCACTGGGAGGTCATGGCGGTGATCGTGAAGTCCTGCTTGGCGTTCGGCAGCTCCACCGTGACCAGCATGTGGCTGATGCTCAGCATGTTCTGGAGGTTGGTCCACCACTTCATGGCGGAGGGGTCTTCGTTCTTGTCGCAGTCGCACATGGGCACCTCCTGAGGAGTCGCAGGCCCTGACAAGGTCAAGACTACACCCAGGATCCTTGGAGCGCCACAGCAAAGCGCCCCCGGAGGATCTCCAGGGGCGCTTTGCGCGAGGGCTGTTACTCGCCCTCGTGGGCCCGGCGCATGGCCTCGCCGTAGCCCTCCCAGTTGTCGACGCCTTGCGCCTCCAGCTCGGCCATCTCGCGGGCGCTCTTACGCAGGGCCTTGATGTCCTCCCCGGAGCCCTTGCTCGCCCCCTCCTGCCAGTCCTCGGCGAGGAGATGGTCCAGGGTGGGGATGAAGGGCAGGAACGTGCCGTCGGCGAGCTTCACCATCAGGTACGGCCGGAAGACAGCCACGGTGCCCTCGGGCTCTCCCGTCGCCTCGGCCGTGTTGGCATTCATGGGGATGCCGTCCGGGTAGCCCTTCTGGAGGACGACGTACGCCCCCTTGCCCCAGACCGGCCGGGAGACGCGCTTGCCCTGCTTCAGGGCCGCCAGGGCCCAGGAGAAGCTGTGGTCGCTCACTCGTCGTCCTCGTCTTCCCAGTGGTCGTTGCCGTCGGTGGTCCCGGACCCGCCGTCCGAGTCGCCGTCGTCGTTCTTGTCGTGGCCCTTGAGCAGCCACGGCTTGGGCGCGTTGAGCATCAGCTCGCTCCGTCCTCGTCGTCTTCGTGGTGGTCGTGGTGCGCGTCGTCCAGATGCTGGCCCCGCGTGGTGCCGGAGCCGCCGTTGTCAGCGCCGTCCTCCGTGCGCCCGTGCTCGGGCTCCACCGGGTCCTTGGGTCCTCCCCAGCCGACCATCAGCCGATGTCTCCCAGCGACTCGGTGGTCAGGTCGAAGACCATGCCGGAGGTGCTGGATTCCTCCTGCGTCTCCTCGGTCTCCGGCTCTTCCTGCTCGGTGCTCATGTCTCTCCTTTCACCACGGCGGGCGGGGGATCGGGTTGGGCTTGCCCGGAGTGGGCTGCGGACCCGAAGGCCTCGGATTGGGCCTGGGCTGCGGCTGGGGCTTGGGCGGAGCGGTCATCACCATCGCGGCCCGTACACCTTGTCGGCATCAGGGCCGCTCTCCGCATCGGCCTGGACGACGATGATCTCCGGCGTGGTCTCGGCGCCGATGCAGCCCGAGTCCTCGTCGTCCGGTACGGACTCTTCCATGGGGTCTTTGTGTGCCATCTGGCGGTTCTCGCTTCCTTTGATTCGAAGGCTCGGGCGTGGATTTCCTCAAGGCCCGGAACCCCCGTTTTTCCATGATCCACCTTGCAATCGAAGGCGGCTGTACCTATTTCGCCCGAGTTGCCTGAGACGCCACCTTGTGGATCGCCTCCACGAACACCCGGTCCTTCTCCCGGACCTCCTGGGACAGCTCGCCGAAGGGGACGATGTACCAGTGGTCCGGACGCTTCCTGCTCTGGGCGATGGCCCACACGTCGTGGACGTCGGCCAGGGTCGTCTCCTCGCCCTTCGTGAGGACGAGCGCGAGGTACAGGTCCATCAGCGGACCGTCCTGCATGAGGTGGCCCAGCTCGTCCACGAGCTGCTTGCGGGCCGTCTCGATGTAGCTCTGCATGGCGGGATCTCTCGTTCCTCAGTAGCGGCCGTAGAAGGCCCGGGGACTGCCCGCCGTGTAGTAGCGGATCTGGTGGAAGCCGACCTTCTTGCCGGGCTTGGGGGCGTCCAGCATCCAGCCGTGCCCGTCCCAGAAGCCCGCGTAGATCCCCGCGTGGTAGATCGAGCCGGAACTGTTGCCGATGAAGATCAGGTCGCCCGGCTTGCGGTGCGAGGGCGAGACCTTCTTCGTGGAGTTGTACTGCGACTGCGCCACACGCGGGATCTTCTTGCCGACCTTCTTGTACGAGTACTGGACCAGGCCCGAGCAGTCGAACCTGTCAGGACCGGCCGCGCCGTACTTGTACGGGTCGCCGATCTGCTTCTTGGCCACGTCCATGGCCCTCGTACTGAGCGAGGGGGCCGCGTGCGCATCCGGCGCTAGGCCCACGGTCGCGGTGAAGCCGACGAGCGCGGCCAGGGAGAACTTCAGCGTGTTGTGCATGGTGGATCTCCTGACGTCGTGTCCGAACGGGGGCTGTAGTACAGCACCAGCCCCCGCATGATCGTGCGTTTCGGAGCGTGAATGTGAGCTTTCGCTCAGTGCTGCGGGCCCCTGAGGTAGACCTCGAACTCATGGGCGAACCTCAGGGTCTGAGTCGCAACGCCCGTCCCCACCCCGCTGCTCGTGACTACCGCAGCGGCCCTGAGGGCCTCTCTGCGGATCTCGTAGTCGCTCGGCGGCTCAGGAGCCCAGTGACGCACTGCGGAGCCGTCCTGCGGCCCCTGGAAGGTCACGGTGACCTTCTCGGCGCCCTCGGGGACATGCGGCAGGACGACCTTGCCGGTCACCGGGCCGTCGAAGACCCGGCCGCGCATGTCCACGTGGTCTCCCCCGTACGCGGCCCCGCTCACCGGCGGAACGGCTTCAGGGAGCGCTCGATCTCGGTCCGGGTCGGCTTCTTGCCGTCCGCGACCCACTTGCCCATGAGGGCCGCGAGACCGAACAGGTGGCCGACGGCCTCCGCGCCCAGCTCGTCCTGGCCTCCCACCATCGGAGCCGTCCACGCCACGGCGAGCCGCAGGCTCTCCAGGCGGGCGTACCTGAAGTCCTCCTCCTCCATGCGGGCGCGCTGCTCGGGGGTGATCTCCGGCAGGAGAGCGATGCCCGCCGCGTCGGCGGTCTGCTTCTCCTCGTCGGTCGGCGCCTCGTACTCGATCGTGTCCTCGGACATATGTCCTCCTCGTTCTCGGTGCTGACGGGTGGTGCGGGCCGCTACTCGGCGGCCCTGATGATGCGGCGCGTGTCCTCGACGATCCGGCGGAAGCGGGACTCGGCCATGGGCTGGCCGGTGGCCAGGTAGCTCTCGAAGACCATGGCCTTGGCCACCACCACAGGCGCCGGGGCCTCGGTGTCGCTCGCCCTGATCGCGTACTCCAGCGCCATGTGGCGCTGGGCCATGGCCTCCTTGCGGGCGTTGCGCGCCTCGCGCTCCTTCTCCAGCTCGGCCAGCCGGATCTTGCGCTCCTCGTCGGTCGCGCCGTCGGAGCGCTCCACGCTCGCCATGTTCTCGCTCATGAGCGATCAGCCCTTCTCGTCGCCCTCAGGGCGCGTGTGCTCGATGTCGGAAAGGACGGTGTCCTCCGGGTAGGTCCAGGCGCCCACGAGGTCCTCGGCGGGCTCCTGGTCGGCCGCACGGGCCTCCTGCATCTGGGTGCCGATACGGGCCACCGCTCCCACCAGGTCGGCCAGCGGGCCCGCGACGAGCGTCCCGTGCTGCTGGAGCTGCTGGGCGATGGCCGCCAGCGCTCCCACGCGGGCCAGCTCGGTGTGCTGGGAGGCGAGCTTGAAGGCCGTGTTCGGGCCGATGTGCTCGTCCTGCTTGGGCGTGGCCCGCTCGATGTAGCGCATGGCCGCGTTCAGGTGGTGGTTCAGGAACTCGAACCCCGTGGTGAACGTGGGGGCCTGCGGCTGCTCGGGCTGCTGCTCGGTCACGTACTGCTCCTTGATCTTCAGAGGGATGCGGAGACCATGTCGGCCGCCGTGTCGCCGTACTCCTCGCGGATGACGTCGACCCACAGCTCCTGCATGCGGGGGATGTCCAGGTCCATGCAGGCGATCACGGCGTCCGGCCCGATCTCGGTGGTGTCGGTGCCGTTCAGGCCGTCCTCGAAGGAGGAGATCGCGTAGGGACGGATCGTGGACTTGCAGAGCATCTCCGAGGGGCTCAGCGTGTCGCCCTCGTCGGGCGTGACGCTCACCGTGTCCACGGAGGGCTCTGCCGGGGCGCTGACGGCCTCGTTGGTGACGTCGCGTCCCGTGGAGCCCTTGTCGCCCTCACAGGCGCTCAGAGAGCCGCTCAGGGCCACGACGAGGGCGAGGGTCAGAACGGTCTTGCGCATAGGGCCTCCCAGGGAGTCGGCGGGGTCTCTCACTGCCTCAGGCCCCGCTCCCTGGTGGGAGACGGGGCCGGGCGGGGAGGGGAGGACTAGCGCAGGTGGGCCTGGGCGTTGGCGATGGCGCGGCAGGTGACCAGGTCGAACTCCTCGTTGGTCAGCTCCAGCGCGTCCTTGAGGGCCTTCTCGTCGGCGGGGAAGTCCGTGCGCTCCACGCGCTCCGTGTCGATCCAGCGGAGCTTGTCCTCGCCCGGGACCTGGATACCCGCGACGTGGCCGGGGCCGTAGGAGGACTTCATCACGCGCATCACGTAGCCGACGACGCCCTTGTTCTTGCCGCGCGTGGTGAGGGACTTGACCTCCACGCCGGTCTTCAGCTCCTTCAGGGCTTCGAGCTTCTCGGCCTGGAGCTGCTCCTCGTACAGGCCCAGAAGCCGGTCGGCCTCCCAGGCGACCGCCTTGGCGCGGATCTCCTCGCTCGCGTCCACCTTGGCGCCGTTGTGGTAGGTCCAGCCGCGCGTGGTGGCGTAGGTGACCTTCTTGACGCTCTGGGTCTCCTCGTCCCACACCATGGCGTAGAAGTCGCTGTCGTCGTACCAGTTGTGCTCACCGAGGCGGAGCACCATGCCCTCGTACGTCGTCTCGTGCGCCAGCTCGCAGTGGTGGGCGAAGCCCTCGGCGGTGCCGCCGAACTTGTTCGGGTCGTAGTTCTCGCCGATGCCAGCGTTCGGGTTCGAGCACTCGGTGATCGCCATAAGGGCCTCCTGGGGAGTCGGTGTCCGGGGTGCTTCCCCCTGACAACGTCAACACTACACCCAGGATTGTTGGAGCGCAACACGAAGCCCCCACCGTTTTTAAACTCGGTGAGGGCTTGACGTGCTCGCGAAGGGCCGGAGACGGGAGGCTAGTCCGCTCCGCGCTCCTGCGCCAACAGGCGCAACATCTCGGCGGACTGCTCCACCAGCATCACCAGTGCGTGAGCGATGACGATACCGACCATCTCTTCCTCGGTGGGGGCCATGAGCTTTTCAAGGGTCTGCTCCAGCAGCTCCTTCAGCTCCTGGGGAGACTCAGGAGTCTCTGGCACTTCCTCGCTGTTCACCACAGTCCTCTCATGCGTCCGTACTCGTACGCCGCTGAGCGCCTCTCTGCGGGGCTCAGGGACTCGCAGGGCTCCACAGGGCCACGGAGGTCCTGCTGGGCGTCCATGGCCACCGCGCAGGCCCATATGCGGCGCTCCTCCTCGGGCCGCCCCATGTGCTCGATCACGATGGAGAAGCCCGCCCATCCCAGCAGACCGCACACCGTGCAGATGATCGCCCACCGCATGATCGAGAGCTTGAGGCGCAGGTGCCTGATCTCCCGCACGGCGGTCACCGTGGGGCTCTCGGTCTTCCCCCGGGGCCGCACGCGGGACGAGGGCCACAGGTCGTCCTCGGTGGTCTTGGTGCGCCCTGTGGGTCCGAGGTGCATCACGACCACCAGATGGAGATCAGGCCCAGCACGACTCCGGCCACGGCCGTGACGACCGCTCCCACCGTGAGGAACTTCTGGACGCCGGGCATGTAGTCCCAGGCCTCCTTGAACGCGCCTCTCATGCGGGCACCGCATCCTTCGGCTCGATCTTCATGCCGACCTCCACGCCGCTGTCCCTCGTGCCCCACTTGCCGATCTTCCAGCACGTGAACAGGGCGTAGAAGTACATAGGCCGCAGGATCAGCAGACGCCAGATCGCGGTGACCGGCGAGGTGATGAACAGAGCCCAGCGGAACCACGCAGGCTCGTCACTGCGGTCGATGGAGAAGAACCTCAGAGCGATCACGTAGTTCACCCCCAGGCCGACCCACATGGTGCTCCACACCAGATCCATCAGGTCTCCGGGGCGCGTCTGCTGCACCAGGGCCACAGGGATCACCAGGCTCAGGATGAGCTGGGTCAGCTCCATCACCGGCATCCAGAACGTGATGCTCGTGATCCGCATGTACTTGAACCACCAGAACGTGCGGACGAACGTGCCCCGCATCCAGCGGAACTGCTGATTGAGGTAATGCTGGACCTTGTTGGGCACGAGGGTGAAGCACACGGACGAGGGCTGGTGCACGGCCTTGCCGTGGCCGTCCTCGGCCAGCAGGGCGTACATGGTCATGAGCGAGTCGTCGTTCATCTGCATGGGCTTGCCCCGGAAGCGCTCGTTCTCGTAGACCCCGAGGTACTTCAGCAGCGTGTCCGTGCGGTAGAAGGCCAGCGTGCCGCTGTTGACCATCACGCGCTTCAGGACGCTCTGAGCGCTCCGCAGACCCCGGGTGAACGGCAGATACAGCATGCTCGTCATGAACGTCAGCACGTTGTCCCGGCTGTTGAGCACCACCACGTGCCCGGCGACACTGTGGACCCTGGGATCGCTGAAGGGCTTCAGGCCCTCCTCCACCGCCTTGCGGTCCAGCACCGAGTCCGAGTCCAGGGTCATGAAGATCTCGCTGCGCCCTGAGCCCTTGAGCAGAGCCGCCTCCCGCCTCAGGGAGTTGGCCTGGGCGTGGCGCTTGCCCTGGTTCACCTGGCGGTCCCACACCCCGTGGATGCCCAGGCGCTTGGTCTCGGTGAGGAACCACCGGCGGATCTCGGCGTAGTCGATGACGCGGTCGGTCGCCTTGTCCTTCGACCCGTCGTCCACCACGTAGATGCGGTTGGGGCGCCGGGCCTGGTCGAACAGGCTCTGGATGCAGAGCCTCAGGGCGCTCTCGTCCTCGTTGTACGCCGGGATCTGCACGGCCACATAGAGCAGGTCCAACTGGGCCTGCTGGCGGGGTGTGGCCTTCACGGGCCTCTCCAGCCACGCCAGGGGCACCCACCACAGGAGCAGGAAGCTCAGGGCCCATGCGGTGGCCAGCCGGTTGCCGTGGCCGTCGAAGGCCTGCATGACCGCGAGGGCGTGCCATACGCCCCAGGCCACGAAGGCGATGAGAGGAAGCAGTCCCAGCAGAGCGATACGGGACATGCCCGCGAACTCGGAAGTGGGAATGCTGGACTGGCGGGATCTCGTCATGCTCAGACCTCCTGCGGACTCTTGCCGCGCCGGAAGGCGAAGCGGATGACGAGGGCACCGGCGACGACGAGACCTGCGGCGATGCCGACGATCTGCATCTGGTCGAAAGCGATGCCGAAGATGCTGACGGTGGCTCCGGTGCTGGCCATGGATCCGTAACCCATGAGAGACCTCCTAAGGGTCTGTGGCGGGATGAATGAACCGAACAGGGCATATGCCTTGCCGTTGACGCTGTCAGGGCCATGCTACAGGAATTCCTGTAGTGATGGTAGTCCAGCTCTGGACTACCTGCGCCCGATGAGGAACTTCCACGTGTGGTAGCACCCCACCAGCGCCATGGAGTTCCACAGGACGTTGCCGACCGTGCTCACGAGCCGCCCTCCACCTGGCGCCTCAGGCGCTCCACCTCGGCCTCCAGGGCGGCGTTGACGAGCTTGGCCTCCTCGCCCTCGGGACGGGGATCACGGGCCAGGCGGAACACGGGCACCGCGATGGGCCACGACAGCACCACGAACAGCGCGAGGACCAGCACCTCCCCCTGGCCGTTCTTGTCCTTCTCCCACCTCTTGCGCAGGACGGCGAGGGTGTCCTCGGCCGTCTCGGACCTGCGGGTCTTGGCGAGCCACTTGTAGCGCTCGCGGATCTTCTCGTCGAACCACTTGCGGTGGCCCTCGATGTAGAACTCCCGGCCGTACTTGGCGCCCACGCCCAGGTAGGCCACCAGGGTTCCCAGGACCGCCATGACGATGAAGAACCCGGTCACCGGCCCCTCCTGGTCTCACGGGCCTTCGGGGTCACACCCAGCAGGAGGGCGTGCAGGTCCTCGGGGATCTCCGTGCGCTCCATCAGATCGGTGACCGCGTCCCAGTCCGGCGTGGAGCCCGTCCCGCTGTTGGTGTAGAGGTCCTCCAGCTCCGCGTACTTGTCCGCGATGATCGCGGTCACCAGGCTCCACGTCGCCCGCACGATCTCCTCGGTCTGGGTGTCGAAGACGTTGATGCCCACGGCCTTGCGGAAGCGGATCTGGAGCGCGATGAACGCGCTCTTGGCGTACTTGCCCGTCAGGGCCCACGGGACCGTGCTCTGCGGCTCGTCCTTGGGCTTCAGGGCGTCCACCATGTCCACGAGGACCGCGAACTCCTTGCCGCCCCCGTGCTCGCTCACCAGAGGCGCGAGGGCCTCAATGGCCTTGCGGCCCTTGCTGTAATCCGTCTCGCTCATGCGTCCTCCTGGATCGTGGCGGGATCGTCGGTGTTCTTCTCGTGAACCAGCACCAGCAGGTCCATCAGGCTCGGCATTGGCCGGTCGTCCGGCCAGACGTGCCAGCCCTGCTTGCCCTTGGAACCCTCGGCCCTCTGGCCCTCGATGCGCACCAGGTACGCCGGGCCCACCACGTACACGCCGTGAGAGCCCGCGTAGGCCTTCTGTGCGGTCCTGTACGGGGCCACGAGGGCGTTGAGGGCATCCATGCACTCGGCGGCGTCCGCAGGGCTCGTGGAGGCCCTCAGGACGTACGCCAGATGGTCGTAGAGGTCCTGAAGGTCCTGAGGCAGGTCGGTCACGGGTTCACTCCCAGCTTCTTGGCCATGAACATGCGCATGATCTGCATCTTCAGCTCGTCGGGGTACAGGTCCAGCGGAGTAGGACGCACAGCGGTGCAGCCCTCCTCGTAGCAGCGCTGCATGGGGGCGCTCAGAAAGCCGCCCTCCGGGCCCAGACGGTACGAGGTGACCCATTGGTGCTGAGCGTCCTCCAGGTCGCCCTGAGGCGCCTTGCGGAGCTGCTCGGGGGTGAGCGAGCGCACGTACTCCAGCTCGGGGTACTGGGCGATCCTGGCGTTACACAGAGGGCTCATGCCGACGAAGAAGCCGTACTTGAAAACCCTTTTCACTTCGCCACCTGCTCGATGCCCTCAGTGCCCGTGACGAACTCCCAGGCGTAGTTGCGGCCCCAGGTCTCCAGGGCGTCCGGGTAGTGCGTCCACGCGGTCGCGCAGCTCTTGGGGAAGTACGCGAGGGAGAAGGCGTGGACGAAGTCCGCGTCGTCCTCCAGCTCGGGGTGCTCGGCGAAGAGCTTCTCCTTGAGCGCGAAGCCCTGGTCCTTGTTGAGGTTCTTGAAGACCGCGCGCCACATGAGCTGGATCTCGCGGCCGGTGAGGGCCACCGGGTGGCTGAACGCCCGCGCGTAGAGGCGCACGGAGGTCACCAGGGTGCGGGGGTGTGCGGTGGCGCACTCCTTGCCCTCGTCCTTGAGGCGTTCGATCACCTCGGCGATCAGCGCCCTGGTGATGACGACCTTGCGCTCACGGGCCTCCGCGACGATGTGGGACGCCGCGCGCTGGGCCTTCTCGGTGGGAGTGAGCATGATGCCTCCCGAGGAGTCGAGTGGTCCTGACAGAGTCAAGGTTACTACAAGGATCCTTGGAGAATCAAGCGAGAGAGTCGGGGACCACGAAGAACAGGTCCTTCGCCTCGTCGTACCGGCTCAGGGTGTAGCCCTTGCGGCGCAGGAGTTCCGCGATCCGGCGCAGCTCCTCGTGCAAGGGGCGGCCCTCCACCATGTTGCTCGGCGTGCCGTCCGGCTCGGTGCCCGCGTACGCCCGGGAGATGAGCGCCACCGGCACCATGTCCCACAGAACCTCGGAGCACGTGAAGCCCCCGCGCCCCACGGTCATGTCCGCCGGGGTGAGCCGCAGCTCCTTGATGATCATGTCCTTGATGACCTTCGCGCTGACCTTGTCCATGAGGACCTCCTGAGGAGTCGTTCGAGTGGGCTGAGAACCCCCGGCAGGGATCGAACCTGCCCGGCTGTACATGGCCTGTACGGGGCCACCGTCTCCCCGAGCCGTCCGGCCGTGGAGCGGGGGTGTGAGGCGGGATCAGGGCTCCCGCCAAGCCCTCGTGCTCAGGCGAGGCCGACGGCCTTCAGGGCCTCCAGGTAGAGCGGCAGAGCCGCCTTGACCTCCTCGGCCACGTCGTTCTGGTTGTTCATGTGCTCGGCCGGGTTCTTGCGGAAGGCCTTCACCCAGGAGTCGAACTTCTCGGGGGCGTAGTAGCCGTCGCTCATGGAGTGGCCGTAGCCGACGTAGCCGTGGTACGCGGCCTTCTCAAAGGCGCGGGGGTCGAAGTGCGCCCCCAGCTCCTTGCGCTCGCCCTCGCGGCTGATGAAGACGACCTTCTTGCCCCGGGCACCGGCGAACGCCCAGGCGCCCTCGCGGCTCATCTCGCCGAAGCCCATCCAGTTCATCCAGTGGGAGTTCTTCGGCGCGACCTCGGTGATCTCGACGAAGTCCTCCAGCTCCACGACCTTGAAGCAGCGGTACTCGACCTTGGTCAGGTAGCTCCAGGGGAGACCGATCTTCACGATCTTCGGCAGGCCCAGGACCTCCACCTTGGCGACCGAGGGCGTGCTGCCCTCCAGGACGATGCCCTGCGTTTCCTGGGGCTCGTAGCCGGGGACCGCGTACTGGAAGGTCACGCGGGTGCCGGTGGCGATGGGGAGCTGGATGGTGGTGTTGGTCATGGCCGCCTCCTGAGGAGTCTTCGTCGTGCTGACAAGAAGAACTCTACCCCCAGGAATTGTTGGAGCGCAACCCCTCCACTAAGAATTGTTGGGGAGCCAGTGCCTCAGGATGTCCTGCACGGTGATGTGCCCCTGGGAGGCCCGGTTGTACCGATCCCGGAGCAGCTCCATCAGCTCGTCCACCAGGCCGTTGTTCTGGTTGCCCAGGAACAAGCCCGCCACGAGGATCACGGCCTCCTTGTCGGCGTACGAGCCCGGGAGCCACTCCCCCTTCCAGGAGAGGGTCCATCCGTCCATGGAGGTGCCCTCCACGGGCCCCCAGAACTTGAAGGGGCCGAACTCCTCGGGCTCGGGCTGCTGATGCGTCATACGTCCTCCTGAGGCCTCTGGCGGTTTTTAAATACGGGTTCTCAGCGCAGCCCCATCGAGGCCTCGATGAGGTCGCCCTCCTCGTCGATGTCCTGCTGGCACATCTCGCAGGGGTCGATCTCGCGGCACTCGGTGCCCCAGGGCTGGCCGTTGGGGCACACCTCGGACTCTTCCTCGATCACCGTGACGGAGGACCAGTTGTCCGTCAGGACCACGGAGCCGTCCTCCAGCTCCACGCGGACCTTGATGGACTTCACCTTGCCGCGCGCCTTGCCCTCGCCGAAGTCGACCTTCTGGCCGGTACGGAGCAGGGAGACGGTGGTCTCGATCTTCTTCATGGGTCCTCCTGGGGAGTCGCAGAGTTCGAAAGCGCTGGGGTGCCCGCCCAGCTCCCGGCATGTCGTCCATGGGGGCCTCGCCGTCGCGGTGTGCACCCCGTTCAGGTCCGTCCTAGTCCACATCCGGCCCATACGGGGATCGGTGCGGCTGTGCGGCCGTCCTGCCCGCGCCCTGGTGGTCACCGGAGACGTATCCGGGCCACCGAGGAAGAAAGTGCAGGGCCCGCTACTACGAGTCAGGGATCTTGCACCGGGGCCCATTGCCGTGAGCTTGCCGGAGTTGGCCTCCCTGCCGGAGGGTAAGGGTTCCTCCAGTCACCTGCCGTGGAGAGGAAGGGATTCGAACCCCTCTGCGCGGTTCCCGCATCACCTGGCGTCTCGACCTCGCGGGCAATCCTTTTCGGGGGCCTGAGCCCCACACCCCTACCTCGGGGACGACAGGAGTTGAACCTGTCTACGCTCGCCGTTCTCTCCTTGTACCGGGGATCAGGGCTCCCCGGCGGCCCGTGGTGCTCAGTGGTGGAGGCGGTCCACCTGGCGCTTGACCACCGGCAGCTCCCCGCCGAAACGAAGCTCGTGCCGGGTCTCCGCCCGGAAGCGCTTGTTCACCATGCGCTGGAGGCTCTTGCGAGAGCCGTCGCCGGGGAACGTCGCGTACTTCTCGTTCTTGCGGTAGGTGCGCGCCATGTGGGCCTCCTGTGGAGTCGTTGTCGCCTTGACGTTGTCAAGGTTACACCCAGGATTGTTGGAGCGTCAAGCCCCTTTTCTCAGTGGATCGTTACGTGCTGGCCGATCTTGTCCAGCACCAGGTAGAGCACCCACCAGACGACAGATCCGACGCAGAAGAGGTAGATCGGAACAAGGATTCCGATCTCCCACTGCCGGACACAGGCCCAGACGAACTGGAGGGCACAGAAGACGGTGAGGGCCACCCAGACCCAGAAGAAGACCTCGGTCATGCGGAGAGGGCCCTCCGTCGTCCGCCCACCTCGTTGATGCCGAGCTGAGCCCGCCGCCCGTCCCGCCGACCAGCGCTCACACCGTCCTCGGACGTGACCACGATCCTGCGCGCGGAGCGGAGCTTGGCATCCGGCCCGAACTGCTCCTTGTGCCAGGCCTCCTGAGCCGCCTTGGAGCGCTTGGAGTCGTCCACGAGCACGATCTCCTTGCCCGTCTCCGCACTGGCCTCACGGGCCGCCTGCTGGCGCCCTGCGGTCATGCGGGCCCCCACGGTGTGCCCCCAGGCCACGATGTAGCTCTTGCGGAAGTCGCGAATGAGCTTGTTGACCTCGTTCTTGTAGAGCCACTGGCGCTCCAGCTCCCGCCGGTGCTGCCGGACGGCGACGGCCAGGCCTGTCTCCATCTGCATGGTGAGAGAGGCGATCAGCATCTTGGCGAAGTCGACGACGTCCTCGGAGACGAAGACGACCAGGCGCGTGTCCTGCTTGGTGGAGTGGCTGGAGGACCACCACTTGATCGTGGTGCCTCCCAGCGGCACGGCCACCGAACGGTGGATGGCCGACGCCCGCACACCGCCGAGGTTGAACTTGTTCGAGAGCCAGACCTCGAACTCCACGATCTTCGCCGGGCCGGTGTTGTTCTTCTGCCGCAGTGCGGTGACGTCGATCTGGTGACGGGCGATGAGGTTGGAGAGCATCCGCATCGCGGTGTCGCGCTCTTCCTCCGGCGTGGTCGGGTTGTCCACCAGCGCCATGAGCAGGCGGACCTTCTGCTCGCGGTTGTAGCGCTTCTTGTCCTCCGGCGAGAGCTTGGCCTGCTCCGCGTCGCTGAGGATCTCGCCGGTGTTGAAGCTGCGGTACTCGCCCATAGGGGCCTCCTAAGGAGTCGGGTTCTGGCGGGGTCTTGCAAGAAGATTCTCTCCAACTTTTCTTGGAGAGTCAACCCATCGGGATGGCGCGGTCCGTGTGCAGATAGATGAACGGGGTGTCGGCGTACCTGCTGAGGGCGTAGCCCCGCTCCACGAACCACTGGTCGGCCTCGTCGGTCGGCCGGTACACCGCGTCTCCGCTGATGTCGTCTCCCGCGACCATGCGGGCCAGCCCGCGCCTGCGGAGAGACATCATGATCAGGTGGGCCCGGGGAGTGCCGGGGAGCTTGTCCGCTGCCCGCCACTCCCCCTCGGTGACCAGGTCACGGAGCACGAGCATCTGCACGCGCCCCATGCCCTTGACCCCGTCCGTGGGACGGCCGTCGGCCATCAGTACTCCTCGTCCATGAGCAGGTCGGGGTTGTAGCCCGCCTCGCGGGCCGCGTCGTACCCGTCGCCCTTGAGGCCGTAGGTGTCACCACTGGACGCCACGAGACCATGAGAGACCAGGACGGCCAGGCACAGCCGCGTCAGCTTGATGTTGCGGTACCACCATCCGGCGCGCGGAGACCACTCGCCGCCCTGCTCGGCCAGCATCACGAGGACGGCCTTGACCTCCTCCTCGCTCACCATGACCGGCTTGTTGAACTGGCGGTGGCCCAGGTCGCTCAGCGCGTAGCGCTCGTTGTAGGGCTTGTCGCTGGTGCGGATCACGACGCCCTTGCGCACGAGGCCATCCAGGTGGCGGATCGTGCTGGAGCGGTTCGCCCAGTGCCACCCGCAGCCCGGGTACCAGTCGCCGCGATCCACCAGGCACTTGACGATGTGCTCCTGGGTCTCGGTGAGCGCGACCGGCTTGCCGTCGGGCCCCCACTCGGCGTGGCACTCACGGCCCGAGTAACGCCATGCCCCGCTCGTGTCCGTCTTCAGCAGCCACGGCTGCGGGTCGCCCTTGCGACGCGGGGAGTAGACCACCTCGCCGTCGCTGACGGGTCCGATCGAGCGCACGATCTTCGCGCCCTCCGCCTGGGCCTTGAGCAGTTCCTTCGAGTACGCACGGGCCATGAGGTCCTCCTGGGGAGTCGTTGTGCTCTTGACGTTGTCAAGGTTACTACAAGGATTCTTGGAGAGTCAAGGCCTACTTCGCCGTGACGAGCAGCACCTTGCTGTACAGACCGCGCGTGACCACCTCAACCTTGTACCGCGCCTCCAGGGCCTTCTTGAGCACGTCCAGCCGGGCCTCGCGGTCGGCCGCGCTGTGCTCCCGGTGGTCGAAGGACGCCCAGTTGAAGTCCACCTGGACGCCCTTGTAGGTCTTCTTGACCTCGAAGCCCTCGGTCCAGCGGCCCCAGCCCTTGACGCGCGTGGTCGAGTAGACCGAGCGTCCGATGCCCGTCTCCCCCACGATGCCGCCCAGGAACCTGCTGACGGTCTGGGACGTCACCTCGACCGCCGCCTTCTCCTTCCGGCCGGTGACCTTCAGGTACGAGCCCATGTCCTTGACCTGGTACTCCCAGTCCAGGACCTTCTTGAGGCCGTCCAGGGCCTTGCGGTACTCCTTGGCCTGGAAGGCCGGAGAGCCGCCCTGGTGCGAGCCGCCGGTGTAGCGGACGCTCACGTCGTGGTCCCCGAAGCCCTTGACCTCGTAGCCCGCGCTCCAGCTCGCCTTGTTGCGGCCGGTTCCCGGCTTGCGGACGGAGCGCTCGACCCCACTGAAGCGGCTGTTGTTGCCGAGGTAGCGGCTGATGTCGACGGGACGGATAGCGGCCATAAGAGCCTCCTAGGGAGTCGGTGTCGCCCTGACAACGTCAAGGTTATACCCAGAATCCTTGGAGTGGCAAGTCCCAATTTTAAAAATGGTGAGCCCCCTGGTGGGACCGCACCAGGGGGCTCGGGGATCAGGCTAGGCGCCCGCGAAGCTCTTCGAGATACCTCAGGGTCTCCCGCGTCCGCTCGATCGCCTTGTCCAGCTCGGCCAACTCCACGCGGGACTGTTCGTCCGGCCGCTGAGGGGGTACAGGAGCCTCTTCCGGCTCCTCCGTGGCATCCAGGTCCGGGAGACCTCCGAGAGCCGCGTACAGAGGCGTACGGGCGATCCACTCGCGGGCGTTCTCCTCGCTGGCCATGATGTGCTCGGCCTCGGCCTCACCGCGCTCCACTTCCCACTGGGCCTGCTCGCCGGACGGATAGCCGTAGGCGTACAGGTCCTTGAAGACCGCGTGGGCGATGGGCAGTGCAAGACGGAGGAGACGATCAGCGGCAGCCGCCTTGAAGAACGGCTCCATCTCCGCGATCTTCCACCACTTTCCGTTGGAGTCGCCGTACCAGGTGTCCTGGTCGAGCGTCTCCGAGAGATGCGTGGGCTTGTCGTCAGGCTGCGACATCCCACCACCCCCGCACCTCGAACAGCTCGAAGAGGTCACCGGGCGTGACGTCCTGGTTCAGACGGGCGTCGGTGAAGAGGTTCATGTCGATCATCTCCTCCACCTTGTCCACGGCCTGGGAGCAGATCATGTGGCCGGAGGTCTTCACCGCGTCCCGCAGCCACACCGGGCGGAAGCCGAAGCGCCACAGGGCCAGGTAGACGTAGTCCAGGAAGCTGTAGGGCGTGCCCACCAGCGATGTGGCGATGGGGAGCACCCTGTCCCGCTGCTCGTTGGTCAGCGGGATCTTGGCGAACAGGATCGGCCTCCCGGCGTACCGGGTCATGGAGCCGATCCGGGCTCCGCCGGGCTGCGCCTCGAAGATCATGCCGTTAGGCAGCACCACGAACGCGTGGGTGGGGAAGCCCCGGGGGAGCTTGACCTTCTTCCCGCTCGCGATCCGGATCAGCTTGCGGGCCTGCCGGATCCGGGCCCACGGCCACAGGCCGCCGTCTCCCGCCAGCCACTGGCCGAGCGAGACCCAGAAGCCGGTCCAGCCGGTGATCCAGGTCAGCCCGACGTCGCCGGGCTCAGGGGCAGGGAATTCATCGGTCAGTGCCATGGGTCCTCCTCGGTTCAGCCCCGCAGGGCGTCCTTCAGCTCCTGGAGCGTGGGGCGCTTGGTCGGCTTGTCGTCGCGCATGTCCTGGGCCACCTGGGCGAAGACCTCGGCCACGGTGCCCAGGATGGTTCCCTTGACCGAACCGGCCTTCGCGGCGCGCTTGTTCAAGCCCTCGGCCAGGCCGTCCAGGTTCACGGGGGCCTGGGCCCGCAGGAACCGCTTGTACTGCTCCAGCGAGAGGATCACGGTCACCGGTCCGAAGTCCTCGCCGGAGTCCTGGCCTACGCTCGCCACGCTGTACGAGCCCTCGGGGAAGATCAGACGCACCGAGGCGTCCGGGCGGTCCGAGGACCGGCGCACCATGGGCTTCACGACGGGCTTGATGTCCGCCGGACGGGAGCCGTCGGTGGTCACCGTGCCCCGCAGGGTGTCGAGCGTGAAGTCCTCCTGGGCGCCCGTGTCTCCCAGGCCGTTGGCCTGCTTGGCCGAGACGTACGAGGTAAGAGTCACCTCCTGCCACGCCCCCTCGCTGCCGAAGAGCAGGAAGAACCGGGGGTCCTGGGGCTTGTCCTTGTCGTAGCTGATGCTCATGCGCCCTCCTGAGGCGTCGTGCGGCGCCATGTGGCGTCCCGCTGGTCGTACATCTCCTGGGATCCCTGGCGGTCGCTCACAAAGGCCCTCAGGGCCTCCAGGGAGAAGTTCTCGCGGAGAGCGCGCAGCTCCTGGAGGGACTGCGCGCTCTCCTGCTCTCTCCAGTCCGTCACGCGGACGGCCGGTGGAGCATGAGGTAGTTCGAGGCGTGCAGCGTGCTCGCACGCGGCCGGGTGGTGGTGAAGATCCGCTTCTCCCGCAGGGAGCGGATGGTCGAGCCGTGCGTGTCCCGGCAGCAGTCCTGCTGGCCCCGGTAGCCCCGGTAGTCGGACACGACGTGGCCGAGCGCGATGTGCTCCAACAGGACCTTCTGCTTCTCCGGCAGCTTCTTGTACTCGGGCCGGGTCTTCCACAGCTCCAGCCGCTCGGCCTGCTCCTCGAAGAACTCCTTCTCGGTGTCCCGCACCAGCGGGGTCACGAGCTTCTGGACGTCCGACAGCAGCAGTGTGGCGCCCGAGGTCCACGGGTCCTTGTTGAGGTGGTCGAGCACCTGCTCCGGCTTACGGGCGTTCCTGCGGGTGTACTCCGAGTCGCTCTCGATGTCCTTCTCGTACTTGTCCTGCTCGATCTTGGCGTGCCGGAGGTACTCGGCGATCCGGGCACGGGCAGGAGCCGCGTCGTCCCGGCGCTTCTTCAGCGCGAGCGCCATGGCCGCCATGTCGGCAGGAATGCCCATGAGGTGCTCGGCGTAGATCTCCGCCGTCTCGGCGAGGAGATCGATCAGCTCGTCCTCGGTCAGCTCCAGGTACTGGCGGGACTTCTCCTCCAGGGCGCCGGTCTTGTTCACCGGCGCGATCTGGTCCAGGACGTACCGGCCGTCGGCGCTGAGCTGGATGCCGAACTCGCCGTGGCCGTCCACACCCACGATGTAGGTCGCCAGGCCCTTGATGACGAGGGGCTCGCACTGGTCCCGGGGCGCGAAGCGCTGCTGGTCCACGGGGACCGCCGGGCCCTTGAAGATCATGTCGTACTCGGAGCCGGTGTCGGCGTCCCGCATGCGGTTCAGGATGATCTTCTCGTTCTCGGAGAGAGCGACGCGGCCACCGTTGCGGAGCTGGAAGTTGTCGAGCATGGCGCCTCCTGGGGAGTCGGTTCTGGCGGATGAGGAGAATCTACTACAAGGATTGTTGGGGCGTCAACCCTTGCCCTTCCCGAACCTCTCGTCGTCGTCCGGGACGAGGATCGGGCGCTTGGTGGGGACGAAGACCCAGTCGCCCATGTAGACGTAGCCGTCCCGCTGGTCCACGTAGCAGGGACTGACGCCCTTACTGATCGAGTCCCAGTAGGAGTCCTCCAGGTCGGCCGGGTGGGCACAGGCGACCCCGCCGTCCTTCATGAGAGGGCCGCCGGTGCGGTTGCCCGCGTGCTCGGCCGCCTTGAGGAAAAGGGCCTTCTCGCGCTCCGAGGCCAGGGCCATGGCGACCGCGACCAGGGAGAACTTGGCGGCAGTGTGGTGGATCTCGTAGTTGAACTGCTGGGGTACGGCAGGCATGCCGACCTCCTCTCAGGCCGAGGGGCCGCCCTCCGGGGCGGCCCACTGGATCACCGGTCAGTCCCGCAGCTCGTGGCCGATCTCCTCGACCAGGAAGGGGATGTTGTAGAACTCCCGCATCGGACCTCCGAACCGGGGGCTGAGCTTGTACACCCCGCCGGAGTAGAAGACCTCGCAGCGGCGGACCTTGTCCTTGAAGGGAACCAGGTAGTACACGAAGACCGAGTGGTCTCCGGCCTTGCGGGTCATGTAGGCCACGTCGTTGGCCTCCACGGCCTCCCGCAGCTCCGTCAGGGCCTTCTTGACCTCGTCCGGCTTGTCCTGAGAGGGGAAGTGCCCCGGGGCGCCCACGAGGACGCTCCAGCCGTCGTTCTCCTCGTACTCGATCCAGGTGGAGTACCCGGCCTGCACGAGGCTGGTGGCGTAGCTCTCCACGGCGCTCACGGCGTACGCCTCACGGCCGCCGGTCACCAGGGCGTAGCTGGTGTGCGGGTGGTCCTTGTACGAGACCCGGACCAGGCCGTCGCGGGGGAACTCCGCCCGCTCGACGACGTACCCGGCACCCGCGAGCTTCGGCGCCTCGGTGTACTCGTAGCGGCCGACCGAGATGACCTTCTTGACCTCCGCGATCGTGACCGCGTGCGGGGACTCCTCGGCCATCTGCTCCTTAGCCTCGGGGGTGTCGTGCTCCGGCCGACGGGCCTCTACGAGGACGTGGACGGTGCCGTAGTCGCCGGTGACCTTGGCCGCGTGGTACTTGCGGTCCACCCGGCCGTTGATGACACTCGCGATCCGGTCGAGCGAAGCCTGGACCGTCTCGTGGTCGTTGGCCTGGTAGTGGACGTGCACCTCCGGGCCGTATCCGGTGACCAAGTACCCGACGCCCCAGGTGTTGCTGGTGGGAGCCTTCCTCAGGCTGGTGGTGCTGGAGAGGATGCGGGAGATCGCTGCGGCGGAGATGTTCGCTCGGGTCATGGGTCCTCCTGCGGAGTCGCTGTCGTCCTGACAACGTCAAGGTTACACACAGGATTGTTGGAGCGCAAGAGGCTCCCCAGGGATTCCTGGAGAGCCTCTCTTCGTGCAGCTCAGATGCGCTTGACGTCCGTCACGCAGTCCCAGCAGGACGCCACCGAGTCGCCGCCGATGTACCCGGCCTTGTCGCCCGCGAGGATCATCTCCCCGCACGGGCACTCGGACTCGTAGTCGGCCTCGAAGGTCCTGACCGGCGTGGGCTCCTCGTGCTGGGCCCGCCGCATCATGGCCTCGATCTCCTCCGGCTTCATCCGATAATCTCCCCCGCCTTGTCCATGCGGAGGAGTTGGCCTGCCGCGCCGATCCTCTCCACCCGCTCCCCGGCGTTCGAGGTGTTCTCCATGAGGGTGCTGAAGGCCATGTTGACCATGCCGGTGCCGCCCGTCTTGGAGAGGTTCACGCCGTCACTGGCCAGGTTCTTCGCACCCTCGTTGACCGGCACCCAGTCCTTCCTGACGGGCTTCGGAAGGGATTCCCAGACCTTGGGGTCGAGGTGCATCTCCATCTGGGCCAGACCGCGCAGCTTCTCCTTCTCCCGGGCGAACCTCCAGTCCTCGGGCGTGATGCGCCGGGAGGTGTACGGAGCGTGGTACTCGTCGGTGCTGGTGAGCCTCAGCGTCAGGTTCTGCCGCAACCACCGGATCGCCCGGTTGTGCAAGTCCTGGTAAGGCTCCCGGAGATGGTCCAGCGACCCGGTGAGCATGTCCATCTTCACGGCGCCGCTCGGTCCCACATCGAACCGCCCCAGAGCCAGGCCCTTCAGGTGAGCACTGAACCGAGTGGATCCGCAGTAGTTGATCTGAACATCTTCGAAGAGCTTCTCGAAGACCTTCATCATCGCCATGTCCCCGACCTGGTCTGCGGGAACCGCGATCTTCCCCTTCAGCACCGTGGGACTGCCCTGGAGGGACATCTCCCAGAGGTGGGTGCGCGTCCCCTCCATCGGCTCTCCCAGGGCCCTGGGGGCACGCGCAGTCATCATCCCCCGGAGGATCCGTTCGGCCTCCATCTTCTTCCCGGCCTGCCGGGCACGGTCCGCCCTGGAGAACATCAGGCTGTCGTCCAGCTCGTCCTCAGGGCCGTAGTCGTACCTACTCATCAGTTTCGATCTCCTTCGCCGCCCGCAGGTATGCCCCGGGGAGGTAGTCCGAGGGCACGGCCCTCGTCGCCTCCACCCGCTGGAGCACATGCGACGCCAGGTTGTATGTGTGCAGCCCCACCTTGTGCAGGGCCATGCCGAAGGTGAGGTTCTCGTCCTTCTCACGGACGGCCTCCTGGGCGAGGGCCTCGTAGCGCTCTGCGGCGTCCCAGGCCGCGTACCGGCCCATCGGGCTCATGAGCCGGAGCTTGGCCCCCACGCTGGTCTGTGCGAGGTCGTAGAAGGGGTCCAGGAAGCTCACGCTGGAGTCCCTCAGGGAGTCGCCGACGCGCATCACGTGCTCATGTGCCGGACGGCCTCCGTACGTGCCGACGTAGTAGATCAGCACCACGGCCTCGTCGGGCGTGAACTTCTCCACGGCGCCAAGAGAGTCCTCCAGCATGGCGTACCAGCGCTCCACGTCCCTCTTGGCCGTGGCGCCGGGGTACCGGCTCTTCTGGGGGTCCCTGGCGCGGATCTTCTCCAGCAGGTCGGGCTGAGCCCGGAAGCTGATGTTCTGAGAGGGCACGATCAGTCCTCCACCTTCACGCAGAAGCCGTCCCAGACCAGGACGTCGCCGACCTGGGCGAGGAAGAGGGGCTCGTTCCGACGCCCGTAGAGCACTCCGGGCTTGCCGACGACCTTCGTGCCCCCGAAGAACTGACCGTTGGCGCCGCCCGGGATGCTCAGGGGCTCGTACGAGGGGGAGACGATGGCGGTTCTGTACCCCCGTCCCTCCAGCCAGGCGAGGGTCTCCTCCATCATCACGGCAGGGGCGATGACATGTCGGTTGTCGACGGTGCTCACGGGGGTCCTTTCTGTGGAACGCCTGAAGGCCCACCTCCACATCGAGCGGAAGTGGACCATCGGGCCGGGCGGGAATCTCACCTCAGGACGCATCCTCGGTGAGGGCTGACGTGAACCCAGATGTCCGGGTACTCGGCCGACCGCTGGCACTTCTCCGTGCGCTCGGCGAGGCCCTCGGTCTCCTCCTGCACCATCTTGCGGTGCTGCTCGTCCACCCAGGGCTTGAGCTTCGCGATGAAGTCCCACTCGCCCTTGGTCTCGTCGATGACCGTGATCAGCTCCATCAGGTCCTCGTACGACCAGTCAGCCAGTTCCCGGGCGAGCGAATCGAGGTCGTACTCCAGCGTGATCTTCGGCATCAGGACTCCTTGCACTTCGGGCACTCGGGATGGGGCTCCAGGCGCACCTTGCGGTTGCGCCGGACGAAGAGCACTCCGCCCCTCAGGCGGATGCCGATCGTGTCGTTGCAGTACTCGTCTCCGCCACCGAGCCAGAGAATCTTCCTCTGGTACTCCTCGGTGATGGTCTCGGTCGGCCACCAGAAGAACCGGCGCAGCAGGGGCGGGATGGCGCGCTCCGCCTCCTTGTGCGCGTCCTTGGCCCCCTCCAGGTACGCGTCCTGCCACGCCTCCGGCTGGGCCGACCACTGCTCCAGGGTCCTGATCACGCGCCCTCCCACAGCTCCGTGAGCTTCACGCGGTCGTTGCCGTAGCGCTCGTAGAGCATCCCCGCGACCTTGATCAGAGCCTCCTCGTACGTCGGGGCGCCCGTGTCCAGCTCGGTGTCGTGGAGGCGGATGTCGCCCTTCCCGCGCGTCAGGGAGGCCGGGAAGACCTCTACCCAGATCTCGACCTCGCGGTTCTTCCAGGGGCCCTCAGTCCGCCGGGTCTTCTTGTTGACCATGGCGGGCTGAAGCTCCAGCCCCTCGTGGACCCCACGCGTCTCCGCCAGGGTGGAGATGTGCCGCCGCTCCTCGTGGCCGTGGTACCAGAAAACCGGGTGGTAGGCCAGCCACATCCAGGCCCGGTAGAGGTCCTGCGGGTTCTCCTCGTAGGCGACGACGGTCTCCGTCCAGCGCCTCCGGGTGGACGCCCAGGAGTCGACATAGAGCGTCGGCCAGGACTCGGCCATCATGCTGCGGGGCTTCCCCGAGGTGTCCATCTCGGGAAAGACGATCTGCTTCTTCGGCTCAGCCATAGGTGCGGCCCTCGTCCAGGTCCCGCTGGCGCACCCAGCCCTCGGGCATCTCGGCGAAGCTGTCCTCGATCCGCTCGGCCAGCGCCCGGATCTTGTCCGGGGTGCAGCCGGGGTCCGGGGCGCGGCGGTCCATGGCCCGCAGCCGACGGCCGGAGGCCGATCCGGTGGTCAGGGTGTCGACTGCCAGCTTGGCCAGGTCGATCAGGTCCTGCTGGTCGATGGGGGCGCCCTCGGCCCGGCGGTGGTTGATGAACCGGGAGTAGACCCGGCGCTCCAGGTCAGTCAGTGCTTCCGCCATGGGAAGCCTCCTCGATCTTGGATCTCTGGCGGGTGATGATCATGATGGTCGGACACGGGGCGGGACGGCCGCAGCCGAGGCAGTACCCCGTCTCCTGGACCCCTCCCTCGTCGGCGTCGTACACACGTTCCGTGTGCTCACGCTCGATCAGGTCCAGGGTGTCCTGAAGCGCGTCCAACTGGTCGTCGGTGACCAGGGACGCGGTGATTCTCAATCGGAGCCCTTCACGGCTTCGGCCTCCCTCTTGCGCTTCTCCTGGAGGGCGATCATCCGGGCCAGCCGCCGGTCCCACCGGCGCTTCAGACTCTGCGCCTGTCTCTCGGCAATCGGGAGTGCGACCTCCAGCGGCATGCGGGACGCGTTTTTAAATTTCGTCGTCCGGCTGCTGGGGCTGCGCTCGAACACCCACCGGCGCCCCTTGGGCTGGTAGCAGTAGGGACTGTCGACGATGGCCCAGATGTCTTCCCCGGCCCGCCCCCGGCGCTCCACGGTGATGTACCGGTACTCGTACTCCGTGTGGATGTAGGGGAACTCGAACCGGCTGATATTCCCCTCGTACGCGTGCAGGTCGATCATGGGAACTCCGGAGTGGGCGGGATCTCGATGGACTGTATCAGCCTGTAGTACAGGGCGCCTAGCCCTCGTCCGGCTCGACGAAGAGCGGCACGGGCATCTGCTGCGTCCGCTCCCCCTCGGCCTCCTGGGGCACCACCGGCGTGACGGCCTGGATCGGCATGGCGGACACCGGCACGATGCGCCCCAGGAGGCCCTGTGCGGGCCTGTGAGCGTCCTGCACGTCCTCGGGGACCTCCTGGGTCAGGACGACCTCCGGAAGCTCCTCCTCGCCCTCAGGAGTGCCGGGGAAGCGTCCGTCCCGCTCGGCCAGCATGCGGGCGAAGATCGGCGTTTCTCTTCGGTATGCCTCGGGGTCAACTCGTCTCGGCATCGGTGGGCTCCTCCCACAGCTTGAATGTCGGCTCGGTCTCCTCTTCAGACCCCTCGTAGCCCACGAGGACCTTCAGAGGTCCGGTGATCTTCGTCCCGTCAGGGATGTCTTCAAGGAAGTACTCCGGCTCGAAGTCGGAATTCGGCACAGCCACCGTGGCGAACCAGCACTCCTCGGTGCGGTGCCAGCGGTGGCCGCCGTGGACCTCGTTCTCCCAGTGGTCCCGGGCGGCCTCGAACTTCTCCCAGTCCTCGCGGGAAGCCGGGGCCGCCTCGTGGTAGTCGCTCGGCGCCATGGGAAACAGCTCGCAGCCCCACTTGGCCACGTCCTTCTCCGTGCCGTTGCACTCCTCCACGAGGCCGCACTCCCGGGGGCCCTCGTAGGGGCACTGCATCGTCCACTTGATCCCGGCATACCAGTGCGTGTCGATGACGGGGATCAGGAGGTGCGGAAGCCGGTTGGACCCCGTTCCCTGCTCGTCGTAGTGCTTCACTGGCCGATCTCCGGGGGCTTGAGGACCTCGTAGGTCCGGCGGTTCAGTTCGTAGCGGATCATCTGCGTCGACAGCTCCGCGCCCCGGGAGTTGCTCACCCAGCGGTTCGGGCTGGCGTGCAGGTAGACCCAGGGCTCCCGCTCCTTGCGGTTGCGGGTGACCACCACGGTGCCCAGCCCGAGGCGCTCCGGGACACGGGGCTCGGCCAGGTGCCAGGAGTTGCGCAGGATCCGTGCCCGGCCCTGCTTCAGCTCGACCAGGACCTCCGCGTCTCCCATGGGGAGCCAGGGAGCCGCCGTGGGCATCCAGGCCCGGGTGTGCCGGACCAGGACCGTGGAGTGCTGAGGCAGGTCGGCCATCAGCATGACGACATCCCCCACGGCGAGCGTCCAGTTGCGGCCCTGGTCCTTCTGGACGGGCTCCACCCGCACCCGCGTGGACCACGCCAGGGGGTCGAAGCGCATGCGGCGGACCTCACGGCTCACGACGTTCCGGACGGACATCAGGGAGCCACGGCAGGAGGACGCCTTGCGCACGATGCAGAAGGTGCCCTCGGGCGTGGAGATGACGTCTCCCTCCTGGAGGGACTCCATCCGCACCTTGATGTAGGAGCCGACCTGCCGGAAGGCGTTGATGGACTTCATGCGGGCCTGCTCAACGCGGTTGAGGCCCTTCACGGGGCGAGCCCCGGTGGTTACCGGGGCTCGATGTGCTGCTGTGCTCACTGACCACTTCCCTTCTCGGCCAGCGCGAGGAGCTTCAGGAGCGTCTCCTCGCTGACCTCGTATGTGGTGCTGATGCCACTGGAGGTGTCCTTGCGGTGCAGGTCGTACCGCTCGCCCCGGCTGCTGAGACGCTCCTCGCCGAGGAGGTTCTGCACCCGGTTGCGGATCTCGGAGGCGACGAGGTTGTTCTGCGCCCGGCGCCTGCTCTCGGCCTCGTTGTGCAGGATCTCCTGCTCGGCCTGCTCCTTCTTGCGGGCGGCGTGGGAGTTCCAGCCGTCGATCAGGGCCTGCGGCCGGACGAACTCCAGCGTGACCTTGACGCTCCGGGTGGACCCGTCGCTCATGGGGACCTCCACCGTGGTGCGGGCGGAGATGTCGCCGGTGAAGCGGCCGTCGTGGCCCTCCTCCACGAGCTTGTGCGGGTTCATCTGGGCCCAGGCCTTGGCGAAGATCACAAAGGGCAGCTCCATGATCCGCGTCTTGGCCGAGACCCACATGTAGTCCATCTCGTCGATGATGAGGACCGGAACCCCGACGGCCCAGCTCCTGGCGCTCCAGGAGTCGGACCGGCCCGCACGGTCGCCCTTCTGGGCCCGGGTGACGACGGTCTGCTTGGTGCGCTTCTCGGCTCCGTCCCAGTAGCCCCAGACCTCGTCTCGGCGCCACAGCTTCGGCTCGACGACCTTCGCGGGCCGTGCGACGTCCTCCGAGGTGCGGGGGCGGTACGCGTAGATGAGCTTGTCTTCGAGTTCGGCGAGCTTCATGAGGCCTCCTGGGGAGTCGATTGGCCTTGACGTCGTCAAGGTTACTACAAGGATTCTTGGAGGGTCAACCCCTCATTCGAGGATCTTCGAGATGAACCACATAAACCCCCGGGGGATCGCCAGGGCGATGTCCACGATCAGCTCACCGAGGTCCTCGCCCCAGTCGCTGTCCCGGCGCCTGCGCGGGGCCCTGGAGACCGCTCCACGGCCGTGCAGGCGGTCGTAGGCCCTGCGGGCCTTGGCGGCCTTCTTCGCCTCTCTGCGGCGCTTCCAGGCGCTCATGCGGCGACCGGCACACTGGCTCGCTGGGACAGGTCGAGCAGCGTGGCCACCAGCTCCTCGGCCGACAGGGTGAACTCGAAGTCCTCGGGGAAGTCCTCGGCGTCCGTCTCGGCGTCGTAGTTGTTGTCCTCGGCGTACTCGGCCGCCAGCATGATGACCGCGTGCAGCTCGGCGCACTCGGCCGGGCTCAGCAGGTCGTAGTGGTGGTGGTGGACGCGGACCAGCTCCTCCCAGCGGGAGGCCAGGTCGCTGATCAGTACCCCGTTCAGGTCCCCGTCCTCGGGCTCCGCGATGTTCGCGGCGATCTGGACGCCGGTCTTGACGTGCTCGATCAGGTGGTCGGGAAGGCCGTACACAGCGCTCATGGCTACCTCCAGTGACTGTCTCTGGCGGGACGTCACTGAAACTACTCCAACGATTGTTGGGGCGTCAAGCCCCCGGTGCCCAACGGGCCTTGGCCTCGTCCTCCGTGATCGCCAGTCCCTCCTGGAGCACGCTGTAGCTGGCCATGCCGTCCAGCAGGTCCACGAGCTTGATCGAGAGGTTCGCGGCCTCCTGGTCGTCGACCAGCTTCTGGGCCGCCAGGGCAATCCGGCGCAGGACCTCCGTCTCCGAGGCGTCGAAGACCAGGGCCGTCCAGACCTCCGGCTCGCCCTGCTCGGTCACGTAGTCGAGTTCGCCCTCCCCCGGCATCAGGGCGAACATGGCCGCCGTCTTGTTGGTCTTCACCTGCATGCCGAAGAGGTCGGCCACCAGGATGCCCTCTTCGTTCGTCCGTACCGTCATGGCTTCTCCCACGCAAAAGCCCCGGCGGGATGCCGGGGCTTCGCACTGTAGTACCGACCTACCGGGGCGTGTAGGAGATGAAGCCGTGATCCCCGTCGTGGTTCGCGGGGAGATTGCAGTACTCGGCCGGGCACCGGTTCGTCCCGGTGACCACACCGAGCCCCTGGAGAAGCCGGATCGCCACGTCGACCGGCGACTCCGGCCTCACGATGTTCGAGCGCGTCATCTCCTGCGGGAAGGACGTCATCAGGAACGTCTGGAGCCGGTTCAGCTCGGCCGCGTAGGGGTTGCGCAGGGCCTCCCCAGGATCGGAGATGGGCGCCCCGTGGATCTGGGAGGGCGTCTCGTCCGAGGTGTCCTGGACGAAGCCGCTGGTGACCTGTGAGGGCACCTGGGAGCCGTCGGCAGCACTGGTCATGGGGTCTGGGCCTCCTGGGCGCTCTGTGCCCCCTCAGGGGCCTTCTGCTGGTCCTCCCAGATCTCCCGGCGCTGTACCGAGTCCTGGACCGAGAGGGACACGCACGGGCCCTTGTGGAGATCGGGGAGTTCACAGGCGTAGGACTGGTACCGCCCCCACACCGGCTCGCGGCATGAGCGCTCCGGCCACTGCGCCTTCCGAATCTCCATGGTCCTCCTCAAACGACTACAGGCCCGTACCGCGAGGGTACGGGCCCTGATGCCGTCAGGGGAAGCTCAGTCGGCCTGGATATCGATCTTCAGACAGGTGGCCGGGTCCTCGGGGTCCCGGGACCACTCCCCCTCGGGGTTGGCCGCCTGATACGACCACTTGCCGTTCGGGTCGTCCGAGGTGGCATGGTGCAGGAAGCGGGGGACGTCGAAGTCAGGCTGTCCCGTCAGGACGAGCGCCAGGTCCTGAGCGAGCTGCTGTCGCCCGTGGACCATCCCGCCGGTGAGAGAGTGGATCACGATCGTCTCCAGCCCCGGAGTGACCGGCAGGATCAGCACCGTGCGGAGCAGGGCCTTGAAGTCCTCCTCGGGGGAGTCGAACTTCCGGACATGCTCCGCCAGGTCGATCCAGGCGCGGCGGTAATCGGTCATAGGGCCTCCAGGGCACTCGTTTTTAAAATCAGTCAGCGGTAGCGATCTCCACGTGGTCGCCGCACTCGGGGCACTCCGCCTCAGCGGTCTCGAAGCCGTTCGCGGTGAACTCCATCTCACCCTCGAAGCCGCACTCGTCGTTGCCGCACTCGGCCTCGCGGGTGAAGTCGGCGGAGACGCCGAACTTGCGGGCGCTCAGCTCAGCGGCGACGGAGACGGTGATCGGGTCGGCGGAGAGGAAGTTCGACATGAGGGCCTCCTGAGGAGTCGTGGTCCTGACTCCGTCAAGGTTACTACAAGGATCCTTGGAGAGTCAAGCTCAATCTCAGTGCGGTCCGACAACGGGCTCCCAGCCCCAGGAGCCCAGCAGCAGCCACCCCAGACGCGGGTGACGGACGAACAGACGACCCCCGAACACGACCTTCGAGGGTCCCTTCTCCAGCGAAACGGCCATGGGCCACCTCCGGTGAATCGGGCCGGGGGCCGAAGCCCCCGGCGGATCGGACTACTTGTTCCACTCGCGCTGGAGCTTGCGGAACTTCGCCTGAGCCTTCTTCTCGTGGGTCTCGAAGACCTCCTGGATGCTCAGGCCCTTCTTCGCCGCAATCGATCGGATCAGGAGACCGGCGTGGCGCAGGTTCTCGATCTGGCGCTGCTCGCGGGGCATCCGGGCGTTGTAGTGCGCCCAGTCCTCCTGGCCCACGCGCCACTCGTCCAGCAGGTAGTCCAGCAGGGCGTCCGTAGCCGCGATCTCGGCGGTACGGAGGGTCTTGCAGACGGTCCAGGAGTCGTTGCTCTTGCCCTCGTAGAGCTTGTCGCCCTCCGGGGTGGTGATGCTCTTGTCGGCCGCCGCCTTGGCCTTGCGGGCCCGCTCGGCTTCGCGCTCGGCGCGGGCCTTGGCGGCCTCCTCCTCGTCCGGCGTGAACATCTTGGTGCCCTTGGCGTTGACCGGGGCGGAGGGGTAGCAGGTGGTGCAGGCGCGCTCACCGGCGTCGGCGACGATCTCCGCCTCCGACTTGCCGGAGTACTGGATCAGCCAGGCGAAGCCCGTGCGGTACTCGCCGTGGTGGCAGGTGGAGCACTCGGTGCCCTTGTGGGCGTGGCCGTTGCTGCTGGTGGCCAGGAAAACGCGGTTCCAGCCTCCCCGGCGGGTGTACTCGGCCTCGTAAGGGAGCGCCTCGGCCTCCAGGGCCATCAGCTTGTTGCCCTCGGCGACGATGAAGCGACCGAGCCGGGCCAGGTCCTCCATCAGCTCGATACCGTCCAGCACGGTGGCGAGCCCGGGGACTCGCAGGCCCTTCTTGATCTTCTCGATCTTCGCGTAGGTCTCGGACTCGACCTTCTTGTACCGCAGGATCTGGGCCTGGACGACCGCCTGGCGCTCCCAGATCGGAGCGAGGAGGGTGTCGATCTCGACGGGGGTGAGGTTCGCGAGGTTCTGGGTCATGTGCGCCTCCTGAGGAGTCCTTGTCCTGCTGACAAGAAGAACTCTACCCCCAGGAATTGTTGGAGCGCAAGTACCTCTACAAGAAAAGTACGAGAGCTACGATGATCGGGGTCCAGAAGACCGCAAGGAGGATCAGTGCTGATCCCCATGCACGAGGGCTCATAGGTGCTCCTCCAGTTCCAGGATCCGCAGCACCTTGGCCGGGTCCAGCGTCCATGACGTGGGCGTAGGAGGCGAGCACTTCCCACTGCATTCGTCCGGGCAGTAGCACCAGTCGATGTACACGCCCACGCGGGCCGACTCGGCCAGAGCCTTGACGCTCAGCAGAGTCTGGCAGTCCTGGCACTCGACCTGGCGCCCCTCCCCCTCGGAGTCGTACCCGATGGACTCCAGCGGGTGCCCGCACGGCGGAACGTACTTCTCGCAGCCCTCCTTCTCCGTGTGGCCCCCGGCGTCCCAGCACGTCCGGCGGCAGCCCCAGTACTCCTCCGGGATCGGCCCGGGTCTACGTGCGGTCACGAGATGTCTCCTCTCGCTTTTTAAAAACGATCTGAAGCCTCTCCCCGTCACCGAAGACGCGGATGTCGCTGTCGAACAGCTCTGCACCGGGCTTACGCCCCTCCATCAGTTCGTTGCGAGCGAGCCCGAAGAGCTTGCTCAGCTCGGCGAAGGGCGCCCCGTTGTCCATCGAGTAGGACACCGTGGTCGTCACGGTCTCCTCGCGGTCGTAGCTCTGCATGAGGTCCTCCAGGTACGGCACAGGGCCGGATCCCGTCGTGGGGACCGGCCCTGTGCGGCAGGCGTTCGAGCTTCAGGCGGAGGCGTCGGCCGCGTCGGCCTGGGTGTTGTCCACCAGGGTGACGCCGTCGGAGAGACGCTCCACCGAGTCGACCTTGTCCTCCGGGACGATGTACTCGGTGCGGGAGTCCGCGCCGCGCACGTTGGTGACCAGCGAGTAGCGGCCCGGCTTGTCGCCGGAGCCCGCCTGGAACAGGACGTGGTCGGCCTTGACGTCCTTGGTGGTGCCGTCGGCCAGGTTGACCCGGTAGACGTGCTTGCCCTCGACCTTGACGTCCAGCTCGGGCTTCGGGACGACGCGGTACTCGTCGACCGAGTCGGCCTTGATGGACTTCACCACCGTGGTGCCGTTGTAGTCGTCGACACCCTCGACGTAGCCGTGGAAGGTCAGACGGCCGTCGGCCTCGGTGACGGTCTGGGCCTTGACGACCTCGTTGGGGCGGTCGTCGGCGTAGACGATCTCGAAGGCCTTGGTGTTGCGCTCGCTCATGGGTTTCTCCTGCTTCCCGGGCGCCTTGGTGGCGCCTGCTTCGGTTCGGATCGGACTGGCGGGCTGTTCGCTGACGAACATGCGATTGGTGCTCGAATCCAGGTAGATCTTGCCCGAAGGCACGAGATTCGACATCTGGATGATCGCGTCCGACAGTTGCGAACTGGTGATGGGCGAGTACGAGAGGTTCGTCGAGGTGACCCCCTCGTACGTTCTGACCGCCCCCTGGTTCACGGCCCTGGCTGCAATGGCCTCGAACTCGGCGGCGTTGCTCCACTCTTCCAAGCTGGGCTCCAAGGACCTTCGGGTGAATGCGGATCACACCCTACTCGAAGGATCCTTGGTTGCTCAACTAGACGAGGGAGACGATCTCCTCGTCGGCAAGGCCCTCGCCGTCCCATCGGACGAAGGTCTTGCCCTTGTAGACCTTGAAGGTCGACGTGTCGGCCCCCGGCTCGGTCCACACCTTGAGCCGCTTGGCCTGGGTGAAGTCCTCGTGGATGGCCGTGATCTCGCCGTCCCAGTTGTGCCCCGGCAGGTTGTCCCGCAGCGGGTAGAAGGTCTCGAACAGGTCGTTGTGCATGGAGACCCGGTCGTGCGAGGGGACGAGGGCGATACCCCGGACGACGTGCAGCGTGCCCTCGTCCGTCTCCTTGTCGAACTCGTCCAGCATGATCTTCAGCGGGAAGTACTCCGAGAAGACGTTCTCCGGGGTGGCGTACCTCTCCTGGTAGGACTTCAGCCGCCTCATCATGACCTCGGCGGCCTTCTTCAGCTCCTTCGCGCTCAGCGCCGGGGTGATGTTGATCGTGCCGCTGATGTGCCATTCAGTGCCCATGGGACCTCCTGGGGAGTCGGGATGGTGGATCAGATGATGAGGGCGGCCCTGAGGGCGCCCAGGCCGTCCGTGGAGGACTCCCGGACGATGCGCCGGGCCTCGGCCTTGCGCTTGGCGGCCTGACGGGCCTTGACGAACTCGCGCTCGTACACGGAGCCGTAGACGCCCTCGGGAAGCTCCTCGCGGAAGATGTGCGCCATGTCCGAGGAGATCATGCAGGCCATCTTCCAGGTCAGGCCCTCGATGTCCTCGATCACCGGCTCCTCGCCCTGCTTGCCGTTGGCGTACCAGGAACGGAGATCCTCGATCGCGAGGAGCTGGGCCCGCGCGGCCTTCGTGTTCCCCATCGCTGCTTCCAGCATCTCCTTGACGAAGTCGTGCCGGTCGCGCTCGCTGTGGGCGAAGTTCTTCATGCGGGCCTCCTGAGGAGTCGGTTCCGGGGCTTCCCCCTGACAACGTCAAGGTTACTACGGGAATTCCTGGGGCGTCAAGCCCTCTCTTCGAACTCCTCGTGGAGCTGGGAGAGCTTCTCCGTGGGGATCCAGCAGTTCGAGAACGGAGCCCGGCTCCAGTCGTCGGCGGCCAGGGTGCACAGGCCTTCAGCGGCCACACGGGCCTTCTCCACGGCGTTCGCACGCTTCTGGCTCAGACCCTCCAGGCCCGCGTCCGGAGTGCGCACGAGGACCTTGGGGTCGCCGTACCGCTGGTAGTGCAGTTCGGCCCGCAAGTAGCGGTTCTCCCTGCTGACGATGAAGAAGATCACCGGGCACTTCAGGTGCTCGGCCAGCCGTCGGCCGTTGGTGATCCCCTTGGCCTTCAGGGCCTCGCGCAGCTCCGCCCCGGTCATCGCTTGCTCCACTGGATGCCGATGTTCAGGGCGTTCTCCGTGACGAACTTCCACAGGGCGTGACCACGCATCCAGTGCGGCCCCTCCCACTCCGGCGTGGGAACGACGTGCGTCGCGCTGATCTTGCCCTCGCCTGAGCGGACGGTCAGCTCGAAGACGGCACCAACGCCCGGGAACATGGGGTCCCGGGTGAGCGGCGGCTCGGGGCTGTCCTCGCTCGGGACCTCAGCCTCCCAGATGAGCTGGTCGGTGGTCTCGAAGTTCAGCCCTCGGTAGGGGTCGTCCGCCGGGTTGGCGGAGATGTCGGAGTGCGAGGAGCCGTAGAGGTACGTACGGGCGTACCAGCGCTCCTCGCCCTCATCGCCCCACCAGACGTCCGAGACGTCTCTGCGGTCGCGGAGGTGCTCCTCCAGGACCGCCTGAGCGCTCCTCCAGTCGGTCCGGAAGCCCGGCTTGCCGTTGACGGTGAACAGGTAGATCTTCATGAGTCCTCCTGGGGAGTCGGTGCTGACGGCCTCCTGGGTAACGTCCTGACACCGTCAAGGTTACCCCAGGAATCCTTGTAGCGAAACCCCCTAGCGGGGTCGGCCTCCGTGGAACCGCTGCTCATGGTCCATCATCGACGCCACGGCGTTGAGCATGTTGGCCCCCACGGCCAGGGCCTCGTTGTCCGGCAGCTCCTCGCTGACGCTCGACGTCGCCACCAGCGTGCGGGGATCCACCAGACCGGCCTTGCCCTGGTAGCAGTCCTTGCAGGCCACGTACGCGTGGACCTTCCAGGGGCCGTCCTCGGACTCCAGACCGTGCTCCACGCCGAAGACGTACCGGTCCAGCCGCAGGTTGATCAGAGCAAGCCGGAACAGCTCGTTCTTGCGTCGCTTCTCCCGGGCCGCCCTGGCCTCCTGGTGGCGCCGGAGGTTGAACTCCGGCCAGCTCTCCCCCTCGCGGGGGCGGCTCTCGATGGCGGTGCTCATTCCGGCTCGCCGATCTTGACCGTGGTGACCTCGTTGTCCTGGACCTTGATCTGCCAGGCCTCTCCCCCGCCCATGCCGGTCATGATGCCGTTGACCGTGTGGTCGAAGGTGAAGCCGTGCAGGAGGTCGTCCTCGGCGACGAGCTTGGCCTTCTCGGCGAAGATCCCGGCAGGCCTCAGGAAGTAGTCGATCACGTACCGGATCCAGGGCTCCAGGTCCCCGGCACCCTCCTGGCCGTCCCACTCCAGCAGGCCGGGCCCGTTCAGGCGCAGGCTGGCGTACAGGGTCGGCATGTCCTGGGCGGGCCGGTTCCAGTCGATCACGTCCGGGTGGGACGCGGTGAGGCTCTTGCGGATGTCCAGGGGTCCGTGCACGGTCGTCATGTGCCGGGCGTCCAGGAACAGGCGCAGGGCCTTGAACTCGGTCGGGTTCAGCGGCGGCTCGATGTGGAGCTGGCCCTTGTACTGTGCGTCGAATCCCATGGTCAGATGTCCTTCTGGGGGAACTGGTCGAGCAGGATCTTGAGGTCGTCCAGCAGGAGCTTCTTGCCCGGCGGCCCCGCGAGGGCCTGGATGTCCTGCTCCATGTTGTCCGCGACACGGGCCACACGGCTGGCGGGGTCGTAGCCCTCGGCCTCGCGCACCTTGGCGATGTGCTCCACCTCGATGAGCACATCGGCCTCGTACGCCTTCACGAACGCGGTCACCCGGCGCCGGACGTCCTGGAGGATCTCTGTGCGGTCCATGGCCTTGGCCACGCGCTCGATGATCTCCTCCCCGTTCTCACGGGCCTTCTGGACGTCCGTCTGCTGGTAGTCGTCGTAGGTCTTCGCCATAGCTCCTCCTGGGGAGTCTCGGGGGTCTGAACGGCCGTACAGGGGGCGCCTGGGGTGAAGGCCCAGGAGCCCGCAGAGCGGCCGTCAGCGGGGCAGCAGGACGCCCTGGGTCTGGAGCACGGTCGCGGCCACGTCCACCGCGTCCTCGGTCCCGCTCACCACGGCCACGAGGGCGAGGTAGTAGAGGTGGCCCTCCATGCGGCGGGCGGCCTCCGGGTCGGTCTTCGCGGTCTCCCGGATCGTCCGCACGTGCTCGTCGGCGTCCTCCGGCGTCACCAGCGGCACGAAGGGGAACGCTCCGCGCTTCGGGTCGGTCTCGCCCGAGGGGGTCTCCACAGAGGCCTCCTCGGTCTCCTGCGGGGCCACCAGGTCCTCGCTCTCGGGAATGTCCGACCGGCGCGCGGGAGCCCCGGAGACGGCCAGGAAGCTGTTGTCGGTCTTGCCGGTGTCCTCGTTCCAGCCCCACACGACGAAGTAGCCGACCGTCTTGAGGTCCTCCATCATGTCCGCCACGCGCTCCAGGCGGGCCTTCTCGCGCTCGGCCGCCTTGCGGGCCTGGACGCCCTTCAGCTCCCGGGAGACGCCCTCGTAGGAGACGCGGACGATCTTGCCGCCCTCGGTGTCGGACTGTCCCGGCCACTCGCGGACGATGTATCCCCCGTACCGGGTCTCGTGCGCGCCGTACGGGTTGTAGCCGAGTCGGCGGAGCTGTTTGGACACGGCGGATGCGTGGGTCCGCCCGGTGGTCTGGTGCTTGGCCATACGGCCCTCCTGCTGGTCTCTGGCGGGAAGCCGGGGCCCGTGAGGACCCCGGCGGGTAGGTACTGCTGGATCACATGCCGATCGCGGCGCGGAGCAGGGAACGGAAGTCTCCCTGGGTCAGGCGTCCCGCCGTGTTGATGACCTCCAGCGTCCAGGAGAGGCCCTGGCGCTCGGCCTTCGCGATGCCCATGAAGTTGCCGGTGGCCAGCAGGGACGGCTGGATCATGGCGACCTTGTCAGAGCTGCCGCCGGTGGCGTCGTAGACCGAGACGCGCACGTTCTTGGCCTGGCCGAAGTCCGTGCCCTTCTTGAAGGCCACGAAGGCGAACAGGATCGAGGTGATGTTGTTCGGGATCCGGGAGAAGTCGACGGTGATCACCTCGTCGTCACCGGCCTTCTTGCCCCGGTGCTCATCTCCCGAGTGCGTGATGGCGCCGGTCTCCGTCGGGTCCAGGTTGTCCAGACCCGCGTACATGACCGGGTCCTCGCCCTGCATCAGGACGGCGACGAGGTCCAGGTCCGTGCCGATGAAGTTCTTGATGGCTCCCAGGACACGACCGGAGCCGCCGGTGGACGTGTCCCAGGCCCCGCCGATCTGGAGCTTCTGGACACCGGTGAGGTCGTTGCGGCCGTCGTCCTTGGTGAGTACGTGCATGAGTGCCTCCTGGGTGGTAAGTGTTCTCTGGCGGTGGCGGGGGCCGTGTGGCCCCCGCCGGGTGGGGACTAGCCCCAGGGGAGTCCGTACTTCTCGGCGCAGATCGGACCGTAGCCCGCCGCCTCCGACTCCTCCTTGGTGAGCTGCTTGGTGCAGAAGACGCAGCGGTGGTACAGCTCGCCGAACTTCGCGGCCTGCTCCGCCGTGGCCTTCTTGTCCTCGGTCAGCTTCCGGAAGGGGCTCTGGCCGACGTAGACCCACTTCTCGGTCTCGTCGTCCCACTCACGGGCCGTGGTGTTGCCGGTCCGCTCGGAGACGATGACCTTGAAGTACGTCCCGTCGACCACGTAGACGCCCTCGGCCGGGATGTAGCGGGCCGGGGTCTCCGCCTTGCGCTGCTTGTCCTTGTACGGGGCCGCCTTGAGGTCCGTGATGTGCTTGGACGCGGTCTCGAAGGGGAGGTCGGCCAGATTGGCCAGGTCCAGGGTGAGGTCGTGCTCCCGCTCGGCCAGCAGCTTCTTCAGGAAGCCGAGCTGAGCCGGAGTGATCATCCGGGTGCTGGAGGTCCCCCTGGGGGCGACCGACAGGTCCAGCAGGGACTTCATCGCGTCGATGGTCTCGGAGGCCTTCGACTTCTCGATCTCGTTCTGGGCCTGGGCCTGCTCGACGATCAGCCGGTGCTCCGGCGAGAGCAGGTGCAGCGGGATCCTGCGAGCGAGGGAGCAGACGTAGTTGGCCTGACGCGGACTGGCGGGGGTGAAGACCTCCTTGCCCTCCGCCCGGCCCTGCTTGCGGTCCGCGACGATGCGCTCGTGCTCGGCGACCTTGCGCTCGTAGGAGGCCGCGACCTGGCAGCAGAAGCCGGAGCCGTGCTCCTTCTTGCCGACAGCGGCGTGGTCCCGCAGGACGTCACGCATCATGGCGAGGGTGAAGGGGTCCAGCTTGCCGGTGCCGGGGAATTCGTAGGTCACGGGGGCCTCCTGAGGAGTCGGTGTCGCCTTGACGCTGTCAAGGTTACTCCAAGGATCATTGGAGAGGCAAGCCCCTCCCTGGCGGGATTTTTAAAAACGGGTCTAGCGGTTGCCGAACGCCACGTCCATCAGCGCGGACAGGTCGTCCAGCGGCAGGGTGACGCTACGTCCGTCCTTGGACACGTCGTATCCGTCTCCCGGTGCCGGGGTGTAGCCGGGGTAGTTCCTCAGGTTCCGCCGGAGAAGGGTCAGCAGGCGCTGCGCGTGCAGCCGCTCCACCTCCTCCGAGGTCTCCTTGCGCTCGAAGTCGGCCCAGGGGCCGGAGAGCTTGCGGGGGTCCACGGCGACCCTCGTGAGGGACTCCTCGTCCTCCCCGGGACTGCTGACGATGTACGCCTTCAGGGACAGGTTCGCCCTGTAGCGCGTCTCGCCCTTGCCGGGCATGTGGCGCGTGCGGGTGGTGGTGTCCTCCACCCACTCGCCGGAGCCGTTGATGCGCCATCCAGGGGACAGGTCCACGATCTCGTAGCACCTGTCCCCAGGACCGACGTACCGTCCGCCGACTTCCAGGTCACTGCGCTTCATGCACTTCCTCCCGCTCTCCACCGGTCTCCAGGTTACTCCTGGAATCCTTGGGGTCACAACGGGAGAGGGGCTTCCCTCTCCCGTTGCTCACAGCGGTCAGCCCATGTAGGGCTTGATCAGCTCGTCGATGATGCCGACGGCCTTCACGGGCGCCTGGGTGTTCAGGGCCTCCTGGACCTTGTTCAGGAGCATCCGGAAGGACTTCATGATCTGTTCGGTCTCGACCATGTGAACCGCGTCCTTGCCGGACAGCTCCTTGGACAGGTCGTGGATCTTCTTCTTCGCCGCCTCGCTGGCCTTGTCGAACGCGGCCTTGGCGTCGGTGTACTGCTTGTCCGACAGGGAGAGGTCCCGCTCCGCCTCCCTGCGGACTTGGGCGATCTGGTCCTCCAGTTCGGCAACCTGCTTCTTCAGGCCGTCGATCTCAGCCGTACCAGCCGACCCGGCGAAGTTCTCCCCGAGAACCGAGACGAGCAGTTCCAGCGCGTCATTGACGTCAGAGGGGAGGGCGGGGCTGTGCACGGGGGAGGTCTCCTGGGTCTCGGGGGCGGAGAGGACGGTTTCCGGGTTGTAGACGCCATGGCGGAAGCCCCGGTGCATGGCGAGCCCCTGCGGGCGCTTGGAGGTGAACTTCTTGCCCTGCTCCCAGCACTCGATGCAGTAGTACGTCTCGACCCCGTGGAGGTTCACGAGGAAGAGGCTCGACTGCGTCTGGCCCAGGAGCGCCGGGTCGAAGACCGGGATCTCGGTCGGCAGGACGCGGACCTCCTTCACGGGCTCGGGCTCCGGCTGAGCGTCCACGAGTCCGCCCTGGGTCGCCTCTTCGGCCTTCTTCTTGGCCCGGTCCGCTTCGGCCTTCTTCTTGGCCTGAGCGGCCTCGAAGGCCTTGCGCTGTGCGTTGGCCGCCTGCGCCTTCTTCTCGCCCTCCGCCTCCAGCTCAGCGAGAAGAGCCTCGGTCTCTTCAGGCGTACGGGCCGGGCCCTCGCCGATGAGGTTGTACTGGCGGGCGTTCGAGCGGAACACCTTCATCGACTCGTCGTTGGGGTTCAGACCGATCGTGATCGCAACGCCGTCGGGCGCGCTGATCACGATCTTCTGGTTCCGGATCGAGACGTCCCAGTCCGCAGCCTTCGCGAGATCGATCGCGTTCTGCACCTCAGCGGGTACGCGCTTGTTACCAGCCATGTGGCCTCCTCGGGTCGGTTCTCTCTGGCAGGACAAGAACCTACTACCAAGGATTCCTGGAGTCAAGCTCCCAGCTTCACCGGCTCCCAGCTACCTCCGATGCAGAGCATGATCTCCTTGACGTCCCAGGTCGCAGGCTCGACCTTGGGCAGGAACCGCACGTGGCTGTTGTGGTACTTCAGCGTGATGTGCGGAGTCCATCCATGATCATTGCGGACCTTGTACCCGTGCTCCACGAGGAGTTCGTTCAGGTCGTGCCGGATCGCCCCTCCCCCGGGGATGTCCACGGCGGCCCACAGGACATGGTTGCCCGGGTTGGTGAAGGTACCGGCTCCGCCGACGCTGGCCTTGAAGGGCTTCTGCGTACGGGCCCACGCACGCACGAGGGAGTCCAGCCCGGCCACCTGGTCCTTGGAGTGCTCCGTCTTGCTCCCGAGGTAGCACAGGGTCACGTGGAGGGCCTCCAGGGGCTCCCCGTCCTCCACCAGCAGTTTCCGGCCGATGCTCTTGGGCGGCACGATGGCGATCATGATGCCGTCGCCGTCTGTTCCCGAGGCCTGGGAGAACAGGCCGGACAAGGTCCTCCTCGCCGTCGTGGGGACCCAGGGGCTCGGTCCGGTGGGCGAGGAGTTCTTCCACTCCCGCAGGCGCTCCCAGGGCCGGTCAGGGTGCTGGTCGAGGTACTTCTCCACGACGTTCGAGAGATCGAAGAGCCCCTTGCCGTTACCAGTGAAGGCGTCCGAGCGGTGGGTGTGCAGCTCCTCCCAGAGGTTGGCCGCCATGCGCTGGCGCTCCTCCTCCGGCAGCCTGCCGATCGCCTCGATCTCGTGGAGCAGGGTCTCGGCATAGTCCCAGTAGGACTCCGGCAGGTGGGTGGCGCTCCAGTCCTTCGGGACCTCCAGGGGGTGCACGGCCCAGGTGTCGTCGGTGACGTCGTAAGCCGCGTACGGCTTGAGGTTCCTGATGTCCCAGGCCCGGGGGTTCACGAAGAACGTCCGGTCGAAGGGGCCCACCTTGCGGCCGTCGGCCAGCTCGAAAAAGTAATTGTCGACATTCGCCTTGGACCACAGGGCGTCCGTCATCTGCTGGGCGATCTCGGCATCGTCCAGCTCCTCGTGATCCGGATTCTGGTCGCGGAACTCGGTCCAGTCGATGCCGATCAGGACGTCGAAGTCCCCGTTGAAGGGCTGCCACTTGGCCGCCTCGGACCCGGCGAAGTACACCTTGGCCCAGGTCTCCCAGCCGTCGTACAGGTGCCCCAGGACGCGCCCTACGCGGTCCAGGATGTCCTGGCGGACCTCCGGGCGCAGGTGGTCGCCCTCGAAGATGCGCTGGTCGTTCTGGGCACTGTTGGGGCCCCAGTACCGGCCCTCGGGGAGCCAGGTGTGGGTGTGGGTGTAGACCGGGTGGTCCCCGATCGTGGTGTTGTCCTCGTGGCCGTGCGAGCCGTCGTCGTGAGCCCAGCCGTCCATGGTGGTCATCTGGACCCGGTGGCCCTCGTTGTCGGTCCCCATGGTTCCCGGCGGCGTGTAGGCGGCCGTCGTGGACGAGGAAGACCCCGAGTCTCCCCCGGCGTCTCCCGAGTCGTCAGAGCCGCCCTGAAGGGCTTCCGGGACCCCTCCCATCCACCGGTTCTGGGTGTGCTTGCGCTTCTCCTCGTCGGCCTCCATGGCCCCTTGATGCTGGGCGGGTGCCTGGAAGTGCTCGTCGAACGTTCTCAGGGCGTTGTGGTGACCGTAGTGGCCCAGCAGCCCCCGGAACGTGTCAACGAAGTCCTGACCATGGCCGCCCGAGGTGAGCAGGTGGGCCATCTCGTGCAGTACAGCGTGGTTGTGGAAGTGGTTCGAACCCAGGTGGAGGCGAAGCTGCTCGTCCGGCTCCCCCAGCTCGTCCTCTCGCACGACGTAGCTGTGGTTCGGACGCAAGGTCGGCCTGACGGCCAGGTCGGCCGCCTGCGGATGCCCGTGGTCGTGCAGGATCTGCCGGGCGTGGTCCCCGGCCTCCTCCAGATCTCCGTAGCGCTGGAGATCGTGACCGCCCTCCGTCATGGCCTTCTGAGCCGCGTAGACGTTCGTGGTCCACGCATCCCTCGCCGCTGTCGAGCGCACCCCCTCCGGGTCGGAGAGATCCGGCCTGGTCAGACAGACGAACTGAGGGCTCTTCCGGGTGAACAGCCGCATCTGCCGGTGCGGGACCTCGGTCTCGGCCCGGTGGCGGACCTCCGGCCAGGACTCGGCGAAGCCGGGGTGCAGCTCGCCGGACTCGTGCATCTCGTCGATCTGGGGCGCGGTGAACCACCGGTGCCCGGCCGCCTCGTGGGAGTGCGAGCCGTCCTCGGAGGGTGTGAACTTCTCCGGGGTGTCGGCGATCACCGTGTGGTACGACCAGCCCCCGTGGTCGTTGGAGTGCGTGCCGATGTGGCCGAGCGGCGGCAGACCTCCCAGCTCCTCGTCACCCTCTCGGGTACCAGCCTCGAAAGGGGTCTCACCCCTCTCGATCGCTCCGCCGGGGATGGACCAGGTACCCGGGTGGTCGACGTGCCGCGAGCGCTGCTGGAGCAGGTAGTGGTGGGTCCCCTCCAGGTCCGTGTGGCGCACCAGGAGTCCAGCCGCTCCGCGCGCTCCCCAGTGGTCGTGTCCCTGGGCGCAGGTGACCTCGTCGGGGTCCTTCGCGGCGTGCACCCGGATGGGGTTGTCGAAGGTGTGGGTGACAGGCCCGCGTGCCGAGTGCCAGGTGATCCCCCGCACGTTCATGGGGGCGTTGCGCTTGAGGGGCACCTCCCGTTCGGGGTCCATGTCCCAGTCCCGTACGGCCCGGTCCTCCAGCACGTACGAGTTGTCCTCGATGTGGTGACGCTCGGGAGTGTCGGCGTGCAGGACCACGGCTGTCTGCCCGGGGCTGAGCCGGTCGCCGTTGAGGTGGTGGTAGCCGGGATCGTCGGTCCAGTGCACGCCGACGTTGCCCTTGGTCAGGGTGTGCTGGAGGACGGCTCGGGCCCGCTCATCCACCGGGAGCTTCTCGTTGTGCGCCGGGTGGCTGCTGGGAAGGTCCAGGGCGAGGTGGCGGTACACCCGGGACTGGAGCTTGGGGTGCCACTGGTCCCACATACGCTTGTGGAAACCGTCGTCCTCCTCGTACTGGCTCTCCCCGACCTGCCGGGGCAGGCCAAAGCTCACTCCCGCCGTACGGGGCTCCAGGGGCTTGGCGGAGAAGCCGATCTCGCTCGGCTTGATCTCCGAGGGGATGTGCTCGCCGGTGGCCTCCGCCGGATGCCGGGCGGGCGCCGGAGCACCCTTCCCCGCGAGGCCGAACATGTTCCGGCTCACCCGCACGGGGACGTGATCCATCCCGAGGACCCTGGCCGCCCGCAGCCGGTGGTTGCCCTCACCGAGGTAGGCCTCCCCCGTCTTGGGGTGGTACTGGAGCATCAGGGGCTCCATGTAGCCCTTCTCGGCGAAGTGGGTCGCCACCTCCCGCGCGTGGTCCCCGTCGGTCTCCTGAGTGGCGTACGGAGCCAGCTCGTGTGTGGGCACCATCTCCACGTTCGGATGACCGGCGGTGTGCACCCGCACCCGGATGCCGTGCTGGTTCAGAAACCGGGAGGGGATGTCCCCTCCGTCGTACCTCGCTTCCAGGTCGGCCTGCTTGCGCACGGGGCTGGAGAAGTCGTACCGGTTGAAGGGCGTTCCGGTGTGGAACTTCATGCCCTCCTCGGAATACTTCTGCCCCGAGGACCAGTGGTCATTGCCCTCTCTCCACGAGACCCCCGTGACCTTCATCGGGGCCCCGGGACGGACCGGCAGGCGCCAGGAGATCTCGGGGTCGTACTTCTCCCCGGGCCGCATGTTCTCGTGCCAGTGGTGCTTGTCCGGCGGGGTCTCGGCGTGCATGACGATGTGGGTCGTCGGGCATCCGCCGTGACCAGACTCCTCGTCGCCGCAGTTGTGTTTGCGCTCGTGGTCGTTGTACGTCCCCCAGCCGGTCTGGTTGGCGTACTCGGCGGCCTTGTGGGGGCTCGGGCTCCAGTAGTTGCCGAGGCCGCCGGTGGAGCCCTCCTCGCCCTCCGGGCCCTGGTTCTGGGCGTTCTGCTTGCGGACCTCGCTCAGCAGCAGGTGTGCCTTGGCCGCCGGGGGCTGGTTGGGGTCGTGGACGAACTTGTGGACCTCCGGCCGCAGGACCACGGACAGGCCACGGTGGACCCCCTGGTCCCGGGTGTAGCCGCTCTCGTCCGGCCGTCCCATGGGCTGCGCGTGGTACTGGCTCTCCTCGGCGGGCGCCGCCGTCTTGTGGGCCGCCGTGGTGAACAGCTCGGTCAGGGTCTGGGACATGGCCACCTCCACCCCTTCGGGCTTGTACTGCACCCAGAGACAGCAGAAGGCCCCCGAGTGAACGGGGGCCTTCCAGCACAGTGAAGCGAGATCCCGCCAGAGATCCGACTCAGGAGGCCGCTCGCCGAGGAGCAGACCAATCACTGCGTACGTGGCCGGGTGAAACGGCCGATATCGAAAGCATGCCATGATCGCAAGCTCTTCGGCAAGGTCGCTCACATGCGATTACGCCGACCACGGGAACGGGCGCTCTCGTGGAACATGTCCTGCCGGGCTCCCCGGGCCCGGCCGAATCCCCCGAGCTGACGGAAGACGTCCTGGTCAGTCCTGGGACCACCGGAGAACTCGTCTCCCCGGCTCATGCCCGGGAAGGGGTGGATACCGCTCTGCATGGCGCCCTGGGGCCGCATGGCGCCCAGCTCGGAACGCAGGGAGATGATCTGGTCCCCGATCAGGGCCATGACGCACTCCATCATCGCGTCGGCGACGTCCTTCGTCTGGACCGGCCCGGAGTCCGGGTGGTCCACCACGCCGTTCTTCTCCTGGAGGAACCTCAGCTCCAGTTCGGCCTGCTCGTAGTAGGGCGCGTGGACCCAGCCCATGTTCACGGCGGTCTTGAAGATCTCCGCCCGGGTCCAGTTGTGCTGGCGGGTCGCGGTCTTCTCGTAGACCTGGGTGACCTTGGGCAGACCGGACTGCCGGGACCTCTTGGCCAGACGCTGGATGACCTGGGCCGAGTTGAACTGGTCGAAGGTCATCTCGGTCGGCATGAACGGCGAGAGGATGTTGCCCCAGATCCACTCCTCCACCTGGTCGTAGTCGACGATGTGATCCGTGAAGTCCTGCGGCCGGAAGTGGTGGATCCGGTCGAACACCACATGGAGCCGGTTGTCCGGGCCCGGCTCGGCGTGGGCGCAGGCCAGACCGAAGTTCGCGTTGGACTTCGAGGGGTCTCCGTGAGCCTTGTAATCCAGATCCATCCGGCCCCGGATCTGCATGCCCAGCTCCGGCTGGCCGTAGAACTCCTGACGGGCGTGCCAGGGATGGAAGATCTCCTTGACCTTCTGCTCGTTGAGGTAGGCGTCCAGAGCCACGGCGAAGTGGCTGCGGCGCTCGACCTTGAAGGTGTCGGGGTTGGCCTGCTCCTCGCGGGCCATCTGGTCGTCGTACGCCTGAATGGCTCCCCGCAGGGGCTGGAAGTAGAGGGTCGGCTTGCCCTCGTACTCCCCGAGGTCGCCGGTGTAGCCCTCGGGGAACACCGGGATCGTGTGCGCGATCTCCCAGTCCTTGTAGATGTCCCAGCTCGCGAGCTGGATCATCAGCATCTCGGGGTAGACCGGCTCCCCGTTCTCGTCCTCCATGATCGAGTTCTGGTAGTTCACGTAGAACTGCCCGAGCATCTGCCAGGGGCTGGACGGCTCGATGATGAACGCGTCCATGCCGAACTGGTCCAGGGACGGCTTGGCCGCCGCGTAGACCTCCTCGGCCGACCGGTTGGCGCCGGAGGCGACCACGTGGGCCATCTCGTCCCAGGCCTGGCAGAACGAGGTCGGACCTCGTCCGGCCATCAGCGTGGACTCCTTCGGGACCAGCTCGAAGGTGGCCATGTTGATGTCGTCAGGGTTCATGCCCTGCTCGGCCCGCTTCCTCATCCGCAGGAAGTCGTTCGGGGCGTAGATCGAGAGCTTCTCCGCCTGGAGGGGCGCACGGATGTACGGGGCGAAGCAGGCAGAGCCGGTGATGTAGTTCACCGCGTCCTGCCACACCGTGGCCTTGGCCTGGTCCCGCTTTCCGGCGAACACCATGGCCACGAGCTTCTTGTCCCGGTCCACGCCGTAGTAGCGCTGCGGGTCGCCCTTGGCCATGTAGTTCCACAGCACGTAGGCCATGGACAGGCCGGAGATGTGGCCCTTACCGGCACGGCGGCCCATGACCAGGAGGGTCTCCCGGAACCACTTCCGGCCCTCCTTGCGGAGCTTGGCCATCCTGCGCCGGACACCGGGCACGACTCCGTTGTTGCCGGTCTGCCGGAAGCTCTCCTCCCACTCGTCGATGACCGCGTGGTCGTACTCCGTCAGCAGGTCGAGCCGCAGGAAGATGACCTTCAGCAGTGTGGCCTGGCGCGGGTACATGTTCGGCCGGTCCAGGTAGTCCGCACTGAGCACGAAGGTGATCGGGTCGGGTACCGGAAGGCCGGTGAAGAGCTGGAAGAGCTTGTCCGGCCCGAAGGCGGGCGGCAGCGTGGAGACGCGCGGCTTGGACCGGACCACAGTCTGGGCGGCCATGGTGTGCTCCTAGTGGCCCCAGGCGCAGTGGAGGAGGCCCTTCTCACGGTCGAGAATGGTCCACCCGCGCAGTTGGGCCAGATCGATGGTGCTGAGGCTCTCAGAGGCGTCCTGCGGCCTCCAGAAGACGGACTTGCATCCGTCGTGCGAGCACTCCACGTGGTCGGGGATCCGCTCCTCGGGCACAGGGCCCTCCTTCACTCGCTCGAACCGGAGACGGACCTCTCCGTCCACCTCCACCGTGTCGAAGAAGTTCTCGGCCGGGCGGGCCCAGACCTTGCCGTCTTCGCCCCGGTAGATGATCAGCGCCTCACCGGTCTCGGTGTGCTTAGCGCCGTGCAGAACCTCGTAGAGGCTGCCCTTGTAGTGGCGCCACATGCCCTCAGGCTCTGCGATCTCGATCGTGATGCAGCAGATGGACGGCTGGTCCCCATGGACAGAGCAGCGGAAGACCGTCGGAAGACGGAAGTCCTCCATCAGTGACCGCATCCTTTGCCGTGCCGGTGGCCCTTCTGGACCTCCAGGATCTTGCGGGCGTCCTCGGCGGTGAGCTTGAGCTTGCCGCCGGTGCCGAGCTGGAGCAGGTCCGACTGGACCTCGTGGGACATCCGGTCGTGATCGAACACGAAGCTCTTGGCGTCCGTGCGGCCGGTGATGACGATCTCGGGGATCAGGGTCCCCTCCACCTCGGTCATGGTGCCGTCGGGGTTCGCCACCCCGGCGGAGTACCAGCGCACGGAGACCGTGAGGCCCGCCTCCAGGAAGCGGTTCTTGGCTTCGTCGGTGAAGGCCTCGTAGCTCATGCGGGCCGTACGGGTCCGGCGCTCGTTGAGCTTGTCCAGGATCCCCTCGACCTTGATGATCTCGGAGTCGTAGAGGTTGATCGTGGAGCTGACGCCCCCGGCCTCTTCGGTCACTGCGGTGGTCACGTCTGCTCCTCGGGGGTCTGCTCAGGGGCCTGGGCGGCCTCCTGGGGCTCTACTGCGGTCTCGATGGGCTCCGGGTCCGCCGGAGGCAGTGCGGGCGGCATGGTGCCGTCCTGGGCCCACTGAGGGGTCTCGGGATCGATGTCCCTCACTTCTTCCGGCGGGTACTGGGTGCCTCCGGACAGGTCCGGGGTCCCTCCGTAGAAGTATTCGTCGGCGACCATCCCGTACCCGGAGCCGTCGGTGTACGTGAACCAGACCCCCGCCGGTGCCGGGATGAACTGTCCGGCGGTGGTGAGGGCCTGGCCTGCCGAAGGGTTGCGGATCGCGTACATCGCGACCACGTTCTTCGGGAAGAACGTCTCGGGGTCGGGGAACCACACAGGCATTCCCCACTGGTCCAACGAAGGGACCGCTACGCCCTCCGGGACCTGCATGGCCCAGGTGACGTAGCGGTCGTAGCTGTTGTCGGGCACAGCCCTCCTGTCGTGCTACACGAGGCGGGAGTGGCACGTACCGCACCGCTCCGCGTGGTCGGTGACGACCCCGCCCCCGGCCCGCTGAAGGTTGCGGTGCGTGGAGCTGCGGACGTCGATCTCGGGGTTGTTCGCCTGGTTCGTCATCAGGTTCACCAGGTCGAACACCGTGGCCTGGGAGGGGTTGTCCCCGAGCGAGGGGATCAGGTCCTCCAGGTTGCCCACGGTGCGGTTCGGGAGACCCTGCTCCAGAGCGAAGCGCCGGAGGGTTCCGGTCGGGTCCTCGCCGAGGGTCTCGTTGCGCAGGGCGTAGTAGTGCTGGATCTCCTCCTCCAGGGAGTCCACGGCCCGGCGGATCTCGGCGTTGAAGAGGGCGTAGATCTCCTCCTCGGTCGCGCCGTTGGAGGAGACGCGCAGGGACGGGTCGGCGATCTCCATGCCGTTGGTGCACACCAGGCGCCAGACGAGCTTCTCGATCTCCGGCGCGCGGTTGTTCTTGCGGTCCTGGACCACCCGGACACCGCCCCGGGAGATGTCGCCGACGCCGGTGTCCCCCTGGGTGCCCAGCTCATGGTCCTCGGGGAAGATCACGTCGATGCGCAGCTCGTTCTGGTCGCTCCAGGAGTCGACGATCGGGGAATGCGCCGGGAAGACGGTCAGCAGGCCCTCCACGAGCTTGTGGGGACGCGTGCGAACCTCTCCGGCCCTGCGGATCTCCGAGACGCCCACGGTGTCGTTGAAGCTCACCGTGACCTCCTTGTCGGCCCGCTCGACCTGCGTGCGCAGGAGATACTGCTGCTGATCGCGCTCCAGGCGAGCGAAGAACTTCGGCGGGATGTCGAAGAACGTCGCCATGGACGCCAGGCCGTCCTTGCCCGCGAAGACCTCGTGCTCGCCGAAGCGGATGTGCGGGGTGTCGGCCTCCAGCATGGGAGTGATCTGCTGGGACACGCCGCCCCAGGTGATCAGGCGCTGGTCGAACTGGTCGCCGAGGTCTTCCAGGGTGGTGCCGGGAAGGGAACGAAGGTACATGGGGCCTCCAGGGCTCTCGTGGCGGGAACGGTTTTTAAAAACCGTGTACCAAGAATCCTAGGTGGGATCCTCTGCCGTTTCAAGTGCCTTGGGCTTTCCGCCTGACATCAGGGCCCGGAGCACCGGGTGCTGGGCCAGGGCCGCGCCGTACGCCTGGAGGTGCTCGATGGGGATGAACTGCTGAGCGACCTCCATATACGCCACGAGGGCCTGCTGCCAGGCCGCCGAGTCGAGACCCTCCTCCGTGGAGGACTCGATCGCGTGCTGCATCCGGATCGCGGTCAGCAGCTCGGACATGGACGGCTTCAGCTCGCCCCGGGCGAGGCGCTCCATGCCCCGCTGGACGATCAGCTCGTTCACCGTGGCGTAGTTGGCCAGCGAGGTCGCGTGGTTCTCGATGTCGCGACCGATCTGCTTGGCCCGCTCCTCCACCAGCGCCCGTTCAGCCGTCGGGCCGATCGGCATGTGACCGTTGTTCACGTGGTCACGGATGGACTGGTACGAGGGGTTCGGCAGGCGCCCCGGCTCCCGGTCGGCCACCACGGCGGCGATCCGCGAGTACGAGTGCTGCTCCAGGATCGCCTGCTCGATCTCCATGCGGTACGGGCTCATGCAGGTCCGGCACTGAGGCACCCGCTTCATCGGGTACTTCCGGCCGTTGACCTCCACCATGAGGACCGAGCCCGGACGGCCCTCCGGCAGCGCCCTAGCTTCCGTCATTGATCTTCACCACCTGGTAGTGGCCCTCGTCCGGGGCCTTGCTGAACACGGAACCACACCGGCAGGTGACCTCCAGAGGCCTGCTGCTCATGTACTTCGAGCAGATGGGGCATTTGATGCGCATCTGACCGCCCCAGTAGATCCTCAGGTCGTAGACCTCTCCGGCCTCCACGAACTCATCATCGCGGTGAAAGCGCGGGTCGCCGCCAGTGCGGAGGTCGGCGGGTAGGGGCACCTTCCCGTCCACGCTGTTCAGGTGCGGGTGGGCTGAATTCCACGCCCGGTGGAACATGCCACGTCGCAACGCGCCATCCGGCACCCCCTCCGGCGTGTAGACCTCGCGGCGCTTGCGGTCCTGGTCTTTCCACGGCGTCAGGATGTCCGACTTCGCCGACATGGAGGTCACACCCTCCAGCGACTTCCGGATCATCTCCGTTGCTGCGTCGTCCAGTTGCTGATGAACGCCGGAATGTAGCTGCCCCATGCTCGTCTTCGCTTTCCGTCCGATAGCGAGGCAGTTTTCCGCTCGCGATCATCTCCAGGATCTTTTCGAGGCCGTGCGTGGCGTACGACGCGACCGGGTTGGAGACGGAGACACCCATGCGCCGGGCGACGTCCTTCTCCCTGATGTTCTGCACCAGGAACAGTTCGATGGCCTGCTGCTGCCGGGGGCTCAGATGCACCCGGGCTTCGTAGAGGTATTCGATGTCGTGAAGGGAGTACATGACTCCGTCGGGGGCCGTGATCGTGTCGATCCCGTCCGACTCGTACAGCGAACGAAAGGCCTCCAGGTTCTTCAGGAGAGACCGGAGCACGCTCACCGTCAGCGCCAATTCCCCACGCGTTCCTCTCCCCGACCTGAAGCAACAGCCCCTGTAGTCGGGGCCGACGGAATATGCCGTCTACGACGCAGCGTAAGGGATCTACGCCTAACTGCCAACAAACCCTGGGGCAGCACCCCAGGGTTTGTGGCTGATCTGCAATTATCCGCTACGCGGCGTGACTCTTGATCACACGGACAGGACGTCCTTGAGGCGCTGAGAGAGCAGATTCATGGACTTCACGAGAGCATCAGCTCTCCAGCTCAACGTAGTCTGAAAGATGCCCGCGAAGCGGTCCTCCCGGGCGTGCCTCCGGGCCGCCTGGGTACGGTCCTCCACCGTGCGCCCTCCCGGCGCCGAGCGGGCGTCCTGGTACCCCTGTGAGAGCGCCTGCTCCCAGATGGCCTTGGCGTACATGGCGTCACCCCTGATGGAGGCAGCCTCCTGCTCCCAGGCGAACAGCCGGACCGTGATGCGGAAGAGGAAGTCCCGCACGTGCGCCGAGGTGAGCCGGGAGTAGTCCTCGATGTACCCGCCAGTGTCGGTGCGGGCCCACATGGTGAAACCGTGCTCGTCCTCCTGGATCTCCTGGGTCACCGGATCCACCAGGGGCTCACGGACGATCTCGTACAGATCGTTGATGATCACGTACGCATCGCCGAAGCGCTCCAGCATGATCCGGTCGGCGATCCCCCGCAGCCCGTCCACGGCGTCCTGGTCCTCCGGCCGCAGGTCGTGCCGCATGCGGCCCTCCCGGCGCGGGGTGAACTCCTGGGTGCGGTCGTCATGAGGCTCCACGGACATGGGCCGGTCGGCCTCCGCCGACTCGTCGCGGATGATCTGGTCCTCGGTCCGGTCGTCCTCAGACACGGTGGATCGCCTTCAGGCCGACGAAGACCGCGTCCCGCACGTGCTCCGTCCACGCACCGGTGCCCTTCTCGTGCCAGGTCACCAGGGATTCCACGACGTCGCTGGAGACCTTCTTCGTGGCCCCCTTGTCCCCACAGAGGGCCGCAGCGGCCGAGGTGCGGGAGACGAACGTGGGCCACGGCTTGCCGATCCGGTCCAGTTCGATACAGATCGTCACGGCGGCCACGAGAGAGGACTCCGTGCGGTACCCGGTGACCGACGGCAGTTCGATGACCACTTCGTCGTACGAGTACAGATGATCTCCGAGCAGCGTCCTGAGCCGCCGGGCCAGAACCACGGCCTTGGTGAAGGTCCCCTCGAAGCCCTTGGTGTCCACCTGGGGCGGCCGGATCGTGCCGGAGTGGGCCACGTGGATCTGGTTGCGGGTGCCCAGCAGGGCCCAGCCGCAGTTGTTCAGGGCCTGGTCAAAGCACAGGACCTTGCGGTCCGGCTCGAAGTCGTCCGGCAACGGGGGGCGCCAGTCCTTGGCGGGCTGGACCTTCCGCGCTCTGGCGGCCTCTTCCTTGATCCGCCGGAGGATCTCCTCCGGCAGCATGCTCGTCACGCTCATGGTCTCTCCTGGCGGGATCAGATGGTTCGGATGGTGCAGCCCGTGGCGGCGCAGGAACCGGCCTCAGGGCTCCGTACGGCGCAGCAGGGCTCCGGCATGTAGCCGGTGTCGGCCCAGCTCCTCACGCGGCGGTACTTGGCCTCTAGGGCCAGCACGTACGCGGCGTCGTACTCGACGTGGATCTCCTTCATGACCCAGGGGAAGCCCATGCCGATGAACAGCATGATCATCATCCGGAGGCCGGAGAGGGCCATGTACTCCTGCATCTGGCCGTAGTAGTACGGGTGCTTGGTCTTCAGCCACTCCAGCGCCTTCTCGCTGGTCGGCCCGTCCGGGATCTTGGCGGCCGAGAAGTGGTTGATGGTCTTGATGTCCAGGCCGGTCATGCCGAGGGACGGGGTGAGCACCACGCCGTCCATGTGGCCCCGGCGCTTCAGTTCGTGGTCGACGACCCCCGGCTCCCCGCACTGGCCCTCCTTGGGGCCGTACGGGCGCGAACAGGCCGGGCAGGTCCCCTGGGGGATCTGCCAGATCCGGAGGTCCCTGAGGGCCATCTGGACGATCTCGTGCTCCAGGGTGCCCACGGTGACCGACATGCGGCCCTCGTAGCTCCAGGGCTCCGGCTCCCACCGGTCCGGCTGGGTGAGGTACAGGTAGAGCTTGCGCTCCGGCATGGTCGGGTGGGTGGAGGGCCAGAACCAGTCGTTGGGCTCCCGGTCGGGATCCCCGCCCTCCAGCCGGATCATCGTGTTTCGGGGGAACCGGCCCTCGGCGATGTAGAGACGCACCAGCGGCGCGAGGACGTAGCCGCTTGCGGCGGCAGCCCCCTCGCGCCGCATAGCGGCTTCAGGATCGAAGCTCATCGGCAGCAGTCACAGCCCTGGGTCATCGTCAGCTCGATCTTCTTGCTGGCGATCCTCTCGCTCAACTCCTGCTGGGCCTGCCACTTCCGGGCGTCCGCGAGGACCTCGGCAAAGAACCGGGAGTCCACCACGGTCAGGTCGGTGTCGACCTTGCGGAGCGTCTCGTCCGCGTAGAAGCGCAGGTGCAGCGAGGGCTCCATGCCCTGGAAGGTCTGCTCCCTGGCCTTGGCCCACATGTCCCGGGTGATGCCGATGGACTTGCCCAGGGTGGACTTGCCGTCCCCGGCCATGGCGTACGGGACGGCCGGGTCGTTCACCACGTCCATCTGGTTGTGCCACTGGTTGCCGGAACCCTTCTGGACGCGGCCCTTCAGCCACTCGGCGATGTCCGCCTCATGCGCGTCGCCCATCTGCTGGTTCAACGTCCTCGGCATCCTGATCCTCCCACAGCTTGTTCTTGACGGTCTCGCAGTAGACCGCGATGTGCAGCAGCCCGGCCGGACCTGCCTCGGGCCAGATCAGTACGCGCTCGCCGGGGTGGATGACCCGGCCGTGGCAGATGCAGCGCTTGGAGATCTCGGGGATCTCCGGGTCGTAGTCCCGCCACTCCGGCACGAGGCCCTCCCAGGCCCGCCGGGGGCGGTCCTTGCGCCAGTTATGACGCAGGACCTGTCGCCGGTAGAGCCTCCAGCCCCCGGCGACCACCAGCGCGGCCATCAGGCCGGTGAGGACGCCGAAGAGGAAGGAGGTGACCTGGAAGAACCAGGTCAGGAAGTCGAGGAACGCGAAGAAGTCATCCATGGGGACCCCCGGGATTTGCTGTGGTGTGCATCACTCCTATCACCCCCGCCGGAACTCGATGGAGGCCTCGGGGGTCAGCTCACCGGCGATCGACTCCAGGGACTTGGCCCGGACGGCCTCCAGGGCCTTGGGGTCGTCCCGCAGGCGCCTGATGGCTGCGGCCTTGCCGTTCTCCTTGGTGCCGTCGGGGAAGACCCAGTAGTGGCCGTTGCCCTTCACCAGAGCCTCGGTCTTCACGCCGACGTCGAAGGCCTCGGCGGCCACGTCGATGCCCGCCGGGTTGCCGTCGAACTCGACCTTGTTGAACCAGAACTTCGCGATCCCTCCGGCCGTACGGAGCTTGCTGCGCTCCACGCGGGCGGTGACCGTGTGGGCGACCTCGATCTCCTGGCCGTCGCTGTCCTTGATCTTGGTCGTGTCCTCGGCGCCGAAGCCTCGGCGCATGACCACGGAGTCCGTGGTGGTGTAGCCCATGATCATGGGACCGGCCGCCTTGTCCCCGCCCATGGCGAAGTCCGTGCGGTACTGGTTCACCAGGATCGTGCCGGTGTTGGAGTCGTTGCCGATCACCGCAACCTGCTTGCACAGGCGGGAGATGACCTGGGCGTTCTTGCCCATGTCGCTCTCCTCGGCGCCCTTCTCGTACATGGCCTCCGCGCGCTCCATGGAGCCGATGGAGTCCACGCCGACGAGGGAGAACAGCTCCGAGCGGAGCATGTCCCGCAGGATGTCCGAGACCTCCTCGGAGGACTGCGGCTTGACGTACAGCAGGCGCTTCTTGCTGACATCGATCCCCATGGCCTGCGCCCGCTCCCAGGTCCAGGTGCGCTCCATGTCGATGTAGCCGACCTGGAGGTCCGGGTACTCCTTCTGGGCGTTGGCGAGGCCGATCATCACCATGGCCGTCTTGCAGCAGCCCGGCTTGCCGATGACCTGGTGCATGCGTCCACGGGCCCAGCCACCTCCCAGAGCGACGTCCAGCCCCGCGACGCCCGTCGGGACGTACAGGATCTCCTCGGCCGTCTCGTGGCGCTCCACGCGGTCTCCGTAGCGCTTCTCCATCTGGGCCCGGAAGGCATCCAGGGAGGACGGCGGAGAGTAGGCCTTCTTGGTCTTCGGGGGCATCGGATCTCCTACTGGTTCCGGGCGTTGCCGAGGGTCTGGCTGTTGCCGAACCTGGTGTCGTGACTGACCTGGGCCGGACCCCGGTACTCCAGGGCGCTGGCCGTCTGCGTGGTCCCGGTGGGCTCGGCGTCGCCCAGGAACACCTGGACGTACTCCTCCGGGCTGCTCGCGATGTTCCTGCGCTGGCCGTCGATCTCCAGCGAGGTGGCGGACTGGACCCACTGCCCCCGGAAGAGCCGGTAGGTGCAGGTCATGCGGACACGGTCGTTCTCGTGCTCCAGCACGAGGTGGATCCCCCGGCGGACCACCGTGGGCTCCACCGAGGTGTGCTCGGTCAGGAAGTCCCGGAGGATCCGGATGAAGGGCGGGACGTGCTCTGGTCGCACGGGTGAGGACATGGCGGGATCTCCTTACACAGGGAGGTATTCCTGCACGATGTAGCCCTTGTCGTCGGCCTGCTTCTCCAGGACGACCAGACAGAGCTGACCCTCGTGCATACCGGTCTTGATCTCGGCCCACTTCCGGGGGAAGCAGACGGCCTCCACGGTGGACAGCTCGGTGTCCAGGTTCAGGAAGGCCATCTCGTCCCCGCTGGCGCGGGTCTTGGTCTTGCGGATGCCCATCAGGATCGCGGCGACCGTGTACATCCGACCCGCGTCCCCCTCAGGCATCTCCTCAGCGTCTCCCAGCAGGCGCTGCCGGTCGACCGGGTCGAGCCGGTCGAACGGGGTCGACGAGAGGAACACCCCGAGCAACTCGTGCTCGATCGCCCGGATCGTCTCGTCGTCGTACGGCTCCACGGAGCCCAGGTCCAGCGGGGGCCGGGGCGTGTACTGGCGGCAGGCCTTGGTGCAGCGCTTCGGCGGGGGCTTCCTGGGGAGGACCTTGAGGGTCCTCGGGTTGACCGGCGGCTCCTCGGTGCTCCAGTCGAACCCGCAGCCCGCCGGTGCGCCCTCGTGGCAGGTGCCGGAGCCGAGGTGGACGCACTTCGCGTCCTCCTTGCTCTTGCGCATCTCCAGCAGGCGCACCAAGCCCGCGCGATGGGGCTCCAGCGAGTCCATGGCGCCGACCTTGGCCAGCAGCATCTGGATGCCCGCGTTGGCACCGGAGCCCTTCTGGGTCACGTACTCGTCGAAGGCCTCCCAGGAGGCGTACGGCTGCCCGGCGATCAGGTAGTCGACGGCGGCCTCGCCGATGCCGTTGATCGCGTCCAGCCCGTAGCGGACGGCCAGCGGCTCGGCCTGGAAGCCCTTGCGGGAGGCGTTGATGTCCGGCGGGAGCACGGTGTACCCGTTGCGGCGCACCTCCTTGATGAACTCCGGGATCCGCTTCTGGTCGATCGTGCTCAGGGCGGCCGTGAAGAACTCCACCGGGTAGTGGAACTTCAGCCAGGCCGTCCAGTACGCGAGGACTGCGTAGGCGTACGCGTGGGCCTTGCCGAACGAGTACTTGGCGAACTCGGCCATCTGGTCCCACAGATGCTGGGCGGCCTCGCGCTCCATGCCGTTGGCCACGGCCCGGGTGACGAACTCCTGGCCTGCCGGACCGATCTTCTCGATCTTCTTCTTGCCGAGGATCTTGCGGACCTCGTCGGCCTCGTCGGAGGTGTAGCCGCCCAGGACGATGCAGGCGGACATGATCTGCTCCTGGTAGATCATGCAGCCCCAGGTGGGACCGAGGATCTCCTCCATGCGGGGGTCGGGGTAGCTCACCGGCTCCAGCCCGGCCCGCCGCTTCAGGTACAGCTCGGTCAGGCCGGAGCGCATGGGGCCCGGCCGCACCAGGGTGATCATGTCGCACAGCTCGGCCAGCGTGAGCGGGCCCATGCGCTGGCACAGCCGGGTACCGGCGTGCGTCTCGATCTGGAAGATCCCGAGGGTCTTGGCCGCCGCGACCTCTTCCCAGACCTGCGGGTCCTGGTACTCCTCCTGCCAGTCGTAGACGTCCACCGAGACGTCCCGGATCTCCTTGACCAGGTCCACCGTCCATTGGACTGTGTCCAAAGTTCGAATGGTGAGGATGTCGAACTTCACCAGGCCCATGGACTCCAGCGCGTTCATGTCGAACTGGGTGACCATCCGGCCGTCCTCGCCGCCCATGAGCGGGAGCCAGCCGGTCAGGGCCCGGTCCGTGGAGATCACGACACCGGCCGCGTGCTTGCCGTAGCTCTTCAGGCGTCCCTGGAGCCGGTCCGCCATGGAGAACAGTTCGGGGTACTTCTCCCGGTAGGGCTGGAGGTCGTCACCGAACTGGGCCCACAGGTCCTCCCAGGCCATGCCGAGACCGGCCTTGTCCGACTCCGCCAGCTTCACAATGTCGGCGACCTTCGCCATGTCCTTGTGGACCTCTGCACGGCGCTCTGCGAGCCTCTCCCGGGCCCGGCCGATGGCGGAGTCCACCCCGGACTCCAGAGCCTCGTCCAGGGCCGCCTGCTCCTTGGCGACCATCACAGACATCATCGAGCGCGTGAGGTCCTTGACGATGCCCTTGGACTTCAGGCGCAGGTGCGTGCCGATCTGGACCACGAAGTCGGCCCCGTAGGTGTCGGCCAGGTACCCGAGGATCTTCTCCTTCATGGACGCCGGGAAGTCGACGTCGAAGTCCGGCAGGGAGGTCCGGCCCTCGGTCATGAAACGCTCGAAGGGAAGGTCTCCCTCCACCGGGTCGATCTCGGTGATCCCGCACAGGTACGCGACCAGGGAGCCGCCGCCGGAGCCGCGTCCCGGACCCACGAGGATGCCCTCCTCCTTGGCCCACCGGCAGTAGTCGGCGACCATCAGGAAGTACCCGCAGAAGTCCTTCTGCTTGAGCAGGGCGAACTCCCGCTCGAAGCGGGCCATGTAGTCCTCGGACCGGCCTTTGGTCTCTACCTTGGACCAGCTCGCCAGACAGACGTCCAGGAGACGTTCCGTGTCCCTCTTGTGGCCGCCCTTCTTAGAGAAGACCGGAGGTTCGGGTTTGCCCCCGATCCGCGCGTCCGTACGGGTGACAAGGTCGAGCGTGTTGCCGACCGCCTCTTCGACCGCTTCAGGACCGAGGTAGGCCAGCCCGCGCCGGACGTCCTCCTCTGTCTGCATGTAGAGATCAAGGTTGACTGCGAAGAGGTCTCCCTCGTCGGCGACGTCCTTGTCCGTCTGGACGGCGATCCAAGCCTGATGAGCATCATGGTCAGTCTGCTGGGGGTAGTGGGAGTCGACCGTGGCCATGAGGGGGACCCCGAACTCCTTCCCCAGACGGACCATCGCCTCATTGACCTTGCGCTGCTCTGCGAGCGCATTGGGCTGCACCTCCAGGTAGAAACGGTCCCCGAAGATGTCCAGGAGCTTGGCCAGGTTCGTCCGGGCCAGCCCCTCGTCGTCGTTGAGGACCGGGACGGCCAGGGGGCCACGGAGGCAGCCGGAGGCCGCCATGATGCCCGTGGAGTGCCTCCGGAGGGTGTCCCAGTCCATCCGGGGCTTCTTGTCGTACATGCCGTCGCGGAAGGACTCCGTGGACATGGCCCAGAGGTTGTGGAGCCCCTCGTCGTCCATGGCCCACAGAATCAGGTGGTGGTACCCGTACCGGATCTCCCTGTTCTGCTCGGGGGTGTTGTCCGGCGAAGAGCGGGCGAAGCGGTCGTCCTGGAAGTACGCCTCGATGCCGAAGACCGGCTTGATCCCGGCCTTGTCGCACTCGGCCTGAAGCTCGGGGTGGCCGGAGACTCGTCCGTGGTCGGTCAGGGCCAGGCCGGGCTGGCCGTCGGCCACCGCCTGGGCCACCAGTTCGGAGACGGTGCTCAGGCCGTCCAGGGAGGAGTACTCCGCGTGGGTGTGGCCGTGCACGAAGCCGGTACGGGCCAGGGTCTGCCGGGGGATCACCAGTCCCCCGCGCGGGGCCGCGTAGACCTCGGAGTAGTCGGGTACGTGGTCGAACAGGGACCACGAGGACCGGGGGATGACGTAGTTGGGCCGACGCTCCTCGCGGTCCTCCGCGAAGCGCTCGGCCGTCATCGCACGGATTTTAAAATCGGAAGGGGAGATGATCCCCACGGCACCGGCGGCACTCGCGCGGGCCCACAGGGGTCCGTAGACCTCGTCGGCCGAGTGGTGCAGCAGCCAGCGCATGCCGTCCTCGGTGCTCTCCACGAGGCAGACGGCAGGGTACGTACGGCCCTCCAGGACGATCGTGTCCTGGCGATCGGCCATGTACGACTCGATCAGTTGCACAGGTCCTCCTGCTGGCGGGATCAAGACAGCCACCCGCGCCTCAACCGGGGCCCAAGGCAACCCGGCGCGGGTGGCTGTCGTTCAGTGGGTCGTGGTCAGAGACCTACGACCGGGTGATCCGCGCCTTCATGGCGGCCAGGGCGTCCGCGTTGGGCGTCGCCGGGGCGCTGCCCGAGGGGGTGCCGCCGGAGCCGCCCGAGGACTTGCCCGAACCCTTCGCGGCCGGGACCAGCTCGCCGGTCTCGCGGCGGACGTCCACCGAGGCGAAGCCGTCCTCCTCCAGGAAGAACTTCTTGTAGTAGTCGTCGGTGGTCTTCGAGTAGATCATCGTCGCCAGCTTGATGCCGAACGCGTCCACCGCGAGCTGGTAGAACTCCCAGTGGTCGGTGCCCGGGAGGATGTCGGGGTCCTTGTCCAGCGGGAAGACCTGGTAGATCGTGCCGGTGCCCGAGGGGTTCTTGACGCGCTTGATGCGGTAGTCCCGGTCCATCAGCGTGTCGTACGACTCGCCGCAGGACTTCAGCGAGTTCATGAGCATGTACATCGTGTTCGAGACGATCACGATGGACGGGACGGAGACCTTCTCCTCGGTCGGCTTGCCGTCCTCGCCGAGGACCGGGATCTCGACCATCTTGTCCCGGTAGGCCTTGCGGCCGGTCGTCTCGTCCTTGTACGCCTCGCGCTCGACCGCCAGGGTGTAGCGCAGGTCGTCGCCCTTGTTCTCCTTGCCGTACTTGTTCTTGTACCCGGACTGGCACAGCGGGCAGCCCTCGGGGTACAGGTGCGCGAACGCGGGCTCCTGGCGGCAGGTGGCGGGCATCGCCGACGGCCACTTGCCCTCGTAGTCGGCGGGCTCGGCCTTGGTCGGGAAGAAGCGGTGGGTGCGGGCGCGGTACCAGTCGGCGGACTCGCTCAGAAAGCGGAGGATCGCCTCCTCGCCCTCCTTGAGGTCCCAGTGCGGCTCCTTGCGGAAGCCGCCTCCGGCACCACGGTTCTCGTCCTCGTCGTCGCCACGGCGCAGTGCGGCCTCGGGGTCGAAGTCGGGCGCGATCGTCATGTGGTCTCCTCGTGAGACAGGGAATGATCAGGAACTGAGGGAACTGAGGAACTCGGTGAACGCCTGGCGGGCGATCTCCGAACTGGGCTCGATCTCCGTGGAGAAGAACAGCACCGGCCTCTCGCGGACGTAGTCCATCATGAACGGCTGGTCTGACACCGACGTCACGCCGATGCCCATCTCCGGGTACGAGCCCTGTCGTGCGGCTTCGACCGCCAGGAGGCTCTGCCACTGCCGGAGGGTGTCCTCGTCCTGGACGAAGCTCTTGGTCCTCCAGGCGTAGTAGCTGTAGTCCCAGCTCTCTGCCTTTCGACGCCTCTGATCTTGCCGGAAGGCCTTGACGCTGTCAACCTCTTCTTCGTCGAGACTGACGTACCCCCAGTCTTCCAGCACATCGTCCGAGGTCACGGGCTGTCCGAGGCGCTGAGAGCGCTCGGCGGCCTCCCGGTGAGCCCGGCGCTTGAGGTCCTCCTCGGTGTAGTCGTCGAGGAAGACCTCACCCTTCTTGGTGCGGTCGTACGCCTCCCGGGTGACCGGGTCCAGGAGCTGCTTGAAGACGTACGTGAGCCGGGTGGAGGACTGGCCGTCCAGGGCCACATAGGCCTCCCGCAGCTCCTTCTTGGTGGCCCGCCAGTCCACCCCCAGCTCCCGGTAGTAGCCGTTCACGTCGTGGCAGACGCGCTCGACCGGCACCAGGGACATGGAGGTAGACCAGCGGTCCGGACCCCAGCCCAGACGGGCGGGGCGCTCGTAGCAGAGCACCTCGCCCGCGTCCTGCCCCTTGCGCATGGCCTCCACGGTCTCGGCCGTCGGCAGCACCTCGGCGTACTGGCCGAGGATGCCCGCCAGGTCCAGGTCGGGTCGGGCGCCCATCAGTCCTCCGTGGGTTCCTCGCCCTCCCGCTCGATGTCCCGGACGTCCTGCCGGGTGAGCGGGGTGGCTGACGCGATCTTGCGGACGGTCTCGCCGTCCTCAGTGATGACCTGGCCGGTGCCGGTCTTCTGAAGGGCCACAGGGGCCTCCTAGGGGTTGCAGGGGCCCTCATGGGCCCGGTTCTTGCACCGATAGCAGTACAGGGTCTCAGGGCGCCTCCAGATGCCCCAGGGGACCGCTGCGGCCTTCAGGGCCACCGCTTCCTCTGCGGGCAGCTCCTGAGCGTCCTGGGACCACGGTGAGTCCACGACGAGGACCTCGGTGTAGTGGGCGAGCTGCTCGGCCAGTCCCGGCTCCGCCTCACGGCCCTCAGGACGCTCCCTGGTCGGCCGCTCCTCGGGCCTGCCCTCCACGGCCTTCCATCCGGCGTCGTCGTTGTCCATCCACAGGATCACGCGCTCGTGCTTCACGAGACGGCGGACCTGCATCTCGGTGAACTTGGCCCCGAACAGGGCCTCCGAGTGGAAGTGTTCCTCGTGGGTGATCGCCGACAGCATGGCCTCCATGACCACGGCCTCCGGGGCACGGGGGTCGTAGTTGAAGACCGTGGACTCCTTGGGGAAGTCCGCGCTGGAGAAGTACTTGGGCGACCTCGGGTTGCCGGAGTGGATGTCCACCGCCTCCTCCCCGTCCTTGCGGGGCGGCCGGGGAACCCACTCCTCGGAGCGCCACTCGGGCGGCAGCTTGCGGGACTGCCAGCCGACCAGGGTCCCCTGCCAGAAGTGCGGGATCACCACCCGGTCCCACATGGGATCCCAGCCGAGCTGGAAGCGGCGGTACAGCTCCGGGGAGATCCCCCGCTCCTCAATGAGGTACGGGTGGTCGAAGGCCCAGCTCTGGAGGATCCGCTCGGAGTACCGGGGGATCGGCTGGGTCTCCGCCTTGGCGTAGACGGCGTCCAGGAAGCGGAGCATGGCGTCCAGCTCCAGGACCTGGCCACCGAGCCCGGCGGTCTCCTCCAGCCACCCACGGGCCTCCTGGGAAGTCCCTCCCCGGCAGGTGGCGATGAACCACAGCAGACCGCCGGATGACCCACAACCCAGGCAATTGTAGGTGAGCTTCTTGTAGTTGAGCGACGCGGTGGGGTTCTTCTGCTGGTCCCGGTGCAGGCCAGGAGAGACCAGACAGGCGTGGACCATCTCGCCGGTCTTGTCGTTCACCCGGACGGAGGACACCCCGAACTCGGAGAGCAGCTCCTCGCACAGGGCCTTCTTCGAGGGGTCCGGCAGCATGGCGGCTTCGAAGTAGCTCATGCCGCGTCTGCCGTCTTCGTCGGGTAGCCGTAGCCGCAGCGCAAGCACCGCTGGCACAGGTGCTGGGTCGTGTGCTCGGAGAGGATCCCGGCCAGCACCCAGGCCCCGCAGGGGAAGTCCTGGCCCTCCCCCACGGTGATCACCACACGGGCGTGGTAGATCACCTGCATCTGGCTGAACCCGCACTTCGGGCAGGCCCGGTCCTCGTCGTGGAGGTCGTAGTCCCTCAGGCCCATGTCGGCCGGGGAGAGGATCTCCCCCTCCTGGGGCTCACCGGCGCACTCCTGCTCGGCCCGCTCGTCGTCCGAAGGGACTTCACAGCGGACGCAGCGCAGGTGGTCCACCTGGCCCTCGGGGCCCTGGCGCTCCTCGTCGGCCTCCCACTGGTGGCCGTACTCGTCCTGGTTGCTGGTCATCCGCGCGGCTCCGTGATCTCCTCCAGGGCGTCGATCTGGCCGAGGTAGGGCCTCCAGACACCGATGCGCCAGTTCTTGTTCTCCGACCCCCGGCGGGTGGCCATGGTCTGCCACTTCACCATCTGGGCCGCCCGCTCGTCGGGGCTCATGTACAGGCCGAAGGCCCAGTCACAGGTGCGCTCGACCTCGGAGCCCTCGGCGAGCATGTACATCTCCAGCCAGCCGTTCTTCTTGGCCTCGCGCATGCCCTCACGGTTGATCTGGTGAGCCAGCAGGCAGGGGATGGGGAGGTTCCCTCCGATGGCGTCCTTCAGGTCGTGCATGACGTCCTTGATCAGCTCCGGTCCCCGGAACCGCCGGTCGCTCGGCTCCATGAACGTGAGCTGATCGATCAGGAGAGACTCGGTCCCCACCGCGCGGGCGTGCCGGGTGATCCACTGGACCGTGCGCTCCCCGCGCTGCGGCTGGACGACCCGGATGTACTCCTTCAAGTCGTCACCGAACTCGTCCAGGAACGCCCGGATGCGGGCCACCTCGTCCTCCATGCACTCGCCACGGCGGTAACGGTCGTGGTCGATGCCCAGGTGGATGCAGACGAGCCGGTCGTAGGTCATCTCGACCGAGTTCTCCAGGGTGTAGTACGTCGTGCGCCGACGCTTCCTCCACTCCTTGAGCAAGATGTACGCGAGCGTCACGGACTTGCCCGTCTTGGGCCCGGCCGCGAGGACGGCCAGCTCTCCCCCGTGAATGCCGTAGGTGTAGTCGTCGATCTCGGGGATCCCGAACGCCATGCCCTGGTGCTGCATGGCGGTCTCCGCGCGTCGCTCGTACAGGGCGAACGAGCGCTGGAAGCCCTCGATCCCCTCCACCTCCAGGGTCTTGTCCCGCAGGCCCAGGTACAGGGCGTTGATGGCCTGGATCTGCTCGCCCATGGTCACGAGCTTCTCGGCCGAGGAGACGGCCGACATGGCGGAGGCGGCCTCCTTCTGCCAGGTCTGGAAGAGGTAGTCAGCCCGGCGGGCCTTGAGGACTCCGATGGCCCAGGTGACGTCGTCCAGTTGGACGTCCGCCTCCTCGATCACCACCTCGGAGTCCTCGATCGTGTCGCGCCAGGTCTCCATCAGGGCGGCCCGCGAGGGCGCCTTGGTCATGCCGTTCTTGTCGAAGTAGTCGATGGCCCAGGCGACCACCTTGCGCATGGCCTGGGTGGGGATGCAGTCCTCCGGCAGGCCGACCCTGACGATCTGCTCCAGGGCCTCCGCGTCCGTGAGGGAGGAATAGACCACGTCCTCGGCGTGGGAGGTCGTCATGCGATCACCAGGGGACGCATCAGCCGGTCGGCCATCTCCTGGTGCATGCGCTCCTGGGCCCGGGGGCGCCAGTCCACTCCGGAGGTCTCCACGAAGATCGCGGTCTCCGAGAGCAGGGACGCCACGTACTGGTTGTAGCCCCCGCGCACCTGGTCCGGCGTGAGGTTGGTGGTGATCAGGGTCGGCAGGCTCGCGGCCGTCCGGTGGCGGATAACGCGGTCCAGAAGCCGGTCGATGAAGTCGACGTGGTTCTGGCCGGTCTCCTTGCCGAGGTCGTCGATGCACAGCACGCCGCAGTTCATGATCCGGCGCTCGAAGTAGTCCTTCTCGGCCTTCTCCCGCCACCCGGAGGTGTACAGCTCCACGATCGTGTTCATCTGGGCCACGAAGACGTCGTGACCCAGCTTCAGGAGCTTCTTGGCGGCCAGCATGAGCATCAGGGTCTTGCCGGTACCGGCGTCCGGGGAGTGCAGGATCAGGTTGACCCCGCGCTCCACGTACAGGTCGGCCGCGTCCAGGTAGCGCAGGATCTCCATCTGGGTCGCCTCCGGCACGTCGGAGGCGTCGGCCCAGCCCAGGCGCTGGTAGTTCTTGCCGATCCCGTGGATCAGCAGGAAACGGTGCAGGATCCACTGGGCGGTGCAGTTGCACTCCCAGGTGATGATCTCGGTGCGGTCATTGTTCCACCAGCGGAAGGTCTTCTCGCCGGTCTTGTGGAAGAGGCAGGTGATGCAGGACTTCTGGGGCGTGGCCCACAGGTCGGGGTACTGGTGGCGGAGCCGGTCCGAATCCGGCTCCTCCAGCATCCAGGTCAGGGGCACGTGGGGCAATCGGGGCAAGGCCACTCCTTGGGATCTCTTAGCGTCCGTGGCGGGTCGGACGGTGCTCAGGTGAGGCGGGCCTTGATCGGGTCGGCGAAGTAGGGGTCCGAGGCCTTGCAGAAGCGGTTCGCCGCGATGGGGGCCCGCTGCCACATGCCGCGCTGGACCTCGAAGGCGAACCGGGCGATCTTGATGGCGTCCTCGCCGTGGCGGGCCAGGAAGGCCTTGAAGATCGAGGACTCCTTCATGGCGTTGCGGACCTGGGGTCCGTGGTACTGCTCGATCTGCCCCATCACGTAGTCGCGCAGGTCCTCCCAGGTCCACTGGGAGTCCTCCTTCAGGAGGTATGAGGCCCCTGCGACGGCCGTGACGCTCACGCGCTCAGTGACCACGGGGACGGTCTCGGTCTGCGTGGTCTGGCGGGACAGAAGACGGCGGAAGGCCTCCTGCTGTGCGTTGCTCATGCTCGCTTCACTGCTCCCTCTTTGGACGGTCCGTAGAAGGTCTTCCCGCACCACTCCCAGAAGGACGAGCCGATGTCGGTGACCGCAGTGCGGTCCTCCTCGGTCTCGCCGCTCAGGAGGTCGGAGGTGAAGACCACCACAGGACAGCTCTTGTGCACCAGGGCCGTATAGACCCCGTGAACCGGGTGGATGGAGGCCACGAACCAGTGGAAGTCGTCGGACCCGACGACGTACCCGGAAAGATCGAACACGCCGGTATGAAAAGCGATCTTGCGGCCGTCACACGCTGCCCGGCCGATCTGCTTGGTGGACATCGCAGCACCCTGACGGGTTGGCTGCTTCTTGGCGTCGTCCACTGGGCCCCTCCCGATTTTAAAATCCCGCCCCCGGCCTGCGGTCGGAGCAGACGGGGGCGGGTCGCATTATGCGCCGCTCGCCTTCTCGTCTGGCGGACCGAGGAGGGGGTGGGACAGTTCCTGATCGTATCAAGCGGTGGTCAAGTAAAACAGGGTCCGGCCTACTCCTGATCTTGCATCCACAGGGTGCCGGTGAGGGTCCTCGCCAGGAGCTGCTTCAGTTCGTAGCGCTCCAGGAACTCGATCAGCCCGTCGTAGGTGGAGCTGTCCCGGCTGGTCGGATGGAACCTCGGCGGGGGCGGTACCTCCAGTCCCGGCAGGGGGAGCCGGAGGTTCACCAGGACCCGGCTCAGACGGGCCTGAGGGAGGTTCTCCCGGACTTTCGGGTCCTCGATGGACTCCAGGTCCCCTCGGGCCTCCCGGACGAGCTGTGTGGCCTTCACAGGGCCGATGCCGGGGACGCCGGGGATGTTGTCCGACGTGTCGCCGACGAGGGCCATCCAGGTGGGCAGCCACTCCGGCGGGATCCCGTACTTGTCCTGGACGGTGAACCGGTTCCAGCGTTCGCCGGTGGAACGCAGGACCTCGCAGTCGTAGCCGTTGGGGTTCCACACGGCGAGCTGGAGGAAGTCCTTGTCCTCGGAGACGAGGACGATCTTCTCCTCGGCGTCGTGCCAGTACTTGGCGATCAGGTCGTCCGCCTCCACGCCGGGGCGCTCGGTGTGGAACACCCCGGCCAGCGAGAGGAACTCCTTCACGAGAAACCGCTCCCGGCTGGAGCGCATGGAGGTGGCCGTCCGACGGTGGGCCTTGTAGGTCGGCAGGAGGTTCGAGCGGTAGTGCGACCCTCCCCCGTCCCAGCAGACCGCGACCCGGTCCGGCTGCTCCTCGCGGATGTGCCGCAGCAGGATGTTCGTGAAGACCACCAGGGCCGCCGTGGACTCCCCGTCGGCCGTCATCGCCTCGGTGCGGGTGGCGTGCCACGCCCTCGCGAAGAGGTTGTTGGCGTCCACGAGGAGCAGGGTCACTCTCCGGCCTCCAGGGCGAAGTCCCGCTCGATCGCGTCCGAGTAGCCCGAGAAGGTCTTGCCGGACCAGGTGAGGGTGAAGCCCTTGCCGGAGTACTCCTTGCCGTCCAGCTCCATGTCGAGGTCCTTGCCGACCTCCAGGACCGCGATCGAGGCCGTCTTCATACCGGTGCCGCCGGAGTGCCGGGAGGCCTCCGGGTCGCAGTCGAGCGCCTTCACGTACGTGCCGTTGGGCAGGTACTGGTCGTAGGGCCAGTGGAGGTGGCCGTGGCACAGGAGCTTGGGCTTCTTGGCGTCCACCACCTCCTGGATCGCCTCCTGGTTCGGCCAGCAGTCCACGAGGTCCTTGCGGTTCCAGTCTGGCGAGGACAGGCGCGGCTTGTCGTGGGTGAGCAGGATGTCGACCTCGCCCTCCCGCAGCGCGTAGTCCAGCTCCTCCTGGGAGATCTCCTCCTGGGACCACCACTGGAGCTGGCCGGTGTGCAGGATGTAGCGGTCGTTTCGGCTGAGCGTGCGGCCCGCATCCTGGCGCATCTGGGCCTTCATGAGCAGCGCGCGGTCCTGGTGGACCCTCGGCGCCTTGTCGACGCTGTACGCGCCTCCCAGGGACATGAACCGGACCCCGTTCCAGGTCCACCGGTGGCCCCTCGGGGAGTAGAACAGCCACGGCTTGACCTCGAAGAAGCCGTCGGCCGTACGGGGCTTCTCGGCCTCCCACTGGAACAGCAGGTCGTAGTTCTCGTGGTTGCCGGGCAGGAAGCACACCGGAACGTTCATGCGCTGGGCCCACTTCGAGACCCCGCTGGTGAAGGCGCCGTTGTCGAGGTGGTCCCAGACGCCGAAGTCGCCGAGGACGAACACGGCGTCGCACCCGTTCTTCTTGGCGTGCTGGAGCAGCCACCGGACGTGGTTCTCGTCCCCATGCGTGTCACCGGAGAGCAAGATGCGCGAGGGCTCGAAGTCCTCGAAGAGCTTGTGCGCCTGGTCGGCGGCAGCGGCCTTGCGCGGGGGCTTGGCGTACTTCTGGATCCTGGCGGGATTCGTCACGGAACGGGCTCCTCGATCACTCGGTGCAGGACAGCCTGGAGCAGGACGAGCTGGAGAACGATCGAGAACTTCGCCCCGTCGATCGCCCCGTTCTCCACGAGGGCGTGGGCCATGCGCTCGATGTCGGCCAGCGTGTAGTAGCGGTTGCCGGTCTCCGTGCGCTTGGGCTCCAGGACCACGTCGTCCAGGACGAAGTAGCCCTGCGGGTAGTGGTTGGCCGGACGGTACCTCCAGCGGAGCCAGTCCGGCCCCTTGCCGAAGAACAGCTTGGCCGTCTCCTGGACGGTGTACGCGGGCAGCGGCTGGCCGCTGTCGTTGAGGGTGAACATGTGGTCCCACATGAAGAACTCCCGGTCGCTCTCGGGGTCCTTGCGGGCCTGGATGTCGTACTTCACGGTCAGCTCGGAGAACGGCACCACGGCGAGGCCCTCAGCGGCCTCGTGGACGTCCTCCGAGCCGCCGTGCGGGTCCTGGGTCTCTGTCATGGGTTTCCTCCTACAGCGGGGCCGGGGAAGCCCGTGGAGGGCGTCCCCGGCCGGGGGTGTCCGGGTCAGCGCTTCTTCTTCAGAGCGCGCAGGTACAGGGCGGAGCCGTCGCGGCCCTTCTTGACGGTGCGGCTGAGCAGCTCCACGCGGCCGGTCTTCAAGACGAAGGCTCGGATCTTCTCGGCGGTCGGCACCCGGCGGACCTCCGTCATCGCGTAGTACTCCTCCTTGGTCAGCTCACCGGCCTCGTACATCTCGGTGATCGCGCCGAGGTTCTCGGAAGTGCGGCCCGAGCTGAACTGGGTGGAGAAGCGGAGCGTGGTGCCGGGAATCTCGGTGTCCACCGGCTCGCCCTTGGCCGCCAGGATGTAGTGGCCGTCCTTGTCGCGCGGGGTCGCCGGGGTGACGACCTTGCCGCCACGGACGACGTCCTTCGGGACCGCGAGTCCCTGCTCCTCGGCGTCCACGTCCTGGTGCGTCTTGACGTACTCCTTGAGGATCTCCTCGCGCTCGGACAGGAGCTTGCCGACGGCCTTGATCGCCTCCATCTCGACGCCGATCGAGCCGATCTCCTCCGGGCGCATGGTGCGCCGGTCGGTGACCGTGACCTTGTTGAAGGTCGAGGACAGGACCTTGAGGGCCTGGCGGATCTCCGTGGTCGCAGTGAGCGGGGTCGGCAGGGTCGGGAAGTCCGAGCCCGCCTCCTCCTGCGGGATCTCCACGGAGAGTCCCTCGGCGATGTCCTTGAGGGACTTGTCCGCGAGCTGGAGCTTCTGAGCGCGGGAGATGGCAACGAGTTCGGTCATAGGGCGCCTCCTGGGGCGGTTGGTGTCTCTGGCGTTGGTCAAAGACTACAGGATTTCTTGGAGAAAGGGAAGAGGCCCCTCTGTCCGTGGCAGAGGGGCCTCTTCCGCTCAGGGAGTGATGGTCCAGCTCCAAGGCCTGGGAGGGTCCGGATCGGGCCGGTCGGCGTTGAGCTGCCGCACGTACTCGACCTCCTCGTGCAGCTCCTCGGCGCGGCGATTCTCCTCCCAGAAGCTGCCGGTGACCTTGACCTCAATGGGCTGGTTCAGCCCCCGGAGCTTGGGCAGGTCGTCGAAGTAGACCACCGACCGGATCTTCGGATCGTTCGGGCTGCACTCCCGCAACCGACACCAGTCGAGGAACTGGCGCCGGTTGGCCGAGAGGACGACGGTGATCACCGGCCGAAGCTCTTGCCCGCGTAGAACTCCCGGACGTCCGAGAGCTTCGTGGTGACGGGGAAGTCCGGCAGCGCGTGGACGATCGAGCGGCCGTACGGGGTGGAGCTGAGGCGGGAGTCCATGATCGCCACCACGCCCCGGTCCTCCCGGGTCCGGATGAGGCGGCCCACGCCCTGCTCCAGGGTGAGGGTCATCATCGGGATCGAGAGGGTGGCGAAGGGGCGGCGCCCCGCGCGCTCCTCGGCCAGGGACCGGGCCGCGAAGATCGGGTCGGTCGGGACCGGGAAGGGCATCTTGTCGATGATCACCAGGCGGCAGGCGTTGCCCGGGATGTCGACGCCGACGAAGAAGGACTTCAGGGCGAACAGGACCGAGTGCTCGTCCTCCTTGAAGACCCTCGCCAGCTCCTTGTTGGTGCGGCCGTCGCCCTGCATGAGGGTCGTCAGGCCCCGGTTCTCCAGGGACTCGGAGAGGTTCTCGTAGGACTCCTTCATCGCGGCCCGGGAGGTGAAGAGCAGCAGGGCCCCGCCCTCGGCCATGTCGATGAGCTGGAGGGTGTCCGCCATCGTGCGGGCCATCCAGGCCTGGCGGTCCTTGGGGTTGGGGACGTCCTTGCCCGGGACGTACATCAGGGCCTGCTTGCCGAAGTCGAACGGCGTACCGACGTCCACGGTGCGGGCGTCCCACAGGCCCAGCGTGCGCTGGATGTAGCTGAAGTCCTTCGAGCCGTCCTTGTTGACCCCGGCGGACAGGGTGGCCGACATGATCACGGCCTCCACGTAGGCCCAGAGGTTCGCCTGGAGCCAGGGGCCGACCTGGACCGGCGCGACCTTCATCCGCCAGCGCTCCTCGCCGCGCACCTCGTACTTCTCGACCCAGCGGACGCGGTCAGCGTCCTCGGAGACGAGCAGCTCCTCCAGGGTGGACATGGCGTTCGACAGACGGGTGAGGAGGATCTTCCGGCGGGCGTTCTCCCGGTCGGCCTCGCTGCGGATCTCCAGGGACTGGAGGTCCAGGCGCAGGAGAGTGAACAGCTCCAGGACCTCGGCGAAGGGCTCGTAGTTCTCGGCGAACCAGGCCAGGGTCACGGCCTCGCCGCCGAGGGGCAGCAGGAGGTCCGCGAGCTTGTCCGCGATCACGCCCATGGCCTCGCCCCGGTGGGAAAGGTCGGTGCCGTGCAGGGCCGCGAAGCTGATCACGTCGCGGACGGTCAGCGCCAGGCCGGTGCCGGTGATGTCGTTGCCGAGCGCGTTCATCGCGTACTCGGGCAGCTCGTGACCCTCGTCGAAGAGGACCATGCCGTAGTCGCCGAGCATGGCCACCGGGCCCTGCTCGCGGTCGCGGGTCTTCTCACGGATCGCGACATCCGTCATCAGCATGGCCTGGTTGGTGATCACCACGTCGACCTGCTGGCCGCGCTCCTTGACCGCCTCCGCGTAGCAGATGGCGCCGAAGGGGCACTCGGACTTGCCGGGGCACTCGTTGGAGCTGGAGGACATCTTCATCCAGCTCATGTCGTCGATCTCGGTGGCGAAGTGCTCGCGGTCGCCGTCGTGGCCGGGGTCGGCCTCCAGCTCCTCGCGGACGGCGATGGCGACCTCGTGGCGCTCCAGGTCCTCACCGAGCAGCTTGGCCTGGCAGGCGTAGTTGGAGCGGCCCTTGACCAGCGCCCAGGTGAAGTCGATGCCGCTCTTCTCCTGGAGGAACGGCAGGTCCTTGTTCGCGTACTGCTCCTGGAGGGCCTTGGTGGCGGTGGCGACGACCACGCGGGTTCCCTGCGCGAGGGCCTGGAGGATCATCGGGACCGTGCCGCCGATGGACTTGCCGGTGCCGCAGCCCGCCTGGGCCAGGAGGTGCGACCCGTCGGCCATGGCCTGCTCGATGGAGGTCGCGAGGACCTGCTGGGGGATGCGGGGCTCGTAGCCCGGCAGCTCCCTGGCGAGGTTGACCTCCACGTCCGCCCACGTACGCGGGGCTGCGGTGAAGGTCTCGGGGGCGATCGTGGTCATGGGGCCTCCTGGCGGGATCGTCTCTCTGGCGTCTCCGACGATACACCCAGGATTGTTGGAGGGGCAACCCCTACTGTTTTTAAAAACGCGAAGCCCCAGGTTTCCCTGGGGCCTCTTCGCGATGCGCCCTTCGCGGGGGTACGATCGCTGCGTGCTCGATCGGGACTGGCATCCCATCGAGCAGACCCGCCCAACGCGAGCAGAACGGGCCTACATGAAGATGTCCTCCAACGCTACCGCAGCGACTCCCCCATTGCACGTTGACCTTGACGACATCAGGTCCGTGTTGCTGAACTCCCCTGACGCGATCGTGGAATGCCGCATCGCGTTCGCCCTGTACCTGAACCCCGACCAGCGCGGCATGCGTGCCCTGGAGCGCTCGGCCGGGGTCGCCTTCAACTCCGTTCTGGAGACCCTCTCCCCCACGCAGTGGGGCCACTCCGAGCACCGGCTGATCCAGACGATCGATCGCGGGAAGTCCTGGGACGCCGAGGGTCGCGAGATCTCGGTCTACCGGCTTGCCGAATCGGTGCGGGAACGAGTCACTAACTGCTCTATCTCTAAGAGCCCTTCAGACCCTGTAGGTCTGAAGGGCTGGAACTCTGCTGGAGATAGTGACTCACTCGCGCACCGATTGGCCGTCCTGGACCCGGCCCTGGACCTGTGGAGCCGCAAGAAGGACTCGCTGGGCCCGGAGGGCTGGAGGATCGCGGTCATCACGGGCATGGAGTCCATGGACCTGTCGGCCAAGGAGTGGGCCGAGCTGGCCGGAGGGAGCGACAGGGCCAAGCGGCTGGCCAAGAAGCTCACCGAGTACGGCTGGGGCCTGCTCACGCGCACGGGCAAGGCCAGGGCGACCCGGTACCGGCTGGACTGGACGATGCTCCTGGACGAGCGCTTCGGGGATCTGCTGATGGACCTGCGCGGCCGAGAGGGGCGTCTCCTGCTCCAGCACGCCGAGGAGCAGCGCCGGATCACCCAGCCCCAGCGGCCGAACCGGGGACCGGCCATGGCCGACGCTCTGCTGGCCGAGCTGGACGGAACGGAGACGGCAGAGCACCGGGAAGGGATCGAGCGGTTGGCCGAGCTGTGGCGTACGGCCACGGCCGAGGACTGGAGCAGGTGGTCCGAGGACCCTGTCAGTGTGAGGGCCTAGGATCCCCACCAAAGACGAAGGCCCGACACAGGGCCGGGCCTCCATCTACTGCTGAGCACGAGGAGCGTACATGACCGACCTGACCAGATCGAGCACCTCCCCCTTCGACGCGATCCGCCGCGAGGATGAGAACGGGGAGTACTGGCTCGCCCGGGACCTCCAGCCGCTGCTGGGGTACGCCCAGTGGCGCCGGTTCAACGACACGATCAACCGGGCCCGGGTCTCCGTGGCCGCCGCAGGCGGAGACGTCCGGCACCACTTTTCGCAGGTCAGCCAGGTTGCCGATGCTGGCAACCTGGGGACTCAGACCCGCTCGGACTTCCGGATGACCCGCTATGGGTGCTACCTGGTGGCCATGAACGGCGACACCTCCAAGAGGGAGATCGCCGACGCCCAGCAGTACTTCGCCGTCCAGACCCGCAGGGCCGAGGTGGCCGAGGAGCGCCCGGCCCTGCCCGGGACCTACCTGGAGGCCCTGAGGGCCCTCGTGGCCGAGGTGGAGGCCAAGGAGCGGGCCGAACTCCTCGCGGCCGAGAAGACGGCCGAGGCGGACATGCTGAGGCCTCCTGCCGAGGCCTGGGAGACCCTCGCCGACACCGGCCAGGACTACTCGGTGAGGGAGGCGGCCTACATCCTGAAGCGGGACGCGGCCATCGCCGACCGTGTGGGACCCCGGCGCCTGTTCGACTGGATCGTGAGCCACGGGATGGCCCAGAGGAAGCCCACGGGGGCGTACGTGCCCTACGCGGACCACAGTGACCACCTGCGCCTGAAGCCCCAGTCCCGGCCCGATCACGAGTCCGGCGGCCTGAAGGAGGCCCACGCCCAGCTCCGGGTGACCGTCAAGGGCCTGTCCTGGATCCAGCAGCGGATGCGCGAGGAGCTGAAGCCCGAGCTGGTTTCCGAGGGTCCCCGGGCCGAGGTGATCGACTTCACCGCGATCAGGACCGCGCCCCTGCGCCGGTAACGCCGTGAGGGTGTTACCGTGAGGGCCATAACATCCACGCCCCTGTTCCCAGGCGCGGTGTTCTGTCAGGCGAGAGCCCCTCGGACGTCACCGAAGGGCTCTCGCTGTTGGGTACGATCTGCGCACCCCCGGGGCCTGGACACACCCCGGGGGCTCCAGTGGGGACTGGGGAATGCAGAAAGGCCCCTCCGGTGCAAAACCCGCTCTCCACGAGTCGAGCGGGCCGGAGGGGCCTTCTGCGCTTCATTTCGGGACCGGGCGAACGCTTCTCCCAGGTTGGACGCCTGAGTTCTGCCCTCAGTCCGGAGTCCACCGACCAGGCACAGCCGGTGTATCTCGACAGACCTCTTGAACTCAGGTGCTCCCTGCGACCTTTTCCGGGGCTGCGGGAGGACGTAACCCACAAGCGAGCCGGTTGTGCCAACAACCGGATGCCCCTCCCGGCGAGTGGAGTTGCAGACTCGCGGGGACCTTTATTGTGACCGCCCTTGGCACGGCGGGGGAGGCCCTCTGGAGTTCAGATAAAGCCGAGGGCGGTCACACGCACTCCCGTTGAGGAGCGCTAGTGCAGGACCGGAGATTCGCACTCCGAACGGTCAGCCGGATCAACAGGGCATTCGGCTGCCGCGCGGCCGTAGGGCGGGTTCCTGTGCACCCATCGGGCCGTCCTGCTCCTCGTGCAATTTTGAGCGTTCCTGGTCGCCAAGCGGAGTTGGGGCTCCGCGAGGGACCGTCGTACAGCCCGTCCGGCCGCAGAGGTAGCCATCGGGGCACGAGGAGTGGCGCTCGACCTGTCCTACGAGTTCTGACGCGGGTCCTCGTTCTTGCCGCCATCCCCGGAAGGGGTTGACGTCGTCAAGGTTACTACAACGAATCCCGGGGAGTCAATTTCAGATCCGGGAGTCCTTGCAGCAGCACCAGCCGTCCATCTGGACCCCGAACCCCTCCCTCAGCTCATCGTCGCAGGAGAAGCAGCAGGGACCGATGTGGTGCCGGGAGGTGCACCAGAACCCGGAGAGGTCCTGGGAGCGGCTCAGGGCGGGCCAGAAGCGCCTGAACCACCGGAGCTGGGACGCGGGAGCCCACTTGGCCACCACGTCCGGCACACGGCCGCGTACGGGCTTGTGGACGGGCTCGTAGGAGGGGTCCTCCAGGGGCGCGGTCACCCCTCCATCCCCTCGGTGAGCATCTGCTTGCGCATGGCGGCCGTCATGTACTCCTCGCCGGTGACTCCCCGGCCGAGCAGCTCGTCCGATTGCACATTGCCCCGCAGCATCGAGTACATCAGGCCGACCTCCACCGTCCGGCGGGCCAGCATCGAGCGCACGGTCACCGAGGGGCCGCCGGATCCGATCCGGCTCACCCGGTTCAGGCGCTGGGTGCGGATGCCGTACGTGGTCGCCATGTCGTACTCGACGAGGTAGGAGGCCTCGGGGACGTTGATCCCCCGGGCCCCGGCGTCCGAGGAGAGCAGCACCGCTCCCCCGGGATGGGCCTTGAAGGAGTCCAGCTCGTGGAGCATGAACACCCGGATGCCCGCCTTCGTCAGGGCCTCCGCGAGCCACGGGATCACCGAGGGGCCGAAGAAGGTGAAGACCATGGCCTTGTCCTCCTGGTCCAGCACCACCGGCTCCAGATAGGCCACGAGGGCCTCTGTCTTGGCGCTGGAGAGGTTCAGGAAGTACTCCAGGCCGAATTCCTCCACCAGGCCCTTGGCGAGCTTGGAGGAGCCCTCCTGGGCGCTGTGGACGACCGCTCTGGGGTGAGCGCAGATCTGCCGCAGGGCCTGGAGCTGTCCTCCCACCCCGTCGAGCTCCTTGACGAGGTCGTAGAGCTTGCGCTGGTCGGCGTCCAGCTCCACCCAGAGGGCCTCCTCGGTCATCCGGGGGAACTGATCGATCACGTCGGCGTCCGTCTTGGACTTCGAGAGCATCAGCGGCTGGCAGATCGCCGCGAACTCCTCGGTGCGGTGGTCCCAGTAGCGGGCCTTGCCGTAGATGTCCCGGCCCCGCACGAAGTAGCTCTCGAACTCCTTGACCAGCGGCATGGACTGCGGCCTGAGCAGCCGGAGCTGGTTGAAGGAGTTCTCGTAGTCCTTGCGGATCGAGGTGGCCGTCATCATGACCGTGGGCAGGTTTTTAAAAACGCGCCTCAGGGTCTTCAGGGTGTGGTCGTACGCCTTGTAGGTGGCCGAGGTCCGGTTCGAGAGCTTGTCGGCCTCGTCGAAGATCACCATGGGGTGCGTTTGCTGGACCCTCTCCAGCAGCTCTCCGGACTCCACGGCCTTGCGGCGGTTGCGCATGACCGTCTTCACGAGGTCGGCCTTGCCGGTCTCGTACGTCGTGATCAAGACATCCGGGAGCGCTTCCTTAGCGAGCTTGTTCTTGCGCCCGGGACCGTGGTGGATGCGGACCGTGAGCTTCGTGAACCTCTCGAAGTCGTCCTTCCACTCCCTCAGCTTGTTCTTCTCGCACACGAGCAGCACGAAGTCCACCGTGTGGTCCTCGAACGCCAGGGCAGCGAGCTGCATGGCCGCGTGGGACTTCCCGAGGCCGGTGTCCCAGGCAAACATCCACTCCGCCTGGGAGCCGTTCAGCATCCCCAGGTAGGCCTGGGCGACGTGCTCCGTCTGGAAGGGGTACAGGCCCCTCGGGGAGTAGTAGAGAGCCCCCTCGGGCCAGGCCGAGGGGGCTTCCAGAGTCTGTGCGGTCACGCCGTCACCGTCGCTTCGTTCACCTCGAAGGTCCAGGAGACCTGCGCCAGTCCCCCGACGGGGTCCAGGAGCTTGACGGCCACCAGGTCCTCGCCGCACTTCAGCTCCGCCGCGATGGGACCGGAGCCCATCAGCGGCAGGATCGCGATGAAGGTGACGTGGTCCTCTCCGACGACCTTTCTCGCCTCCCCCATGTAGGGACCGGCGGTGATCGTCCAGGGTCCGGGATCGTGCAGGGCCCGTTCGATCTGCCGGGCACGCAAGACCATGCGAGCGGCCACGTGATCGAGGCTCATGTCCGTCCCTCCCGTCCTTCTCCAGGAATTGTTCCTAGCAGGAGTTTAGCCAGACGAACGGAAGGCCGTCTACCACAAGATCAGAATCCGAAGGGGAGCACCAGGAAGTCGGAGACCTTCGTCGTCTCCGTAATGCGATACCCGAATTTCACGCGAGTGGTCCAGGTGGAGTCGGTGAAAGTGGAGATCTGGGTTCCGTTGGCCCGGATGACGACGGAGGTCCCGTTGCAGTCGGCCTGGAGAAGCTGGCCCGTGGCCACCGGAGCGGAATGGGTCGCCACGGTGCCGGTGATGGTGTTCCCCGACGTCGAGTACACGTACCGGCGCCCGACCAGATACCCCTTCAGGGTCGCGACGGGCTGACCGCCCACGACGGACTTCTCGTGCAGGCACCTCAGCATCAGGCCGGTGGCGTCGTCGTGCGGGTGGTAACCGCCGGAGTCCACGTAGGGCTGGAGGGTCTGGGACCCCGTGGTGAGCATGGCCCCGTCGATGTGCATGATCGCGGTGTTCGGGACCACCACCGAGTCGTCGTTGCAGTAGCCGACGGAGACCGCCGCATTGATGGCTCCGGCAGGAGCCGTGGCCCCGATGTTCAGCCGGGTCCAGGTGTTCAGGGTGGGCGCATTCACGATCGACTTGCTCGCCGAGATGAAGTCCCAGGTGTTCGTGAACCACTCGATGATCACGCCGACCTTATAGTTCTGCTGAGGCCGCACGTGGACCGACCAGTTCACATTCGTACCGGCGGTCGTGGTGAACACGAAGGCGGTCCGGTTGTACGTTCCCGTGCCGCTCGGGGTGAGCTTCAGCGAGTAGTTGCCGAACTTGGCGTAGGTGTTGTCCTGGAGAAGACCGAGCCCTCCGTCCCAGGCGCTCCAGCCGTTCGTGTCCGTCTCGAACTCGGAATTCCAGATGGCATTGGTGCCGGTGGGGTTGTAGACGAACTGGCCCTGCACGATGACGTCCGAAAGGGCCGCCGAGTAGATGCCGGGAATCCCCATCGAGGGGAAGGGGCCGTTCGCCGAGTTCAGGACGATCTTCGAGGAAGCGATCGTGAGATCGTTGGTCGCCCGGTAGTCCGGGCTCGTCGGAGGCAGCTTCCACTGGAGGGCCTGGCCGGTCTCGGCGAACTCGATCCGGGTCCCGTCCGCTCCGTGGCCGCCCTCGTACACCTGGGGGATGTCGTTGGTGTAGATCAGCCCGAGCCGGGACAGGGCCTGCATGGTCGACGTCAGAACCGGCCGCGAGTAGTCCCCGGAGTTGTAGGTGATCTTCTGCCGGGTGGTCCCCGTCTGGCCGAAGAAGCCCAGGGTGGTCGTGGCGTTCTGGTAGGTCCGCTGGCCGTTGACCACGACGTCGCCCTTGGCCCTCAGAGCCATCCGGGTGACCGCGTTGCCCTGGAGCAGCGTGAGAGACGGGGAGAAGCTCGTGGAGTTCGTCCCCATGGCCATGGGTCCGATGCCGCAGAACACGTCATCGGCGCTCGCCTGGTCCGAGGGGTCTCCGGCCAGGGTGATGTTCTTGCCCAGGGCGATCGGGTTCTGGGCCGTGGCCCAGGGGAGGTTGTTGTTCTGGGCCGAGTTCGCGTTGCCGATCACCGTGTGGTTCGGCCCGGCGCCGGTGGTCGTGGTGTGGTTCGCGCCGATCTTGACGGTGCCGGAGGCCCCCACCGAGGAACCGGGTCCGATCAGGACCGAGGTGGCCGCGTTGGCCGTGGCCGTGGAGAAGCCGCCCAGGACGGTCATCTCCCGGCCCAGGGAGGTCATGTTGACGGGACCGGCCACCGTGGAGGAGTACGTGGCGTCTCCGTCCCCGGAGGAGAGCACCGTGGCCATGTCGCCGGAGACGCCGGTGGAGTGGGCCACGATCCCCGCGATGCCGAGCACCGTGGAGGAGGCGCCGTTCAGCTCCGCATGGGGACCGAGCGCGCTGGATCCCGCCGACGAGGAGGCAGTGTTCTCGCCCGCGTGGTAGCCGATCCAGGTCTGGTAGGGGTTGAAGTCCGTCGGGGGCTCCCCGGTCAGGACCATGGAGCCCTTGGAGTCGCCCTCGTGCTCGTGGGTGCCCACGGGGTCGGCCACCCGGAAGGCAGCATGGCCCGGCTCCGCCGACATGAGCACGGCCGTGGTGTCCACTCCGTCGGCGCCGGTGACCATCAGGCGCCCGGGGGTGCGCACGATGACGTCCGCCGGGGGCAGGATGTCGATCCCGAACAGGTACACCTTGGTGTTGTCGGAGACCTCGGCGACGATGTTGACCCGCATGGGCTCGTCGGTCCATAGGTCGATGACCGCCGGGTCCACGAAGAGCGGGAACGAGATGGGGTTGCCGCCGTCCGCCTGCACGAAGACGTCGTCGGCCAGCGGGCCGCCGCTCGTCGCGTCGGTGAGGGTGACCGAGGCGTACGGGAAGACGTTGCCCGCGCTGTCCGTGATCGGCAGGTGGATGTGGCAGCGGCTCACTTGTAGAGCACCCCTCCGTTGATCTGGTCGTACGCCCAGAAGTACTGGAAGCCCGCCGTGCCGGTGCCCCGGATGCCCAGGCCGTAGCGGTTCGAGGCGAGCAGGGCGGCCGTGGTGTCGGTGGTGGAGCCGACCACGGTCCCGTTTTTAGAAACGGTGATCAGGCCGCTCTGATTGAAGGTGACCAGCATCTTGTCCCCGGCCGCGAAGTTCGACGACAGGGTGGCCAGGGTCGTCTGGGTGCCCGCGAGCACCCGGGTGATCTGCGAGTTGTTGATGAAGTAGTAGTTGTTCGCGTCCACGTACCGGCCGACCACTCCCATGCCGGTGGTCGGGGTGATGGAGGCGCTCCACTTCGTGTTGACCTGCTTGGCGCCCGAGGTCGCCCCGAGCAGGACGTACGCCAGGGCGTAGCCGCCGGAGGCTCCGGTGAGCTGGAGGTTGCCCGCCACGCTGACCGTGGAGCCCGCGCCGGATCCCGACTGCACCGGCCACCAGGCCTCACCGGAGGCCGCGTTGCTCAGGGCACCCGTGGTCTTGAAGCCGTCGAAGCAGATCGGGCCCATGAAGATGATGTTGTTCAGCTTCGTGGTGGTCTGCGCGAGGTCGAAGCCCACGTAGGTGCCGGTGAGGTTCAGGGCCGCGCTGTTGAAGAACGCCGGGGTGCCGTTGACCGAGTCGACGTACATCACGTTCGCACCGGAGCAGGCCACGATGTGAGCGTGCGAAGTGTTGTTGAAGGGCAGCGATCCGAGCGAGGTCAGGGTGACCGAGTTGCCGCCCGCCACGGTGTAGACGTTGGAGGCGTCTCCGGCGGCCTTGGTGGCCAGTGAGACGGTGTCCGCCGCCTGGTCGAGGATCACGTACCCCGCAGCCGCCGCAGAGCCTGTGGCGCCCGTGTGGCGGATCGCGAGCATCATCTTGTTCGTGGTCCCCGAGGGGAACGTGGCCGCGAAGTAGAAGTTCTGCCGGGGCTGGTAGAAGTTCTTCAGGATCCCCAGACCGCCCGCGTAGCCCTTGTAGGCGTTGTGGTCGGCGCCCACGTACCACTGGGGGCCGGACGGGTACGGCGACTGGTCGGAGAAGGCCAGCGGCCGGTAGGTGTACGGCTGGAAGTCGAAGTCGGCGATGCCCAGGGAGCCGTCGCCCGGATCCTGGTGGTAGAAGTAGTCGATGATCCCGACCGGGTTGGGGCTGGTGAACGGCTGCTCCACCGTGTTGTTGACGATCAGGCCGTAGCTGGCCAGCGCCTGCACCAGGGAGCGCACGGTGGCGTTGCCGTCGTCGGAGCCGCCCACGGTCTGGAGCACGTTGCCCGCGACCCCGTAGAAGCCGATCCGGCTGTCCGAGGAGCCCAGGGACGCCAGGCCGTAGTTCTGGAGCGAGCCGGTGATCGTGGTGATCGAGCCGTCGTGGCCCAGCATCACCTGGTTGGCGCTCGTGGTCGCCGAGAAGGCCCCCAGCGCCACGGAGTTGTTGTGCGTGGTGTCCACGAGGGCGTTCTGGCCGATGGCCACACCGGAGGGTGCCAGGGCCTGGGCCCCCGAGCCGATGGCGACGCCGTACGTGCCCGAGGGGCCCACCGTGGCGCCCGAACCCACTGCCGCTCCGTAGTCGGCCCCGGCCACCGCCGTCTTGCCGACGGCCACCGCCTCCAGCCCGTTGGCGTTGGCGTTGTACCCGATGGCGACCCAGCCCGTCTGGGTGGCTGATCCGGTCGCTCCGGCTCCGGCGGCCAGGGAGTTGTCCGTGGTGGCGCTGGCGTTCATACCGGCGGCCAGGGAGCTGGCGCCGGAGGCCGTGGCGTTGTACCCGAAGGCGCTCGCGCTGGTGCCCGTGGCATCCGCCGAGGCCCCTACGGCCGTCGCCTGGGTGGCCGTGGCCGTGGCACCAGTGCCGAGGGCCACCGAGTTCGTGCCGGTGCCGTTGTGGTTGTGTGGCGGGATGTTGCCGCCGTACTGGGAGACGTAGCCCGTCATCCAGACGTCGTGGGTTCCCGCGACGAAGGTCGTCTGGCCGGTGTACGTGAACAGCGGGGTCCAGGTACCGGCGGCCAGGTCGAAGGAGTAGAAGCCCCAGTCCTGGGTCTGCGAGACGGTGGCCAGGGTGGTCTGGACGGCCGAGGGGTTGACGACCTTCATGGTGAAGGTCTCCGTGGCCGACAGGGAGGACTTGACCCACAGGGACAGACGTCCGGCCTCCAGAAGGGTGAACGTCGGTCCGGTGAGGGCCACCGAGCCGCTGTTCGCGTTCTGGGTCATCTTCAGCGAGTAGCTGTAGTTCGTGTCCGGCGGGATCGTCAGGGGGTCGTAGGAGTGGGTCGCTCCCCCGCTCTGCACGAACGACCAGTCCACCGGGTCGGATCCGGAGTTGAAGGACTGGGAGGAAACCACGACGACCGGGGTGAGCCCGGTACCGGCCGGAGGGTTTCCCCACTGGGCCTGCCCGGCCGTCGCGGTGCTCAGGAGAACCTGGCCCGAGGTGGATGGCTGGTTGACGATCTCCATCGGCACCGTGGAGGAGACGATCTCCTCCGGCGGGGGCGGAGCATCCAGGTAGACCAGGATGTCGTCCACCGACTCGTGCTCGACCAGGATGGACATCCGCTGCGGGGTGTCCAGCCAGAAGTCGATCACACCGTTGGTGGCCGTGAAGGGATTCGCGAGCTGGTCGTCCCCCGTGGGCCCGGCATACAGCGGCTGCCCGATCGCGACCGAGTAGTTCACCTCGCGCACGGTCACCGCCGCGTTGTACAGCAGGTTGCCCTCGCGGTCGGTGATGGGGCGGAACAGGTGTGCACGGGCCACAGGAATCCTCCTCGGTCTTCACCCCTTCACGGGACTGGATCAGGCCGGGACATCAGATCGCGGCCGTGTTCAGGCTCCCGTCGTCGTTGATCGTGATCAGCCACTCCTGGCCTCCCGGAGCCGTCATGACGATGCCGGACCCGGCGGGGATCACCGTGCGGTCGGCGGCCGTACCGATCACGATCCGGTTGTCCCCGTCCGCCACCGCGTCGGCACCGATGGCCGTCGAGTGGGCCCAGGCGGCCGTAGAGCCCTCTCCCAGGGCCGTGGAGGACGTCCCGGAGGCCGAGGCACCGTATCCCAGTGCCACGCCGGAATCGCCCGTCACAGAGGCGCTGCGGCCCACGGCGGTACCCGAGGCGTTCTGGACCGTGGCGGCCGGTCCCACCGTCGTGGAGAAGTCCCCGAGGCCGTTGGTGGTCGGGCCGACGGCCACCGCGTTGTTCCCGGCAGCCGAGGCGCTGTTGCCCAGGGCCACGGCGGAGTCCCCGGCGCTCGCCGCCCCGTTGCCGATGACGAGGGAGAAGGGGCCGGAGCCCGTGTGAGCCGAGTCGGACCCGGCCGCGAGGATGTCCACGTCCTCGTAGAACTGCATCGGCAGGTTCCCCTGGACGATGCCGATGCGCACGCGGGTGGGCTGGTCCAGGTAGACGTCGATGATGCCCGTGGAGGAGACGTACGGGTTCGACAGCACATTGCTGCCGGTGTCCGTGGAGTACACCACCTGACTGATGAGCGTGGTGGTGGCCGGTTCGAACAGGGAGACCTGAACGTTCGGCAGCAGGTCTCCCTGCTCGTCGGTGACGGGCCGGGTGAAGTGGGCGCGCACGGTCTCTCCTTACGAGCCGGTGTAGACGAACGAGGACGGCATGATCGAGGTGTCCGGAGCGGCCGGGGATCCCTCGTCCACGCCCTCGGGAACGGAGTCCGGCAGGAAGGACCGGGACGGGACCGGGGTCGGCGAGAGGTTCTGGCGGACCCACTGGCGGTAGATGTACCACCAGTCCTGCGGGATCGCCTGGTGCCAGGCCTTGAACATCGGGTCGTCGGTGACGTCCGGGTTCTGGTCCAGGGGCGTGAGGTTGGGTCCGCCCTTCTGGACCGTGTACTTGGTCGGCATCCCCATCATCACCGAGTCGAACCAGGGCCGGATCTGGAGGGCCGAGATGCTCAGGTCCGGCGCTGCGCCGGTGACCCTCCACACGATCGACGAGCCGCCGGTGGGTGCCTGCTGGTCGCCGTCCGGGAAGAGGAACACCCCATGGGGGTCGTTGCGGATGTCCCAGACGGGCCAGAAGGTCTGGCCGTTGTCCCGGGAGAACTCCCACATGATCGCGTCGTTGAAGACGGAGATGTTGTCGACGTACCAGACGTCGGCCGTGGCCTGGTCCTGGAAGAGCTGGACCTTCACGTCGTAGACGTCGCGGACCACCTCACCGGCGCCCACGTCGTTCCAGGTGCCGACCAGCTCCAGGCCGTCCCAGTCGGCCGCGAGGGCTTCCACCTCGGTCCAGGTGTTGGTGCCCGCCGGGACCCCGCCGGTGCCGATGTTGTACTCCACCGACCACTCCACCACCTGCCCGGCGGAGGCCGTGGCCGACTCCTGCGCGAGCACCGTGCCGTCTCCGTTGAGGAGCTGGAGCCGCACGGGGGCCGTGAGGGTCGCCGGGGCCAGGATGCGGGCCGCCGCGTAGAGCTTGCCGATAGGGCTCACAGCGAGGGGCTGGAAGGACTGGATACCCCCGGTGGACGCCGGGGAGATGTTGCCCTCCACGAACTCGTACGTGGGCTTGTACGGGTTCGGGTCCAGGTCCTCGATCTGGTTCCAGGTGCCGTTCTCCTCCATGGAGGACCAGGTGACCGGCTCACCGGCACGGGTGATCTTCACCAGGGATCCGACGTCGGTGTTGAAGTACGGGTCCGGCACGATCGTGGCGTCCCCGAGAGGCTGCCAGTACTGGAGCGAGGTGTCGTCGAAGTCGGGGTCGATCAGGAGCTGCTTGGGCGGGGACTGCGTGGTGGCGAACTGGAGGCCCCGCACCACCCGGAAGCTGTTCAGGGGCCTGGAGGTCATGGTGACCGGTGCCCCGAGGGCGGAGTCCGTGTAGATGCCGTTCTCGCCCAGGGACCAGTTCGGGGTGCCCTCTACGTAGATCAGGTCCTTGTCGTCGTGGAACAGCTCCAGGTACTGGTCCTCGTCGTCGGCGATCTGCCGGTTCTGCCGGTACATGACGATCTTGGACAGGCCGACGAAGTACGCCACCCGCTTGTTCGTCTCGACCGTGACCGTCTCGTAGTAGTGGCGGCCGGAGCCCGACTGCCGGGGCATCGTCGGCTTGGGGTTCTGCTGGCTGAAGTTCCAGTACGGAGCCGTCTGGGCCATCAGCGAGGCGCCCTGGGGGTCCTTGACGTACTGAGCCTCGGTCGGCAGGAATGTCGTGGACGTGGTGGTCGTCGGAGAGGTCGCCGAGGAGCCGTTGGCCGTCAGCCGGTTCTGGTCCTGGAAGCGGTTGGTGACGGCCACGTTCTGGTTGACGACCACACCGGATCCGCCGGTGTTCGAGGAGGTGGCCGTGGCCTTCTCGATCGGAGAGGTGGTGGTCTGCCGGTGGGCGAACACCTTGGCCGTCAGGACCACCGGCTGGTCCGTCTCGTACGGCTCCGCGATGAGGTTCGAGAACTCCAGCTTGAAGAACTTCGCCTTGGTCGGGTCGAAGTCGTAGAAGCCCTTCTTGAGCTGGTAGTCCCGGCCGATCGGGGTCCAGTTCAGGTCCTCGTAGACCACCCCGGGACCGCCGAGGAAGCCGTAGGGGTTCAGGGAGTCGATCCCGTCCGTGCGCTGCGAGGGGTCGTAGCGCAGGATCGCGTTGTCCGTGGTCTGGGCCCCCATGGGGTACTCCGGGGTCACCACGAAGCCTGAGGGGTCCTGCCAGAACTTCACGAAGTCGTTGATGTCGTCCGGGTTGCCGGTCTTGATGTACATCGACCGCATCCGGGCATTGGCCGGGATCGCGTCCTCGGGCTCGGCCGTGAGGTTGCCGCCGATCCGGAGAGTCAGCGGGCGCGCGGTGTCATCCGGGATGTCTCCGGAGACGGACTCGATGGAGAGGAACCTCGGGGTGTCGTCGGGGACGCTGATCGTCTCCGTGGAGAACACGACCGAGCCGTCTTCGAGAGTCTCCTCTGTGGTCTGCGTGACGTCGTCCTGCTCCCCGGTTTCCGGTACGGGGGTGAACAGGGTCAGGGTCGTGCCGTCGTACTGGAGCACGAAGCGCAGGCGCGCGTTGAAGTCGAAGACCAGCTCGGGGTAGCTCAGCAGGATCGTCCCCAGGGAGACCTGGAAGACGCCGTCCGAGGTGGTGCCGGTCGGGTCCGGGCCGAAGAAGATCTTCAGGACCCCGTCGTCGTAGATCACCGAGTCCCCGGTGTCCGACGAGGGGAACTGCGGCTGGACCTGCATGCCGATCTGGAAGGGCTTGCGGGGGTCGAACTGGACCGCCTTGTTGTCCAGGTCCAGGAAGGCCGTGGTGGTGGGGAACTCGATCCCGGAGTCCGTAGAGGCGGGCATGGTCGCGCCGAAGGGCCGCGTGGCTGGGAAGGCCAGCGGGGTGCTCGGGGCCTTGAAGCGCGTCGGGTCAGGCTCGTCCAGCGAGTAGTAGAGGTTCATGGTGGACCCGGTGTGGATCGGGTCCAGGAAGAACTTCTCGATCACCTGGGGGTTGCCGGAGGAGTCCCGGGAATCCACGTAGAGGTTGACCACCGCCGTGGCGAGCGGCTGGGGACCGGACTTCCACAGACCCCGTCCGGCGAGCAGGTCGTCCGCCCGGTTCGAGCGCACCACGTACTCCACCGAGGACCCCAGGATGTCCGTGGTGGAGGCGATGGGGGCCGACTCGGTGGCCACGTCGCCGGAGCGGTTGACCACCGGCACATCGGTGGGGCTCGTGGCCTCGTAACCGATCGAGAAGTCCTTCACGCCGAGGCAGTAGTCGACCTTCTGGCGCAGGGTGTTGATGGGCACGGCGTTCGCCGGGATACGCGCGAGCACTACCCGGATCCGGGTCGCGGTGACCGGCTCGACCTTGATCCGGTAGGGCACCCAGTGCCCGGCGCCGAAGTGCTGGTAGTGGACCTTCGAGCCGCTGTTGACGCCCGAGGAGATGACCAGCGGGACGGACTCCTGGACCGCGACCTCCGCCATCAGGCCGGAGGACTGCTTCATGGTCTGCCAGATCCCGAAGGCGTCCATGTACTGGATCCAGGCCCGGTGAGGGAAGTGCGCCAGGGAGAGGGAGATGACGTTGATCCGCTGAGGGGAGTTCAGCGAGATCTCCATGACCTCCCGGGTCCGGTCGCTGTTGGGCCGGGGAGGCGTGGACCAGAACTGCTGCTCCTGAGCCTCCCGCAGCCGGGCGATCCAGGCCGCGTTGAGCTTCAGGATCGCGATCAGCTTCTCCAGCGGCATGCCGTCCACGTAGAGCTTGGACAGCACCGGCAGCCCGAGATCCCCCGGGAGGGTCTGGACGCTAGTCATGGGTGAGGACCGCCTTCCGGTCACCGGTGTACGGGTGGGCCACCAGGGAGCCGTCCGCGACCGTCTGGGCTGCCAGGGCCTGCTGGGCGCTCAGGACGCCCTTGCGGGCCGTGTAGGTCACCTGGGTGCCGTCCCGGTACACCACGACCTGGTCGTCCCGGAACGCGCTCCCTGTGGCGTCCTGGGGATCCAGGATGTTGGCCGGGTCCGGCGGGGCGAAGGTGTACGAGGTGGTTGCCGAGATCGAGCTGTTGTAGGTCCAGGTGCGGCCCTGCGAGGAGGCCCAGGGCGGCCGGGGCAGCACCCGGCGGATGTCGGCGGGGGTGATGCCCCCGGCCGCCTGGATGGGCGAGAGAGGGTAGACCTCCGCCGTCCCGCCGACGATCGTCGACTTCGGCTCGACCTTGGGGACGATCTCCCAGAACTCCGAGTCCGCCTGGAGACCGGAAATGTCCGTGGCCACGTACGGATCACCCATGTCCGGATCCACGGTGACGATCGTCCCGGCGGGCCGGAGCTTCTGGAGGACGCGCACGAGGGCGTTCTCCTCGCGCGGGAAGTCGTAGATGTGCTCCGGCGTGGAGGCGTAGTCCTTGCGGGGCCGTACAACGATCTCGGAGCGCGTGAGGGTGTTCGTCCGGCCGACCTGGATCGTGCCCTCCACCTTGTTCCAGGTGGAGGTGGAGGAGAAGGAGTTCCAGGTGGGGTACAGGGTCTGGGTCTCGTCCCAGGTGTTCGGCGTGGCGCTCACAACGTCGCCGTACGCGTCCAGGAGCTGCCAGGACTCGTAGATGTCCACCGGAGCCTGCACGATGGCCTGAGCGGCCTGCTGGAGGCCCGGAATGGTGCCTCCCATGGAGATGGCCTTGGCCAGGTCCGCGATCCGCTCGCGGTACGAGGCGTCGGCCGCCTTGATCGAGTCCCACTCGTCCGGCGTGGCGACGTCGTCCATGGGGTTGATCGGGAGAACTTCCTGCTGTGACCGCAGAGCACCGAAGATTGCTCCGTAGAAGCGGTCCAGATCGAAGAAGTTTGCGCCGTAGAGGGCCGACTCCAGCCGGGTCACCATGGTGCGCTTGCGGAGCTGTCCGGCGCCCGCGTCCCCGAGCAGCACCTTGAGCAGGCGCACGAGAGCCGAGGTCTCCCGCAGGTCGTACAGGTCTTCCGGGAAGTTCCGGAGCTGCTGCATGGTCGGAGCGTCCGGCAGCAGCATGTTCGTGGCGCGCTCGACGCCGGTGACCTGGGGACCGGCCGGGTCCGACTGGAGCGGGATGATTCCGGTCGGGGTGACGGCCGAGGTGTCGAAGAAGCTCGTCGACTGCTCGAAGATCGGGGTCGTCATCAGTAGCTCCCGAAGCTGTTCTGGGCCTTCTGGGCGTAGATACCGCCGCCGAACTGCGGGACCTCGGAGTCGGTGAAGTTGACGTCCTTCGGGCGCCCGGTGGCATCCACGTACGACGTCTGCACGGTCCCGGCCGTGGTGAGGCGCTGGATGCCCACCGCGAAGTTGTTCGTGGTGGGGAAGGTCCAGGTCGGGTAGTCCGCGCCGTTGAGGAAGCGGACGTTGTCCACGCCGGGCACATTGTGGACCACCTGGAGGACGTCGGAGACCTGCACCACGGCCGACAGGCCCAGCGAGTTGAGCCAGCCGGACAGGGCCGAGTTGACCGCCTGGTTGACCTGCGGCGGGTAGGCGTTGCGGTCGTACATCATCGCGAAGGAGAAGCGCAGGAGCGCGCTGGTGGCCTGGTGGGCGCGTACGTCGGTACCGGCCAGGCGCCAGGAGTCCAGTTCCTTCTGTACGGCCGTGGGGACATCGTTGTAGGTGTACGCCCCGTCCACGCCGAGGGTGAAGACCGAGTTGTTCGCCGGGAGGGTCCCGGCGTTCCACTCCAGCCCGAACTGGGACATGGGGGTCCAGCCGTTCGAGGTGTTGTCGTGGACGATCTGGTAGGCGTACGTGACGCCGCCGGAGACGGTACCCATGGGGTTGGCCGCCGTGGCGAGGCCGTACGTGGTGGAGGCGATCGTGATCGTCGGGGAGACGGTGAGGATCGGTCCGTACGCCAGCGGGATGAACACGTTGCTCAGCGTCGGGTTGGTGCCGTCCGGCCGCACGAAGTTCGTCCGGTTCATGGCGCCGGAGGACGTGAAGACCTTGGTGTTGCGGAAGACCATGGACTGCTGGGCGGCCACAGCCCTGCTGCCTGCACACCAGACGTCGACCCGGTTCAGGATCCCGTTCGCCGGATCCGAGCGGGAGGCGATCGGGGTGTACTGGTACTCCAGGTCGGCGATCGTGCCGTCCGGGATCGCCGTGGTGCTCAGGATGGTCACCGTCGGCGGGGTGGTGGCCGTGAAGGTGTAGTCGTGGCCGTTCACGTAGACATCGCCGTTGTCGATGTCCTGGCCCAGGAACACCGGGGTGCCGAAGACGTACTTGGCGTCGTTCACGGTGGAGGTGGCCCCGCCGGAGACCACCTGGACCTGCTCGCGGATCGACTTGGTGGCCGTGACCACCTGGGCCGCGAAGCAGTCCTCGTCGTTCAGCGCGACACCGAGGAACATGTCCTCGGTACCGGCCATGTTCCGGAAGACCGTGGCCTTCCAGCGGGCCCGCAGCGCGGTGTCCGTCTCCTGGTCCACACCGCCGGTGGTGGCCGCCGTGTTCGTCACCGAGGCGATGCCCTGGATCGGCGAGGACATGTTGGTGATCAGGTTCGGGCCGATGTTGCCCTCGGGGCCCGCGTCCACCGCCTGGATCGGCACGGTGACCGAGAGGGTGCCGACGTTCATGGTGGCGCCGGTGACCGTCTGGAAGATGATCCCGGTGTCCGTGGACGAGGTGATCTGGAAGTTGATCGGGATGAACACGATCGCGTCCGTGTTCTCTGAGCCCCGGGTGAAGGTGACCGTGCCGGTGGCCCGCTTGGCCGGAAGCCTCGCGATGCCGAAGAGCTGGCAGAAGGCGTCCAGGTCCGCATCGATCTTGGAGTCGATGTCGTACGTGTACGTCAGGAGGCTGTTCTCCAGGTACGCGTCCGCGATCGATCCGGCCACCGCGTCCAGGATCTTGGCGGCCGGGGTCCCTACGGAGGTGTCCAGCTCCGGCATGGAGGCGGCCAGGGCCGACTTCATCTGGGAGGCGATGTCCGCCTGAGTGGTCGCCATGGATCAGCTCACCGTCCTGGAGATCGTCATCGTCTGACCGGCCATCGTCGTGAGGTTGATCAAGACCGTCACAGTGTCGAACAGCACCGTGACGTCCACCGAGTTGACCGTACGGATGATCTCGGACGTCGTGATGGTGTGCTGCTGGTTGTTCAGGGACGCCGCTTCGAGGCGCTGCTGCTGGTTGGTGATGTACTGCTGGAGGACCCGGTTCACCTCGGCCTGGATGAGCATCGGGGTGTCGCCGGTGATGGGGGTACCGACGTACTTCAGGAGCACCGAGCCCCAGCCGGAGTGGTAGGGGTCGAGTCCGTACTCCTCGCCCAGGCACAGCGCGATGTCCTGCCGGATCTTGGCGGGTCCTTCGAGCGTTTGGAGCCCGCCGGGGCCCAGGACCAGGTCTCCGCCGGACAGGGCCAGCGTCTTCATCGGCCACCTCCTCACCCCTTCAGCGGCGAGGAGGTGGGCCGGACATCAGCTCAGCTTCGAGTACCGGAAGTGGAAGAGCACGCGGGCGACGGTGTTCGATCCGAAGTCGAAGATCTTCAGAGTCCCGTCCGTGCCGACCGCCACGTTGCCCACCACGCCATTGCCGATCATGGTGGTGAAGTACTTCGTCACCGGCGGGGCGAAGCCCGAGTCCATGGTGAACATCAGGTCGCCGGAGGCCACGGAGCCCGGCGGGATCGCCCGTCCCTCGATCGTGACGGTGTTGTCGTAGTTCAGCTTGTAGCGGGGCCGTGTGCCGGTCGTCCAGGGCGTCCAGCCGGTCTCCAGGACCGCGTCGTGCCAGACCTCCGGGGTGACCGTGGCGGCCGTCGTCTGGTCGTCCAGGACCCCCCTGGCGTCCAGGATCGAGATGATCTGCTGGACCGCCGGGGTGATCTGCGCCTTGGAGCCGGTGACCGCCGGGACGGTACCGGCGGTCGTGTCGTCCTGGATGAGCCCGAGGCCCTTCAGGAGGGTCGCAAGCCGCAGGAGGTCCGGGTCCATCGTGGAGAAGTTCCCGGTGAACTTGGGGGCCTCGGTGTCGGTCACCTTCGCCGACAGGGCCCAGTGCCCCAGTGAACGGTCGATGATCCAGCGGTCCCCCACCTGGGGCCACGCGGTCTCCCCGCGCTTGTTCAGGCCCAGCTCGTAGTAGCTGGAGTTCAGGTCGACGTCCCTGGCCACGCAGATGTTCTTGTCCGGGTGAACCTCCTTGATCTCCACCAGGACGAAGGCGAAGCCGGTTCCCGAGGATCCCGTCTGCTGCCGCTTGGCCATGACCGACTGGTACACGTCAGACCTCGATCCACTTGCCGTCACGAACGAAACCGTGCGTGCCGCAGCAGGGCCACAGGAGGCTCGGCTCCATGTGGAGGGGCTCCCGGGACACCAGCTCGTGCTCACGGGTTCCCTGAGCCATCCAGCGGCCCTGAGAGGGGCACCAGTGCCAGAACCAGGGGTTGGGGTCGTCCGGGTCGGCCACGAACCCATCGCCCGGCCACCCATAGGAGATGTCCGGTGTGAGGTCGTACAGCTCCATCCACCAGTGGCACCACTCGGTCGGTGGCGTGGAGTGGTCTTTCGCGCCCATGATCACCCTCCGATCAGACCGCCTGCGCGGGGCAGGCCGATCAGGACGTCCGCCGCGTTGCCGGTGTCCGAGAGCCGGGCCGGGGCGGAGATGTTCACGCTGGTGTTGAAGTAACCGTCGTCGCCGAACTGGAAGGAGTGGGTCACCGAGTTGACGTAGCCCTGGAAGCTGAAGGCCGGGATCTGGAGCAGCATGCCGGGGTACAGCTCCGGCATGAACGTCAGGGGCACGTCGGCGTTGTACTGGTAGGCCCACTGCCGCATGAAGTAGTAGATCGAGGCGAAGAACTGGGCCGAGGGTCCCACGAGGTTCGGGAGCTGCTGGAAGTCCGGCCGGGCCCCGAAGCGCTGGTAGATCCACTTGGCGAACTCGGCGGCCGAGGTCTCCGTGGCGTCGATTTTAAAAAGCGCGTACATCAGGGCCGGGATGTCGATCGAGGCGATACCCCGGGTGTAGCTGAGGTTCTGCGCGACGACGAGGGGGTCCAGCGCAGCGTTCACGAGGGACGATACCTGGCCAGTGGCCAGATTCAGGCCGTTCTGGCCAGCACCGCCCTGAGGAGTGGTCGCGACGAACTGATGGGTCACGAAGAAGCTGTCGTCCCAGGTGACCGAGAAGTCCCTCACCTCGATCGGCTGGACGACCATCTTGGCCGCCGTCCCCCACAGGCCGTAATAGTCCGGGAACCAGGAGATCAGGTCCCCGTTCGGGGCCGAGCAGAACGAGCGCATGGTGGCGCTGAAGAGGTTCTTCAGGTACGGCAGCAGGGGCTGATCATTCAGCAGGCTCTTGATGCCGGTCAGGGACTGGCTGAGGATGTAGCCGGTGTCGTTCTTCTGGCTCGCGACCGGCTGCCACGCGGTGTCCCCGAAGAGCTTGTCGAAGGGGTCGTTGGCGTTGTAGCCCGGCGTGGTGGAGTACGGGTCGGTGTAGATCACCGCGTCCGAGGCACCGGCGCCCGGGGTGTCGGTGACCGCTCCTCCCCCGGCGTCGCCGTCGCCCATGCCGAGCTTGCCGTAGTCGATCCGGGGCACCAGGGCACCCGTCGTCCAGTAACTGGCCGAGGTGGCCTGGATGGACGCGAAGGTGCCCGTACGGTGCGCTCCCACGGCGTGCTTGCCGTCACCGATGCTCATCTCGACGTGGTGGGGCGGCGAGCCCTTGAAGAGCAGGGCCCCCGGAGTCTTCATCGCCGTGGCGACATCGATCTTCCGGCAGAACGGGAGCTGGGTCGTGGTGGTGCGCGGGAAGTTGTAGAGGCCGCCGAGGGTCCGCAGCACCACCGCCTGGATGAACGACGAGCAGTCCAGTCCCGGGGGCGGGTTCTTGCTGATGACCGCGAGCTGGGTCCCGCCGTACTTCTGGGTGTACGGGATGTTCGGGTAGGTGGTGACGAGATCCTTAGCCACCTGAATGAACTGCTTGTTCGTCGCGGTGCCGGTCGCCTTGGTGGAGGGCTTGCCGGAGGTCACGATGTCCGAGGTGCCGCCGGACTTGGCCATGTCGTTGACCATGGCCGTGGCAGCGGGCTCGTGCTTGGCGTACGCGTCCGGGTAGGCCGAGCGCTGGACGGCCTGGCAGGCCTTGGCCTTCGGCATCTTGTCGTGGTTGGGCACGTTGAAGAGCACCGAGAAGAACTTCTTGGCCGCGTACGTCGGGTCCATGCACTGGGACTTCGTGCCCCAGCCCTGGGAGGGGCGCTGCTGGAAGAGGCCGACGGAGTCCCGGTCGCCGTGGTCCAGGTTGACGAGGCCGGACTCCTGCATCGCGGTCATGATCGCGATGATCTGGTCGTTCTTCGTGGCTCCTACGGAGCGACCGGCGTTGTAGATCTTGACCGCGTTGGAGAGCTGCTCCTTGGAGTTGTAGCCCCCGTAGGTGCCCTTCAGGCCCGAGGTGTCGGCCACCTCTCCCCCGGTCGTCCCGCCAACCGATCCAGCCCCTCCGAGGGACTGGAAGAACTGCTGGGCGAGGTCGTCGGACTCCTGGGCGGTCTTGTCCACCTGCTTGGCGATCTTGTAGGCGACCTTGAACCAGTCGTCCGGGATCTTGGCGATGTGGACCTTGGACTCCGGCCAGCCGACGACCTCCTTGAGCACGGTCAGGACCACGTTGGTCATGCCGCCGTCGTTGGTCTTGCCGGTGCCGGATGCCGCCGCCAGGGCGTTCATGATCATCTGCTGGGTGTAGGCCGACTCCGGGTCCCAGTACCAGTACTGGAGCCGCTTCAGGGAGCACGAGGCCGTCAGGTCCACACTTCGGGGCCATGCCGTCAGCAGCGGGACCTGGTTGAGGTACCCGGTGAACACCCGCAGCCAGGTCACCCGCTTCATGAGCACGGTGATCCGGTCGTTCGGAGTGAAGACCTGGTCGTACTTGCGCCGGGGATTGAGCAGGCTGAAGGAGAAGTCGGAGACGCCGTCCACACGCCGGGTGAGCTGCCCCTTGATCAGGTCGTCCGAGACGTCCAGGGTCTGCACCTTGCGGTTGCCCAGCGGGTTGCCGCCGGTCTCGATGTAGACCTTGATCTGCGGCGCGTAGATGAAGCTGCTCACGTCAGTTCCTCACCGGCCCCAGGGGCACGTTGGTGTTCGGGCCCTGGCCCGGCTTGTACGGGATGCCGCCCCAGTCGGAGTTGACGTCGCCCGCGTCGGAGCCGCCGCTCGTGCCGTTGTTGATGATGTCCTGGATGTCCTGGATCGAGGTCACCTTGTCGAAGGAGTCGTCGTCCGGCACCTGGGAGCCGGAGAGCTGGATCCCGCTCGGGTAGAAGTACGCGAGCTGCGGGGAGGTCTCCAGGGCACCCTGCTGGAAGACGAAGTAGGACACCCAGTCATACGAGCCCGGGGTGTCGCCGAGGGACTGGTCCACGTGGGTCTCGAAGACCACCCGGGGTGTCCAGACCATCGAGCCGACGTGGTCTCCCCACTCGATCCCGGAGATCGGCACTCCCCAGCGCGTGAACCGGCGCACCGAGCAGATGACCTTCATCGTGGGGAACTTCGAGACGCTCAGGCCCGGGTCCTGGATGCGCTTGATGTAGTCCCCGAGGAAGTTCGAGAAGGCCGCGCGCTCGGCGTATCCCTTGATGATCGGGACGACCGAGAAGGGGATCGAGGAGACCTGGTGCGGGTAGTACGCCCGCCGGGTCCGCGCCTGGGCCTCGTCGGCGACCATGCGGGACCCGTAGGCGATCTCCTGCGCCCGTACGGAGAACGCGTAGGTCTTCCCCTGGTACGAGTAGCTCAGCGTGCAGTTCAGACCGGCTCGGGGCATCTCAGAGCCCCTCGTCGTAGCGGACGACCGGGTCCTCCGGGCGGTCCGGGGCGAAGGTGGGCACCGCGATCCGGGCGTGGTCGGCCACGGACAGGTCGAAGAACAGGCCCGTGGTGGTGAAGGCGAAGCCGTCCATCGGGACGATGGCCGGGTTGTCCTCGGTGAGGGGCTGCGGGAGGGAGATCGGGACGTCCGCTCCCCAGTGCACCGGCTCGCTCATGGTGCCGTCCCTTCAGTGCCGTTGTCGGTGCGGTCCAGGGTCTCGTTCGGGATCGCGTCCTCGTGGTCCTTGCGGAACTCCTTCTCCCACTGGGCGCTGGGGGTGGAACCGCCGTTGTAGGCGGTGAATTTCCAGCCGATGCCCTGCGAGATCCGGGAGATGTAGGCGTCGACAGCTTTTGCCTTCGCCTGGTCCAGCACGCCGTTGGAGGATCCCGCCTTGGTGAGACCCGTGGTGCCCTCCTGGACCGGGAAGAGCACCAGGACGTACTGGTAGTTCGATCTTGCCACGCGATGGACTACACCGGCAGATCCGTCTCCCGCCGGATCGATGATCGCCTTGATGTAGCACTGGAAGCGCAGGCCCTTCGGGGAGTACACGAAGGTCGCGGGCTTCAGGAAGAAGTTCCCCTTCCCGGAGGACGAGCCGGGCACGTTCGAGCCCGCGCTCTGGAGCATCTGGAAGGCCTGGACGCGCTGGAAGAAGTCCACGGCCATCTTCCAGGACACACCGTCGTGCTCGGCCCCGTTCCTGCCCTTGCCGAACCGGTGGGACTCGCCGATGGAGCCCCGGATCGTCACGTCCGAGATCGAGGACCCCAGGACCTGGATCACACGGCCCCCGACCGTGTTGATCACCGAGGTGTGCACCTTGACGTTGTAGTCGATGGCCTCTGGATCGATCCGGAACGTCAGGCCGGGACCGTCTGCGAAGCCGAGGGTAGCCAGTCCCATGCCGTCACCTGTTCGCGTTCCAGTTGTAGTAGTTCAGGGGCGGGGCGCCCTCTCCGTTCGCCCCTGCGATGCCGGTTGCCGAGGAGACCTTGAAAAGCTGCTTGGCCGCGTCGGAGAGGTCGATGACGACCTTGCCGTTCGCCCCCGTTCCGGTGCCCTTGGCCGTGTCGCTGGGGTGGTCCTTCAGCCAGCTCTTGAGGGACTCCCCGGACTTGTCCTTGGACTTGGAGGCCTCGCTGGTCCAGTTCGCGCCGGTGTTGACCGCTCCGGCGCCCAGGACGTCCGCGACCGTCTTGCCCTTCTTGTCGCCGGAGACGATCTTCGCAGAGCCGGAGGACAGCTCGTTGGGGTGGTTCTTGATCGCGTCTTCGAGGGAGACCACCCGCTCGCCCTGGGAGGTGTGGATGATGACCTTGGTGTCGCCGTTGTTCACCGAGGAGAGCAGGTTCTCCAGGACCGGGTTGCGCATCCCGCTCCTCTTGACCTGGTCCTTGTAGGTCTTCATGGCGTCGGAGTCGCCCTTGTCGGTGCCGACGTCGTCCACGATTCCGGCGGTGACCGTCTCCAGGATCGAGCCGCCGATCTTGGCCCCTATCGAGGAGCCTCCGTCGTGCTTGGTGGAGAAGTCCTTGATGAATCCGGAACGGTCGCCCTGCTTGGCCGCCTCCTTGGCCGACAGGGGCTTGTTCTGCTTCGAGGTGTTCTGGGCGTTGGCCAGGTCCCCGTTGTTGCCCGCCATGAGGCTGAAGGCGTACGCCAGGGCCTTCTGGGGGTCGTCGGTCTGGATGATCCCGAAGGCCGCGAGCTGGCTCTGGATGACGGAGATGTTGTGGTTCGGGAAGGCCGTGAGGAACTCCGGCACGATGGACAGGGCCGCGTCGGAGTCGAGCGTCCCTCCCAGTGCCTGGGCCTTCTGCCGGACCCAGTTGACCTCGTCCTGGGTGAAGATCTGCGAGAGCACCGAGAGGTTCTGACCTGCTCGGGCCTGGGCCGCCGCGAGCGGGTTGGTGGTCTGCATCGCGGTGTACTGGTTGTAGGTCATCCCCATCTGCGAGGACGCCATGTAGGTGTACTGCTGGGACATCTGGCCGGACAGGTCGACATCCTGAAACGAGCGGCCCAGGGAGGTCTTGCCCATCTGGATGTTGGCGGCCGTGTTCACCGAACCGGCGCCGTAGCCCGCCTGGACTCCCTCGGTCACCAGGCCCATGAGCTGCTTGCGGGCCATCTGGGCGTTGACGCCCGCCTTCCCGGCGGTGTCCGAGACGTCCTTCAGAGCGCCCTGGAGCGTCTTCAGGCTCAGGGTGGAGTTCTTGGACACGACCTCCAGCTCCTGGAGGCTCTCGGCCACCGAGGCACCGTAGGAGGTCTTGCCGTGGTAGATGAAGTTCAGGGCGTCCTGGCGTCCTCCCTGGCGGGAGAACCGGTCGTCCACGATGCCGTTGTACCCGAGCCGGGTGACACCCTTGAAGGCCTGGCGGGCCTCCTGGTCGGAGAACATGGCGGAAGTGGAGGCGACGTACGCCTCCTCGTGGAAGCGCTCCGCGAAGCCGCCGAAGTTCGAGCCGCCGTTGACGTTCTGGTAGTACTCGTTCTTGTTCCGCTGGCTCTTGACCTCGCCGAAGGCCTTGTCGATCAGGCCGACACCGGGAACGTTCTTGCGGATCCATCCGCCGATACCGGAGTTCATGCCCCACAGGTGGCCCCCGCCGCCTCCGGCCGCGTGGTTCGCCCCGTGGTTCAGGCCTCCGCCGCCTCCACCGCCACCGGCAGCTCCGTAGGGGCCGTACGGGCCGTAGGGACCGTGCGGGGAGTTCGGGCCGCCGAAGTACAGCGGGTTCGGGGGCATACCGGCGGGACCCATGCCGTACGGGCC